AAATATGTTGCCAATACCAATTTCACATTTCAAAAAACATCAATAAAAATCACTACTGATATATTTAACAACATCACATCATCACATCAATTATATATTAATATTGATAAAATCCAAATTCAAGCTGCATTGAAATGGGGATCGGATAATATAGACATATTAGCAGAAATGCCAACGACGCAATGTCAAGATATATTAGAATCTGTTCCAAAGGAGTTAGTTAATGAAATTATGCCAGGTACTAAATTGAATGGGCAAACCAAATGGAACGTACATATTGCTTTTGACATGCCTCATAGAATCAATCCAATTGTTGGAATAAAATTCAACAATGGATGCAAGGTTATAAATGTCCCGGAATCTATTGATATTAAAAATATCAAAAAACCTTTCCCACGACAAATATATACTAGTACCAAATTGTTGAAAACAATCATGAGCGGCCCTGGAACACCTAACTGGATTCCATTAACATTAGTATCGCCGTTCATCCCAGTAGCAATTAAAACACTGGAAGATCCAGGATTTATGGGACATCGAGGTTTTTTAATTCAAGCGCTGGAAAATTCATTGATACAAGATATTCAAACAGGAAAATTGGTGAGAGGTGGAAGTACTATCACCATGCAATTAGCCAAAAATTTATGGCTCAATCGCAATAAAAATCTCTCCAGGAAATTACAAGAATTAATATTAACTATTTATCTCGAACAAAATTTAAACAAAGACACTATATTAGAATATTATATGAATATAGTTGAATTCGGACCAAATATTTATGGAATTAAAGACGCCAGTCATTATTATTTCAATAAACACCCGGCTAATTTATCATTAAGTCAGTCATTATTTTTAGCATCTATTTTGCCAAAACCAAATGGATCATATTTTGACATTAATGGCATTTTAACTAATGCAAGAATACTATTCATCCGTAGAATAATGAAATCTTTGCTTGATAAAAACCTGATTTCAGAATTTGAATATGAAAAAGGAATCCGTGAAACACCTGCCTTTAAACAGGCATCTACAGGAAATGATGATATATATCCAACAATGACTTCAGATGATGGTATTGATCCAGCAGCATGGCATCAATAATGCTCAATATCAGATGCTTCATAGGAGATTTGCGCAGTTGTCCTACGTGATTCAGGCAACAAATCAACAACTGCTTTATCATATTCGGACCGATTAGTTATATCAACTGATAAAGCTCTAGAAGAAGTTAAATATCGATTAAATTTCAGAGTTAACTGCGTTTTCAACATAAACCAAGCAATTTACTAAGAAGCTAACTTTTGTTCATATGTCAATAAAGAACGGACTGTTCGCTCCAGGCCTTCAGTGAAATATATATCAGGGGTCCACCCCATATTTTTCATCAAAGAACCATCTAATGCATATCGCATATCATGCTTTGGACGCGATGGATGATAATCCACCATAGTATAATCCAGTTCTTTCCCGAGAATAGTGGCTACCGATAGAGCAACATCTAAATTAGATATTTCTTCAATACCTGTTATATTATATTTACCAATCAAATCTGTCCCATCTAAACAAGAACCTTTATTAAGTAAAAAATGAACTGCAGAAGCAACATTTTGAACATATAAATAATATCGAGAGCTGGATCGCGTCCGAGTGGAATCGGAATGGATTTGTATTGTCTCCCCACGCAAAATTTTTCGAACTAATAATGGAATAAATTTTTCAGAATGTTGACGTTCCCCAAATACGTTGGTTGTATGAGTCACTAAAATAGGTAATCCATAAGTATTGGCATAAGCCGTACATAAAGCCTCCGAGCCCGCTTTAGAAGCCGCATATGGATTATTAGGATTAAATCTATCCCATTCTTTGAATAACCGAGATTCTGGTGCCGGCCCAAATACTTCATCAGTAGAAAACACGACAATTTTTCCATCATTACGCAGAGCTCGCAACATATTTTGACGAAAAAAATCAAGCAAGTGAGCGGTTCCGACGACGTTATCCAATAGGAACCCAACAGGATCTTCAATACTCCTATCAACATGCGATCCAGCAGCAAAATGCACAACATGATCAAAGGGGGTTGAATATACAGACCCACGATTAGTTAGAATCTTATCAGCAATTCCTTGATTAATCGATGCTCTTAAATCGTGATGGATGAACTGGACTCGGTTACAATGTTTGGTCCAAGTTTCCATTTCACTCAGACGATTCAAATCACCTGAAGAATCGAGCCTATCCATACATACTACGTTCCAATCGGTGACTCTCAAAATATAATCAATAAAATGATGTCCAATAAATCCAGCACCACCAGTCACAAGGATCTTAGTCATTTAAATATTTTCCTTCGATATAACTATCGGATCAGGAATAGGAACGATGAATTTTCCACCATTTTCTAGATATGCTCGATGATTCCGAATGATTGATTCAGCAAAATTCCAAGCTAAAATCACTACGTAATCAGGTTGTCGTTCATAAATAGCTTGTGGAGAAAGAACAGGAATAAATTTCCCGGGAGTAAATAAACCTTGTTTTAAAGGTGCGTCTTCTACTATGAAATCAATTACCGAATTATCAAGATCAAATTGATGCATTAATGTTGTGACTTTAGCTGGAGCACCATAACCAGCAATTTTATTGCCAACTGATTGAAAACTGGAAAGCAGTTTTCTAAGATTATTCTTTAATTTTGTTACTTTCCAACTCAAACGACATATCGGGTTTATTGAATCTTTAGAAGGATTTTGTGGAGTCCATAGTCCCAAATCCGATTCTTTAGTTAATAAATCAAGCATGGCTGGAGATTCAACTCTATCTGATCTCCCGACAAATGCGCGCAACGTACCACCATGATTCCGATTAATAGTGGCATCAAATAGTTTCAGTCCAAATCGTTGGAAGAACGGAACAAATGAACCAATATGATGATAATCTAAATGCTCATGATAAACAGTATCAAACAGAGTTTGATCAATAACAGCAGGCAAATAAGATACTTCGAAAACGAATACACCATCATTAGCTAATAAGATAGATATTCCTTTAACAATATCTATAAGATTATCAATATGAGCAAATACATTATTGGCAACAATTAGCTTAGCAGGCCCATGTTGTTCAAGGATTTTTGATGCTAGTCTTTCCGAGAAAAATTCCGGAATAGTCTGAATCCCGGAATCATTAGCTACTTCAGCAATATTGATTGCAGGATCCACTCCAATACCACGTACACCGTTATCTACGATTGCACGTAAAAATGTTCCGTCATTACTGCCAATTTCAACAACCAAATCATTAAGTTGAACACTGTAATCACGAATTAAATCAATTGCATAATTACGGAAATGTTCAATATTAACTGGAGATGTTCCCGATACGTACAAATATTTACGGAACAATCGCTCAGGATTAACAACAACCGGTAATTGAACATGGCCGCATCTATGACATGTATTAAGACGTAATGGATAAATATCTTGGATTTGTCCGGATTGAACAAATTCGGAAGTAACAAATTCATTTGCTAATGGAGTAGGAATTAATTCAAATGCGGTAGTTGTATCGCCACCGCATAAACGACAATCCTGTCGAACGTAGAAATCAGAAGCCATATTTTACTCCGTGGAATTAAATTGACTTTACTAAACTATCATCCAAGACTTTAATATATCCACCACCACATATAGGACAACAATTTTTGAGATACCCGGACAAATCACATCGATCCCCAATCCATCCACAACCTGATCCATCTTTATCCGATGGAACAAATCCATAATGCCCATAACATTGGACATTAATAGACTTAATTTTCAAATGCGTCGCAAGTTCATTCTCAATCTTCTGACATATTATCAACCATGAATGTTGATAAGCGAGTTCCGAAGCGCGTTGATTTACAGATTCTCTAAAAGAAGAATCTAACAATGCTTGGATGACAGTATCAGAAAATTGTTTGATATTATATTTGACTGGAATTGGAGTTATTGGAATATGGTTTCCATAAATATATGGGAGCGCATCAATAGCTGTTGTTATAGGGCATGATCGAGCTGCACAACCTTCCATTAATGTAATTGAAAATCCTTCAGTCCACATGACAGTATCACATGAATATGCCATAACTTCAGATTTAGCAATTTCTTCACAGATTTGAGATTTACTGACAGAATCTACAATTTCAACATCATATTGTTGAAGCCTATTCAATGCTTCAACAATATAATATGCGCGATGTCGTTGTTCTTCAACATCATAATAAATATTGGATTCTGTTCCCGTAAAATGGTTTATCCAAGGCTTTAAACGATAGAAAACTCGAAGATGAGCATGCGGAACTGCTTTCTTGATTTTCGGCCATTCCTGAAGAAGCCAGTGGAGACCACGATCGGGAGAAGATGCCCAGATCACTCGACCAGGAACTTTTTGGATTCCAGATTCAAAAAGTGCATCATATCGTTCTGGATCACATCCGTCCGGAATAACAACCCATCGTATATTATTATGTTCACCATTAATTTGTTGTAATCGCTCCAAATGTGGAACTGAAGGACTAATCATTAAATCATTGAATTGACTATAACCCGCTGCACAATGATCGAGATTATTGTTTTGAAAACTAGTGACTCTAAAAACAGTATTAGGTATGTTTTTGAATATCTCAGGATCATTCCAAGAAAAAATGACATCATAATTCTGCGAATCCCCTACTAAACCATCATAATCATGACACATTATTTTATGCCATTTAGAAGGCATAACTCCGAGAGCTAATGTATATATATGAACATCATGTCCAAAATCAGCAAATACCTCAGCAACTCTAAAAAATGCGTATTCAGATCCGGTTAATCCACGTGGATCATCCCATATATTGGAAAAATTAAACCCCATTTTCCCAGGAATTAATCCATACGGACTATAAACAAAAGCAATTCGCAAAGTCTCCTACTTTACTATAGGAACATACAAACTATGCGAAACATTACTCACGTGATAAAGATCCGTGGCTACTTCCATGTAACCTCCAATATCCATCAATAACAACTGGCGGATTTCATCAACAATCGTGGAGCGTCTGAAAACGTGATTTTCAACCAAAATTTTTGGATGGCATCGTGTGATTAGATTCTTACTATTCTGTAGAATCTCAACTTCAGCACCTTCAACATCCATCTTTATCCAATCAATCACAGCTCCGGATAATTCTCTATCAGCCCAATCATCTAATCGTTCAACATAAATTTCTGAGCCTGATCGAGTCTCTGAAAATGTTTGATTATCAACATTCAGATAACCAGCAGCAGCATATAATCCAGTCTGATAAATTTTGCATTTATCAGACCAACCATTGAGTTCCAAATTTCGACTCAAAATTTCGAATTCAGTTTCTTCACCAATCGGCCCTTGTGGAGCCCAGGCCCATACAAATGCAGCTCCTTGACTGAGAGCTGTTAAAGTATATGATCCAAAACAAGCACCGATATCTAAAATCTTTTCCCCTGTTTGAATATTCCAAAATTTGTTGCGAACGTCTTGTTCATCTTCAAACGTATACCAAGTCGGATGAAGAGGATATCGTTCTTCACAATATATTTGGAATGTTTGGTCTTTAAACGAATGATTACGAATCATTTGGATCTCATCTCATTTATTGAATATGAATTTATCGGATTTATATAATTTTGTGCTCGTTTAGATTCCCAGATTGAATTGTTGGATTCAATGGGTCGAAGGCGTTTGCAATGAGGAAAAATGGATCTAGGATTAACGATATGTGCTACGTTATGTGGCACATTAAAAAATGTTAACTGACGTTGAGTAAAAAGCCGATCTGCTAAATCAGAATCTTGATATCCATGTGATCCGTCTAAATCTTCGTCCCATCCATTAACAGAAAGAATATGTTCTAATTTAACACTCTCGTTCTTACCATAAAACAATAAATGATTGATAGGACCATGTGGCATATTTATTTTTGTATCATGTCCGAATGCCAAATCAGCATTCAATTGATCTATACCATCAAATTCTTTAAAAATGCTCCACATTAAATCAGTCAACAAATTGGATTTAATATCGTTAATATAAGTATCAATTCCATCAAATGAATAATTATCATCATTGACACGATATTGAATAGGACGCATCAATGTTGGGAGTTGAACATATCTATGTGGACTCATCACCACTCCATCATTATCAAATGATGAGTGGGTGTTAATATGTTCTGATAGACATGTTGGTGGAAGCCATGTGTAATCAGTCAAAAATAATACGAATTCACAATCCGCTTGGATTAAACCCGCATTGGCATATTTACAAAATGCATTAATAGGGAATGGATTATTGGACGGTTCAATATGTTTGATAGGAAATGAATAATTCCTTGATTCTTCTTCAACGATATCTTTACGATAATCATATAATCCATCAGAGATGATTAATTCAAAATCTGTAAAAGATTGCGATGCTAATCCATGACATAACACATCAAGCCCGCCGACTCGGACAGTCGGCATAATTATCGATATTCGAGGCATGATATATTATACCGATTTCGAACAAGTCATAGTCAATTCATAAAATACTTCGTCACTGTGTATTTTAATACGATTTAAATTCACAAACCCATGAGTCTCAAGGAAAGATATTAGACTGGCTTCAGTAAACCCATGACAATGTTTATCAAATTGTATTAAATCAGGATTCTCTGGAGCATCAAACCAGTTCCCTTGTTCTCCCCAAATAAGTTCACACAATCGAGCATTGGTCGGATCCTCAATAAATCGACGTAAAACAACATCCATATCAACTTCGCCAACCATAAGTACGCCAGTTGGCGAAAGAACCCTTCGCATTTCTTGGATCACTGGAATATGGTAAATTGGAGCAAGATGTAGTAATAAATATCCAGCATAAATTTCATCAGCTGAATTATCTGGAAATGGAATAGGATCAGTACGAGCATCCCAAATAATGTCGCATTTTTTATTAATAAGTGGCCATTCTGGAACCACGTCCAAGTTAATCCATCCTTCACGGATGTTTGTGCCACTAGCTAAATTTAATTTCATTTGGATTTATATAAACTATGCGTTACTGCAGCCGTATATGGAATATTACCGACTTCTTGATAATCCAATTCATTCAAAAATTGTCGGACTTCATCAGCAATACTAGCACGTTTGAAAATATGGTTTTCAACTTGAATGTTTGGTTTATATTTGAGAATGGTGTTGGCAGCTCCCTTCAATACTTCCACTTCAGCGCCTTCGACGTCCAGTTTCATCCAATCTACACGTTGTGAAGTTGAAAGTTCGCGCCCGGCCCATGAATCTAAAGTTTCAACCTTAATAATATTGCCGGCAGTCCTAGCAACAAATTCATCGTCGATAGTCGATTGAATGGTTTGATTAACTGTATGTAAATAACCAACAGAACTATAAAGCCCAGTGTTATATACAATGCATTTGTCTCCCCAACCATTTAGAATGATGGATTTTTGAAGGACTTCCTGTTCAGTTTCACCCGGATGACCTTGAGGAGACCAAGCCCAAACCATGCCGGCTCCTTGAGCCAAGGCTGTTAAAGCATATGATCCGAAAGCCGCTCCGATATCGAGTACATGGGCTCCGGGTTGGATATGCCAAAATGCTTCTTTAATATTAATTTCATCATCAAAACTGGTCCATGAAGCATGATTTGGATAAGTTTCTAAACTCCAAATCTGGAAGGATCCACCTCGAAATGAAATATTGCGAATCATATGCAACTTTCTGGACTATATTTTTGATATATTTGTCTTAGATTATCAGCGTTGTGCAACGCCCATGAATAAATCCGTTCCATTCCAGATTTCACATCTATCGCGGGTTGCCATCCTGTTATAGATGAAAATTCTCGATGATCAGTCACAAATAGTTTATCTTCGTTCAAACGACCAGGACTAGATTTTTTAGATAATGAATGACCGGCTATTGAAGACAACATATTGTAAGCTTCTAAAACCGAAATAGTATTAGGACTCCCACCACCAATATTGAAAACTCGACCAAAAACAGCATCCATACGTGCAAACGATGCAAATACGGCAGAAGCTACATCTGAACAAAATAACATATCACGAGTCTGATATCCGGTACCTTGTATATCAATTGTCCAATCTAATGCAGCAGAGATACAAAACCAAGTTAACCAACCATGTCTAGGCCCATGACATGGTGCATCACCATATAGATTGGAACATCTAAGAACAGTGACCGGTAAGCCATAAGACCGAGCATAAGCCATAGCTAATGCAGATTGAGCCATTTTGGATGCAGCATATGGTTCATCAGGTTCTAAGCGATATCCTTCATGGACACCATGAAAGGATTCAGGCCATTTGTAACGAATCCCATCTAAATAGCAATCAATAGAGTCTGTGACATAAGGTTTTACGCTCGAAAGCATGACAGTTGGAGTATAAATTTTGGATTGACGCATTATATCCAAAATCTTTCGAGTGGATTCGACATTGGACACCCAATCATCGGTGGGATCTAATGAAGAATGTGGAATGCCAGTATGTGCTGCAGCATGCAAAATATAATCATGTGATTGGATTAATTGTATCCAATCCATATTTGACATTGTCTCAATGCGCTCCTTGATAATTTGGATTTTGGATCCATATTGATGAAGAAGACGCGTAGCAGTCCAGACATTCCGAAGCTCTTCACAACTATCAACAATTGTGACAATGGCACCATGTGCCATCACTTCATCTACAAAACGAGAACCGATGACTCCAAGTCCACCGGTGACCAAATATCGATTCATACCAGATATCATGGAATATAGATAGACAATACAGGATTGGAAGTCACTCCATATCAGAAATCTTAGCAGCAATCCTCTCTAAGGGTGAAAGCACAAATGGCAAACCGATATAGATTCGGCCATCTCCTTCATCTCCACCCCATAACATCAATTCATGTGAAGTAAATATAAGGGGGGCCGGAAGATTGGAGGAAAACTGGAATTCGGGCTGAATAGGTTCTGGTTTATGATATGCTAAAGTAATATGGGGTTTATATTCCGGCCATTTATTAGAAAAGTTGATATCATTAGCTATAAATGCGGTGATAAGCGAATCATGTAATTGATGCAACTCTGGTGATTCCACAGGACATATTATTGGGAAACCATCATCAGGATTGGCTGCAAATGAAGCAATCGATTCAATACCAATTACAAATGATTGTTGTTGACATATTACAGAATAGGCAACAACCATAACACGTGCCAATTCTGTAATTGGTACGTTCTTACCTAGATATAATATAGTAATATGCATATCAGAAGCTGATAACTTCTGACCAGGAACATCCAATACTTCTAATAAACGTGCGACTTCATGCGGAACACGTAAACCTAAAAATGCCATGCTGCTAATTATACTAAATTAGCAGCTCAAATATCATGTGAACGGTCGGATTTCTTCTCCAATATCTCGAGCGGCTTGGATTCGATTCTTAGAATCTAGAATAGGACGACCTACAACAATATAATCAGCTCCATCTTTAATTGCATCAGCTGGAGTTGCCACTCGAATCTGATCATTAGTTGCACTGCCAGCCGGACGAACTCCTGGAACAACTAAAACAGCTCCTGTTCCGAGTTTTTGACGTAAAACGTAGACTTCGTGGGGCGAACAAACAAATCCACGAATACCAGCATCCCAAGCTTGCTGGGCTAAATTGAGAGCTAATGAACCTGCGGACGAATTGGTAAGATAAGTATCACGAACATCTTGATCAGATAATGAAGTAAGAACAGTTACAGCAAGCAAAGTTAGATTAGGAGGAGCAGCCTTAACAGCTTCCTCAAGCATTTTTTTCCCACCAGATGCATGCACGGTCAAAAAATCGATATTATGTCTAGAAACTGATTCGACAGCTTTAGCTACAGTATTAGGAATATCATGAAGTTTTAAATCCAGAAATATTTGAAGCCCGAGTTCTGGACCCAACGATAAAATATTGGAATCAGTTGATGTATAAAGTTGCAAACCGATTTTCAGAACACCGACATGTTCGTGTAAATCGGATGCGATGTCCACTGCAGTTCCTGCGTCAGACACATCCAGCGGTAAAATGATTCGTCTATGAGGTCTAATATCCATTTGCATTTCTCCAGTTTCGACATAATTTACATTACAGACAATCTACAATAGCCGAATAAGAAACTGGACCTAGGATCGATATTTAAATATCATCTTGCGATCGTTGACGAGCTTTACCTTTCAATGGTTCCATTGCACCGGCTGGTGGATTGGATAAAAGACCGTCAATAAATTCCACAATTCGTTGGCTAGCGTTGGTTATATCTTCAAATTCAATATTCATGTTTTCGTGTGAATCCGTTATTATTATATCACCCAATCCGACCTCTGTTCTAGTTTCGTCAGAAAACCCCATTCCATATTTACGTTTGAAATATCCGACTTCCAAAACAAACGGGACCTCAGTCCCTTGCATATTAGGATCGCCACCCTTGACTGACCAATCTGAGCGATTATTACCGGATGGGGATTTACTTTTCAATTCTGTGTCATATTCAAGTATGAATAGCAAGCTTCCCGTCAAAGCTTGCTTAATTCCATCGATTTCAGTTACTTTATTCCAAGCTGATGCAGGAGATCGCTCAAATGATACGAATCCGTGACTGCGTTCATGAACAACAGGACCTTTTTCTATCAATTGATAGGGTCCTGGCAGCTTAGTATTCAGGGCTTCAGTAACTTCTTCAGCTAAAGTGGAAGCCAATGAAGAATCATCCGCCAATAGTAAGCGAAATGCAATACGATGCATACAATTAATTAACACATCAAGACATTAAACTAAAGGGCCATCGGAATCATGAATAATATTCAAGCATCCATGAATCGATCTATATCAATATTAAATATATTGATAATTGCCATCAAACAAGCTGATCCGGCCAAAAAGATAAATATTACTAGAGCCATTACTAGAGCATCTGACGGCGATGAAATCAGCAAAAATATTGCATTGAATGCAGTATGCAACGCAGCATATACCAGTGAATTTCTACTTGATATATGGAGTGAAGATAAATCTCATTCAGAAATTAGGAATATATTAAAGGAAGCATCCGAGAATTTGGCACACCAATTGGAATTGGATGTTCATCCGGATAATATGATGGAATTACTATTCAAAGAAGCAGATAGAGGATTAGTTTATTTACCGGTCGAATTAATCCGGGAGTTATATAAATTCGGAAAGGCGATATCAGACATAAAGCACGGAATAATTCGAGCTTCTGAAGCTGAACTAAACATCAAACAATTGTTTGATGTAGCAAGTGATTGGACAGAACAATTAGAAAATAGATGGGGAAAGGATAATAATACTGTATTGGTTCCGATACGACCTCTTTCAAAAATTCCATTTTAATTATCAAATTTTTGTTAGATAATTAAAATTACCTACATATGGACAATGCAGATTCCAAGCACATAAATATTATTCCGGCAATAAAGCACGAACTCAGTGGAGTTCGTGCTGAACTGGAAAAATATAAAACAAATGGAATATCAGAAGAAGAAGCTCAAGATTTAATTAAATGGCTAGAAAACATAGAAGGCATGGTAAAAGCCGCTAGCATAACTAAGCAATCTAGTCCAAAACAATTGGCAAATATTCTCATAGGTATTGCCAATACTGTTGACAGTCAGAATCAACAATGTGCAATGAATAGTCTACGTCATATTGAATATGAATTATTGACTAACAAATAATTTATCTAGATCATATGATCGGAATCTTATCATAGCAGATTCCTTCAGCCCGATGTCATAATCTGATTGTTCAAGAATCAACATAAATAATTCTTGAATATGATTCAAGAATCCAGCGTGGATTTTAGGGGAATTGAACGCATCAAGATGGGATTGGATATATTTTCGTATCGAACATTCGGATTGTTCAACCAGCCTTTGCTCCTCAATCAAACAAAAATGACCGGGAGCCACTAATAATGAGAACATTTCCCTTCGAACTAAACGACTGGCATAATCTACCATCATCTGCTTAGGAAATAATTCCTTGATCGTATTCCAATCAACAGATCGAGATTTAGATTGGGTTGAACATAACCCAACCGAATTCAATACGCCTTTCCCAATAATATTCACATCGCCTCCTATATAATGTATGAGGCCGTTCGGAATGCAAAAATCGAGCCTAGGATCTTAGAACTTTATTATAACAGAGAAAACTTTTTTTGGCTATATTTTTATTACCAAATATGAATCTACGTGCTTCGACGCACGTAGAAAGCCGTTACTATTGTGTCAAATTGGTACCAGATATAATATCAGATAAACTAATATGCTTGAGTTGATTCCTCACAAGCATCAAAATTTTTCCTAATTTATTTTGACCTGTTTTCTGAGCTCCCCAACCCCAATATGAATCTCGTGCAGAATCTTCTATTATGTGTTTCTCCTCTGTTCCAAGGAGAACTTGTGATAAAGCAGGATGTTGACTGAATTTTGCCAACACAATCTCATACATATATAAATCTTTGACTTTCTCTAATACATCCCTAGTAGCATTATTAATATCAAAATTACTATGTTTGGGATTCCGAATACGGACTTGAACACATGAAATATCAAGTTCCCAATCTGCTCGGATTTTATATTCAGGATTCCTTCCGATAGCCGCGGCTTTACCTGGACTAGATGCTTTCACGATTAAATCGAAAATTTTTTCAAAATTTTCGAATTTCATAGCTTGATAAGCATGTTCACTAGTACGCCAGCGTCTACCATAAATACGTACGCTATGATTAGAAAAATTAGAAAAACATCCGTATTCATCAACAGGATTATAAAATAATATCAAATTATTCATCAAATAATCTCTACAGTAAGAACGTTTTGTAATCAATTAGTCTTCAAATTAGACAGATTTGGTCTTTAATATACAATACTATAATATGAAAGCCATAAATGCAAGTGCAGATACATTTGTGGAGGCGTTGGATAACAAAATAACAACCTTCCTACACAAGAATAAAACAGCCATAATAAAAGAATACAGAGAAAAAGCCGGTCGTGGAGTCCCAGATAATGAAGTCAACCAGTTTTTATCGGAACTCGGAGACAGGATTTATGAATCAATAACGTTAGATCCTGCACAACTGGATCGGTTCATAAATTTTTACGCAAATGATGATAAATTACAAAAGTTTGTTTCAGAATCAATTGATTCTTTGAATGTATATCCGAGAGCCGCCGCTTCGCCTGAAAAGATTTCCGGGCTTTTGAAAGCCATGGCAACGCAAATTAATCAATCAGCCACATCTAATAAACTTAAACTCGCCAACAACATCAAAACGATCTTAAACAGCATTATTTAATAAATATTTACTCCGATATTTAATCGAATCATGTTTGGCGTGTTATGCCAAAAAAGCGAATTAATAACAATGATTTGTAATCATGAAACATAATTGGATATGATAATAACATCTTACTAAGTTAGAAAAATTGGCAAGGTGCTATGATCATGTCAATAATAACTGCATCCGATTGGTTCAAATCATTAGATAGTGGAACGAGAAAACATATATTATCATTATTACATATATATAGACAAATGTTATCTAGGAAAAAGGGCGAAGGATTGATACTTCAATTAGTTGCTAAATTAGAAGAAGATCATCAAATTCAAAAAGATATGGACGGAGAAAAATAACTGCATTCCGTCCATATCAACATCGAACTATTGAGGAGCAGGTGGTTGATATCGACCACCTACTGCCGAAAATCCATCACCACATATTCCAGAATAAACTATCAATTCGGATCCAGTCCAAGCTGATGGTCCTTCAGGACATATTCCGGAAGGCATCGTGGAACTATCTGAAATAGTCTCAGCAGTTGACCGATCATATATCGCAACACCATTGGTTGATATAGAATATAAACGGCGTCCATCGTCACTTTGTCGAGACCCGTAAAAGGCATTCAGACTTTCAGGAGCATCCCAAGGAAACCAATAACCACCTTCATAGGATAGACCAGTGCTGCCGCCAGAATAAATATGAACAGAAATCCCATCAGCAAACATTTGAACACCACCAGTTCGTTCGCAGCCTTCATTGAGACATGAAGAATCTTGCCATGTCTCATGAACAGGATCATATAATCCACTATTATATATTCCTGCTGCTTCATTGGTACTACCACCGAAAATCATCAATGAATTGTCTTTCCAAGCCATCCCAGTGTTATAACTAGAAGGAGGAGCATTATCGATTGAAGATTGTATCCATGATGTACTTGAAATATTCGGAAGTTGCTCCATTCCACGATCCAAATAATAACCATCCCAACAGGATGCCAGACCACCATAGGTGAATACACCATATGGCGTAGAAACAGCAGAATGTTGAGCTCGAGGAGAATTCAAATCAGGAAGAGAATTCCAAGAATCAGTAACAGGATCATAAGCCGCCGTGGAAGCTTCTGGAGGAGCATTATAATCGGATGAGGAACATCCACCGAGAATGACATATTTCCCATCAATCGCTGCCGCAGCAGCAACGCCTCGAGGCGTTGGAGCATTGACTGTAGATATCGGAAGCCAAGCTGGTAAGCATTTACCTGTGTCACATGATCTGCCACCAACACAAGCATATCCCACTGCACCACAATTATCGGAATCAGAATTTAAATCCAATGTTTGTCGTGTGGTCCCGACATTCGAATCAGATCCGGACGCCCCGCATGCTGTTAATATAAATAAACCCAATGATATATATAAGAATCGATACATAATGGCCTGCTTTTGGAATGGGTGTCTGAATCCACCGATAGACCAAACGGCCGATACACATGTTGACTTAATGATAGATATAATATAGGATATCTTAACTAGAAATGCGCCAAGCCAATTGTTTACCTGAATGAAACGGCACGATTCCATGGATTTCTTTAGGAACTATCCATGGAATCCGCTCTAAAGTTATAGAACCTTCGTTAAGTGGAAGTCCGTAAAACATCGCTCCAAATGTGGACATGAAATCATTTACTTTATTTAGAGCAAAATTATCATCAAAAATCGGAATTATTGATTCAACGGCACATGGAGCTGAAAAAATACCGGCACATCCAGAAGCACATTCTTTGGATTCGCGAAGATGTGGAGCACTGTCTGAACCAAAGAAAAATTTAGGATCTCCGGACGTAGCAGCACGAATCAATGCTTGCTTATCTTCAATTGTTTTAGCAACAGGTTTACAAAAAGCGTGCGGATTGAGGTTTCCTCCAATCATATCGTCAAGAGTCAAATATAAATGATGAGCCGTAATAGTGGCCGCCACGTTGGATAAACTAGATACGACTTCAACTGCTGCTGCTGTAGTAATATGTTCAAGAACGATTCGGAGTTTAGGAAATGTGGCAGCAATTGTTTGCAGATGGCATAGAAAAACATGTTCTCTGCGAAGAGTTGGAACTCGAGGATCTTCGCCATGTAAGCATAAAACGATATTATTATCTTCCATAGCCTCAAAAATATTAAATAAATCATATATGTTTGATACAGCATCAACATCAGATGAATTATGAGTTACGCCTTCAGGATATAATTTCCCGGCTATTACGTGCGATCCAGAGAGATTGGCGATTTGTTCAGGCGTGGTAGATCGAAGCAATTTAATTGTTAAAAGCGGCTGGAAATCATATTGACCAGTAGCTTCCATAATTTCTCGTTTATAACACACGGCATCACCGGCTTGCCGAATGGGAATTTTAGTATTCGGCATTACCAGAGCCCGAGCAAATACTCGAGCCGTATAAGGTGCTACTTGTTTTAGAAGTTCGCCTTCACGAAAATGTACATGGAAATCATCCGGCCGCCGTATAACTAATTTAGACATAAAAGTTAGTTATACATTACAACAATTCTTACACAACAATCAATCTACATAATTCGATACATATCCCAAGATTGGCATCAGATCTAGAAGAAGCTACAAATATAGTGATGGAAACACGATCACTGAATAATTTCTTAATTTTAATTATCTCTGATTCAGATATTTCGCATAAATCTGGGAGTTGGAAAGTGATTTTTATCTCCATATTCATGCGAATATGAATGGATTTTATTATCATCACATAGTTGTGATTGAATCTGATCTTGAGTAATTTTATTGAATTCCATATTCATGATTTCATAATGTCGCCAATAAGTTCCAGTTTCTCTTCATCAACGGTCATATATGTCCAAGTTGTAATATAGCGTTTCATTGAAGGAATAAAAATTCGTATATTACCTTGAACATCAGCTGGTCCCAGATAATTGGCAAGGACTTTCTTGCCTTTATAGTCAACATAAATCCGTTGATTATAACCTAAATGCCCTCGAGATCCCGAGTCCGCTTTTCCCATAACGGGATCTTACATGCTAGAAAGTGAAATCTACGAACCTATATGTTGCTTAGAAGCGGCGACTTCAAGCAATAGATCCCAAAGCGGGCGACTCTCGTCCATAGATCCATCTTCGGAATCTTCCAGGAAGCTTTCTGGATCAAGTTCGCCAAGATTCAACATTTCAATACCATTAGGAGCGTCCCAGGGGATTCCATCGATAGTGATGTCCAAATCCACATTATCGTTATCCGAAGTCCCGGAAACCGCAATGGTTTTACCCGACGGCGAAATTAAAATGAATTGACCAGAAACAACGCCTTGCGGATGTTCCTGACTAACAGGTTCATATTGAGAGACTTCTGCCTTCTGCACTTTGAACCCAGAAAGATTTTCCATAGCTAAAAATACACGCTGAATATTTTTGGCGACGAGCTTTCGAGAAGGACGTTCGGCATGTTGGATATTATGCGCAAGCTTTCGCAAATAAGAAGAAACATGCTTAGGATCCATGCTGATATGAAATATTAAAAGCTTGGATTAAGAGGAACCATTCATTAGGAGTCATTTGGCCTTTCCGAATATTACATGGTGCGCATGCTGGGCGCAAATTCGATAATATATGAGGCCCACCCAGTTCGAGAGGCTTCACATGATCCCAGTGTTCGAAAGGCCCAGAACAATATGCACATTGACCACCAAAAATGGTTAAACGATCACGCAACATAACTTGAGTGATTTTAATAACTTGAGATCCTTTCTTCCTTGCTCGCCTCCGTTGTTGAGCCTCCAAACGCCTTCCGGGATTATTTTTTGCCCATCTTGCAGCTTTTGCAGCTATTTTCCCTGGGTTATTCAATCTCCATAATTTATCGGCCTGCTTCAAATCAATTAAATGCGAAGCTCTATATGCTCGAGTCTTTTCTAACGTCGGAATTGGATTTTCTTGATAACGCTTTTTCTTATAATCAGAAAAGCAACCTTTGCACATTTTGTTTTTGCATTTTTCCTCGATGGCTTGAGGAACTCTGCATTTATAACAAACAAAGATTGTTATCGTATCTTCCATTACGTAGTAATATCTAAGACAATCATAAAACGCATCAAATTAATAAAGAATTAATCTTACATTCTCGAATGATTAATTTGATAATCTATAATTATTACGTAATGGAAGATATAACAAATAAATTTGATAATTTGATAATCTAATATGTGGAAGATACGAAATAGTTTAAAAACTTTTTGGCCCGACCAGCAGTATTAGTGCCAATCGGGCCAAAAAAGCAAAAGAAAAGGCCAAAGAAAGCCTTCCCTTATATTATCAGCGCGTTACAATCAAACGGACCAAGCCGCGTGGATTATAGGCACCAATCCCAAGATTCTCGAAAATCGAGAATCCTATTGTACGATCTTCCGTATTATCCGCCGAAAGAACAGTGAGTTCCGTCCGGACTGGAATACGGCCGAAATGCTCGGGCTCGCAGCAGCAGTACACAACACCTGCCGGAACCAGTCTGGATACAATGAACTGGGCATTCCAGCCGGTCGCCATCATGCCAGTCTTCCAAAGTGTGGCCTGTGATTCAATATCCAGGACATCACGACCGAACTTCCGGACGTCTGCATAATCACGTGCGTTCATGTAAACGCGCGCAACACGCAAATCATGGAATTCGATTTCAGCGAACGCGTCTGCAAGGACGGCCGGCGAAATCGGAGCAACAACCGGAATATCCGGATTGGTTCCACCTGGAAGACTATCAAAACCATTGATAGCAATGGCGTCCATGATGCTGAAGACGCGATCGTCTTCAGCCGCTTGGATTTGAGCCTTACCAAGATCCTGCATACGCTTCAGAAGGTCGTATCGACGCTCCTTGATCTGCGTGAGAGGAGCTCGCGGCAGGGCCGCAATCTCGAACAACGGGAAAATCACGCGGCGTGGCTTCATAACCGCCGTGATGCTCTCGCCTTCCTCACCAATCACGTATGCCGTGACGTCAGGATCCTTATCATAAATCGGCAGAGCTCCATCAGGAATCTGCTCGACTAAAAAGGTTTTGCGACCAACTGACGAATAATCGCGGCGTTCGCGCAAGGATTGGATCATCGAAGCTGCTAACCGGCGACGGCCAGCATTAGTTCCGATGTGTCTGTCAACAATTTGTTCCCGAATGGTGTTATCAACCACCTGGACGCCGAAGTTATTAGGATTCATGATATTTAGTTCCTTTCCTTCGGCTTAGCCGATGAACGCCAATAAGGCGAACATTTCGGCAGAGGTTGCATCACCGGGTGAAATGACCGTGCCCATACGGGTGCAGTCGGGTTCAGTTCCAGCTAAGGAACCTCCGCTACCGGAAACTCCATCAATCCACTGATTCTCATACGAATCCTGCCAACGATTCGTAAGAAGCCCGTTGACCGATGCATAGAGCTTATCGCCAATAGCATAGGTTAATGCTGTTCCGACAACGCCACTGCCTTTGGTCGTCTGAACTTGAGTTTCATAGACCTTGACGCCGACCGAACCGCCACGAAGGAATGGGCCTTTACCCGAAGCCACACCTGGCGTGTTTTCATTAGCATTACCTAACGAATCATTGATGAATAGCCCGAGAGGTCGAGTACCCACGACGTATGCAGAGCTAACTTGCACTGCACCGCCAACGGTATTCCCACCGATATCGGGGCGAGTAAACGCCACTGAACCACCAAGAACGCCCCTCTTCACTGTTGAAGGAAGAGTGGTCGATCGTGCCGATGTAGTGACAACCACACTCGGATTGCTCTGTGAAAACCCGTCCGCCGCAAGATTAAGGATAGTATCCTTAATTAGGGAGTACAGGATCCGGAGCGCACCTTGATTACCGCGGAAGTCCGCAGATGCTTGCCCGTTAATTGATCCCATGTTGCCTTTTTCTCCAGTTGCGTCAGTCCAAAGCTGCTCTATACAGAATCTTCCTCATTAAATCTGGGATTCAGTCCAAGTTTCCTTGCGAATCCGTCAAATTAGAATATGGATTTATCTGTTAGTATGACCTTGAAACCTCCGTTGGAAACCTGTTTAAGTATCCTTTATTTGTATTCTTGCGACGAGGGGTTTGAATCCCTCAGAATCTATGGACGATCCCACAAGTTCGACAGTTCATCAGTTGGAACTGGAGCGGCTCGCATTTGTCCAAGTTTGCGAGCACCGGTTGAGGCCGTACGGGCTACGGGCTTGCCGCCGTAGCCGGATTGAGCTCGTTCAGCTGCAACGATTTCACGTTGCGCTTGGACTTCCGGATTATCTGCAAACAAATCCGATAAATCCTGATTATCACCAGCTGTTCGGCCTGAATCATCATCTTCGTCGTCATCTAATGAGATTGCGAATCCACTAGATGCCATTTGGGTCTGAACAGCATCGGGTTCCTCATCGTTCCCAGCTGCCACAGGAGCCGCCATGGGCACTGGAGGCATGGGCGATTGGAACAGCTCCGTCAGTTCTGGAGCAGGAACTGGAGGAACAGGAGCCACCATTGTTGGAACAGGAACACATGCTTCATCAGCAAGCATCTGATCTAACATAGAGACGTCCGATGCCGACATATTGCCGTCATCATCCGTCTGATGCTCCGTTGAAGTAACTTCCTCAGGTTCTTTTACTTCCTGAGCTTGTACTTCTTTTTTATCATCTTCACAATCAGCTTGAGCAATTCGAGCTTGAGCCGAAATCTTCAAAATCTCTTTCAAAGTCGGATCATCAATTGACATGAAAACAGAAGCCATGCGTTGAATAGTGTCCGCGTCAACACCATCTGGCAAAACATTTTGTGAAAGTTTGCAACAAGCCAAGGCTCGACGATATTTCTGATCGCGCGTCAGAGCATTGGGCGATATCTGATCTAAACGCTTGAGCGAAGCTATGACTGATTGAGCTGGCAAAGCCATCAAATCAATCATTTGCTCTTCCAGCAATTTTTCATCTGCTGTGCGAAGAAGCGTACGAGCAAGTCTTTCAACAAAAGCCGCTTTGCGCTGAACTGCAGCTAAGCGCTGATTGTCGTATTTACCAGAACCATTCCACTGGTCCGAGTCTTTGTGTTTGAAGGTATCATCACGGAATTCGCCGAAACCGAGTTCGTTCCGCTTCACGTGATCGCCTTCATACTCCATTTCCACCGATTTACTGGAGGCTGGAGTTTCTGCCCAACTATCAGGATCTCCATTTTCATACTCAACAGCCGAAGGTTGAGGATGCTCCTGGTTCATCTGATAAATGTCAGCTTGTCGTGATGTTGCCGCCTGTCGCGGGCTGCTGGGGGTCCAAGTTGTGCGCAGACGGTTCATGATAAATACTGCCTCCGTTTAGGACTAAAGTTTATCAATGTCTTAAAATTTGTTGGACATTGTCGAGATATTGCCAAGATTGGAGAAAAAAATTTTTTCATCTGTTGATAAGGCATGTCCGATGCGCAGTCTACAAGCTGCTAAGAAAGATGTTCCACTCGGATAATTAGAAGCAGAACCTAATTGCATAGCAGTTTTATAATATATGGCCGGACGTGCTTTAGACTGGACAGTGTCATTGATCCATGAAAGGACTATTAGATCTCGTGAAGAAAGCGTTGAAGTCTGACCGTGTTCTATAAGCTTTCGAGTTGCGGATGCCCATTTAGCAAGCTGCGGATGATCTTTAAATATTTGATTTACAGAACCAATAAACTCCGTACTAGATAGTAAAGTATTATTCAAATCTCCACCAGCAAGACCTGAATCTGATGTTGATGGAATAGCTGCTGGAACATCAGCTGGATCAGGAACCAGTTTATCACTCAATTTTTTCAACAGAGCCTCGACAAGCATCTCTTGAGCTTTGTTGATCATGTCTTCAATACTGGATTGTCCGACATCGGGAGCTGGAGATTCTGTAGTAGACTCTTCAGGATTCGATGGTTCGTCTGGTGAAGAATCTAAATCATCGAGTTCTGAATCTGAATTTGAATCTGAATCTGAATCTGAATTTTGTTCATCGGCCGCGACTTTTCGAAGTCCATCGATGTGCAAATCATTTTTCCGTATTTCATATATAGTTGCAGCCTTTTCAAGCGCTGCAACAGTTGCGGTGGAATCCGGATTCAAAATATTACGGCGTGTGGCTCCAGTAAATGCTGGATTGCGCACCCAAGAAGCTTCAATAAATTGATTACTATTAGGGACAGATACATGGCCAATGAGTTCAGCCAATTTATGTTCAATACCATTTTCATCACGAAACATAGTATTTTTGCCATCATATAAAACATGATTACATAACTGAGTCTCATCGACAGCAACGTTCCCGCAATGGCTACATACTGTGAACAAACTAATGCAGTTAGATATGCCGATTCCATCAGCAATGTAAGAATGATCATTATCTACTTGGAGATCATATACAAATCCTTGGTAGTCATAAGTATCAATGGAATGGATTCGAGTATAAACATGATTCCCAGCAATCCAACGATCACGACTTCCGGAATTTTGCTCTTTAAAAGAACCACCAGAATTCTTGATCTTTACTGACGGAATTTTAGAAACTCCAGACGAACGAATACGGATTTGATAATCAACTTCTGCCGCATTAGGCAGCATCTTTGTGCCAGATCTCTGGACTTTAGTTAAAGTTCCGATAAGACCACAACGATTTAAAATCGTCATATACTGATTGGCTAAATTTTCATTTCGTGTCGAAATAAATATTTGCTTTGTTCCTCGTTTGGAAATACTGATACATCCATTAGAATCTATTATTCCTGACAAAAATGCGAGTTGATGGGACTTCGGCCACAGCATTACGTCTTGGGTCACGCATTTATCAAGAGCCTTACGACCCATTGAATGATTATCAATGAAGTCTCGGACGGCACGAGAAGTCGACAAAATGTAATCCGCATTTCGTCTAATATGACGATGCACCATTTCCGGGGCTGATCCCCCCACAGCAAGCCGCATCTCTTTGGCAAGCCACGAAATACGATTGATTTCAGATTCTACGAATCCAGAAATCTCTGAATATTGTTGGCTTGAGTCCAAACAAAATCCAACTCCAATAGTGGAGTTGTGTTTATTATCGAATTTCCACCCATCCCCTATCCAAAGACCTAACAGTCGAGCTTCAGATTCTGAACAATGCGGCTTGGATTCGCCTTGCAAGATTGGCGTAGCAATTACATCTCCGGGCAGCAGATCACCGGCTTCACGATATTCAAAGCTATAAGCAATTGGGATGATTCGCTGCAGTCCTTTTCGTTCCGTGAACTGAAGTTCAGAACGTGGAACCGCATAAAATTTATGATTATCTGTGAAACTTAAAGCAGACAGTCCAATAGGCTTAATCCGACAGATTTTCCAGCGATTCTCACGAATTTGTAAGTTATCAACTCGACAAATGTTCCCTTTTTGGGAGATGACTTCCATATCAGGACGAATATCTTCAATCGGAAGCACCGTCCCATCAGCCATCAGCACCCGGGTTCCGGGTATTCCGCAGCCCATACTCATTGCCTTAATTTCCTCAGAAAGGATATCTTGGACGAGCAATTTATGCTTGCGATCAGTTGCTACTAAAATATCTATATAGCAAGTGTTACCTAAATCTCGTGCAATAGCGTCAACAATAAATCCTTTGGAAAGTTCAGGAATTTGAATATGTTCAAGATAATTAGGTGATCCAATAAATGTCCGGTAAGTTGCCAATAATAGCGAACGGCTCCACGCGTCGCCATTATTATTAATGATATTCTGACATTCAGGTTTAATACGGAAATCTGGATATCTGACATCGATTTGGACGCCGCGATCTAAACGCTTTCCGGTTTTAGATCCTTCAGGAGCATATGTATCAACAGAAGCTACTATTGTACTATGAGATAGTAAATATTGATTAGGATCGCATTTCTGAAGAACATTCTTAGCAACACGAACAACTTGATCTTTGGAGACTGCACCTTCATGTTGTTGGCGCAGTTCTTCCATCCATTCATCAAATCCAATATTGGATTTAGATATTATTGCATTCGCGGTACGACGAAAAGCCATGCTTCCTCGAATAAACACGACATATCAAAAATCTGATTATTCGGAAGCGTATTTTCAGAAATAATATGAAAATATTCAAAGATGGAAAAAGGAATCGTAAAAATAAGGATATCAAAATCCAACAAGGTTTAGATGGTATCAATATTCATATTGATAAAAGGATAATAACTGTTCCATGGCTAAATCATATTAAAATATATACGAAGAAAGCGAGTCGTGGTAATAAATATATAATGGTGGCCCATTTCCCTGATAAGAATCATGGTCTGATCGGAGAACCTGAAAATGTGAAAGAATTAGTAGATACGGTGGCTGAAATGGCGTTAATTTTGAACGGAGTAAGTCGGCCTCCAACCAATTTAATAAATAAATTGGTAAAAGAGTGGGGACAGACAGATAAATTGGAACATTTAATATCCAAGTTCCAAGAACTAACCATCAAAAATATTATGGAAGTTTAAGCAGCCCGACCGGTAGCTCTCTTAATGACTGGTAATAGTATCGGACGCATATTCGGACGAGCATGAGCTACGCGAATTAAGATCGGAAGAACTCGTCGAGCGGCTAATTGTTTGTTGGAACTCGTATGATTGCTCCCGATCATCGGTCCAACGTCTTCAAACATATCATGCAAAGTTTGCATGAGCTTTTCAGGGTCTTTCAAATTTTCTCGTAATACTTCAATATAAGTTTCAACAGTATCTTCAAAATTAGAGACTTCGGACTCAACATCAACATCTGAAGATGGCGTCATCAGATGTTTCCGGACGCCTTTCAACATATCTTGTCCAGTTTTCAACAAATCTCGAATTTCATCCAGAATTTGCTTTAAAGCCCCTTTATTAGGCGTATGGCGGGCTTTCTCCATTTTATGAAGAACATCTTGGGCACCGGAGAAAAAATCCTTATTCTCTTTATATTCTTGCTGAACATAATGAGCAGCATCTTTCCAGTCAGATTGACCTTCTACGAAATTATCTATCGATGCATCGTCCAAAGAATATGCAGGTTCTTGACCTGAAGATTCAGCATCATTCTGGTCTTTTTTCAATTTCTTGAACATATTCTTGAAGAAATCACCAATACCGGCTGTATGTCCGGTCGAAGCAACTTTTCCAAGTTCATGAGAACGATTCAATATTTTACGTAGTTCGTCCTCTTCCTGAACTACTTCACCTTCAAAAAAATTCGCAAATTCTTCAGCCGAATCATATTTTTCTAATGCAGTCTTAATTTCTTGCTGGAGAGATTTGAGCACCATAACCATCTCTTCAACATGTTTTTCCCAAGATTTAAATCCGGGGTTAACAACAGAAACGGTACGACGCATTGCAATTAGTTTATGAACATTATTTTCCAGTTCATATCCTAAGGTAGGATCAGACAGCTCAGAAGCAATCCGATACAATCGCTGTATATAAGGATTCATTCGACGGTCTCCAGCTCTTGATCCCATATTAAATCTTTTGGAGATATTGCAAAACCACACGCTCGACATTGCAAGACTTTTTTGCCTTGTCGATAAACACGCGGCCGCATACTATTTTGACCACAACGAGGACAACGCAAAATACCGCTGGCCTTCTCACGTTGCGTAACTTTATATCGTCGCCCAGTATCTTTCCAATAGATAGCCAATCGACGTGATAAGTGTTCAGGAACTGAATATAAATTAGAAACAGTTATACGAATAGCGTCTGATCCAAAAACGTCGGCCAAGTATGCTGATAATCGCTGGAATGCCTGAATTTGATTCAAGCCATAATAGTGAGCTTTACAAGCCGCTCTCCATAATGGCTTCGTACGTTCTTCATATTGAATAATGACGTTATCTAATAAAGCAGTAGACGATTCACTAGATAGCTTGCTGCGCCATTTAGCGTCTTGCTTCAATGTCTCTTTATCATTAGTCAATCGTTCTTGACGCCAAGTATCATAAGTCTGGTTCAGATGTAATGGAACAGCCACGCTCCCTGACATGTCCTTAATGAGCGCAGTGGGAGATTCTTGCTCAGAACCCCATGGCCATTGAACTTGGACAGTCCCATTACGAGGATCTGAATAGACAACACGCCCGGCATACGGACTCGGGAAAAAATCCCTGAAATCCGTCTTACGAACAATATCACCTGACGCGAAGTCCTTCGCGGCTTCGCAGTCATCCACGAAAGCCTTCCGGATAGTCATTAATGCTCCGATTACTCAGCCCAGACTTTGCGAGACACAGAAGCCCCTTGTCGGGTGCTCTTGCCCGAAGAACCACCTGGCCACGATGGTTGCTTAGTAGTCTTATCTGAAAATTCACTCAAGTCGCGCACGTCATATTCATCACGGCCCGAAACTTGTGAACTGTCGTCGGAATCGTATGTATCAATGCCTTTGCTATTAAAGCCACCGTCGGCATGATGCATATAAGGTTCATCAGAATCGGTCTGGATTGGCTTCTGAACATTGTCAAAAGTATCCATATACTTCTCATCCGAATCTTTCTTAATGACCTTAGCTTGTTGTTGACGTCGATAAGCATCAAAAGCTTTCTGGCCATATGCAGCAAGTTGGATTCTATCAGCAGTAGCATCAATATGCTGCAAAATTTCCTGACCGGCTTCTGCACTAAAAACATGACGCTTGACAAGCAATTCTACATCATTGGCAGTCTTGTCTAATGTAGCAATGAGCTTGCGAGCAGTCTCTTTCTTCATAGTCGTCATTTATTCAAATCTCCCACATCAATTATTTATTATAGGAAATGTATTACCAGTTAAAATCATCTTGAGTGATCGTCGCTTTGCGTTTTTTGCCCTTCAAATTCTTGGGGAAGGGATTTTTATCATCTTTCTTAGGAGACTCTTTTTTGGCCTCCTCGGCTTTTTCTTTCTTCATATCAGTTTTTGCCTTAGATTTAGGCTTAGGTGGCGTTTTTTTCTTTTTTGCCGCCGCCACAATCACAGGACCAAGTATCCGTTTGGCTTCAGGATCGGAATTGGCTAATCGAAGAAGATCAACCAATGGAATTGAAATCGAAGCCACTGCAGAAGTTTTCTTCTGCATATCTTCAACCATTTCAGTTACTCCTTCAGCAAATTTACCGGCATCAGATTCCTTGCTTAGCTTATCCATGTCTGTCTTAACATCCTTCTTTAATGCATTTAAATCTTGGTCATCAATTGATTTGATTTCAACTTTATCAGAATCCGATTCGGTAGTAACACGATGCGTGGAAGCCATTGAAGGCAAAAATCCGGTAGATGCCAGAGAGCGCAAATTCTTGAGAATATCCAGAGCTTGAACCGGAGACGTAGTCCGGAGTTCATTGGCAATGTGAATTATATTCCGATATTCATTAGAAATTGTCATATCAAAAGCATTCCTAGGAATTTTCTCAGATAAAATAGTCTGAGAAAATGAATCATGACCCCATTTAGCCAAATGATTCAAAAGCATCATATATGTTTCAGAATCAATTTTGGATTGATATAGATTTCCATCTGCCATATGCACAGCCATATCTAATGCAGCACGGAATTTTGCGTCAGAATTATCATCCCATCCATATTTCAACCAGTCTTCTTTCAATAAACCGGAAGCATATTTTAAAATGCGATCGTAATTTTTATCAGTAAAATATCGTTTATCATATGATTTATATTCAGTATTTGGCGGATCAGTCGGATTACCTTTTTGAGAGATAACCCCATGATATGTTCCAGTCTTGCTGGTCATAATGCCAAATATTTTATTAGAAGTTGCAATACTTAATTGCTTCATAAGCTTTTGAAGAAGAGGCCCAGGTTTATTTGGGTCTTCATTATCCAACAATTCTTCATCAAGAACATCAATATAATCATCTAAATCTGCATCATCCGGTGCATTTTCAATGACTCGGTCTAACAAGCGATCAATCGTATCTTCATCTAATTCAGGATCATGTAGCAAATCGCGAATATCATTTTCATATTGCTTCAATAATTTATCATCAATATATGGAAGCAATGCTATATGCAAAGTCGAAATCAATAAATTGGCAGATCGACTCCGCATCGAAAGATCTTTATGTTCCTCAGTCCGAGGAAGCAAATCTGGATCATCGACCTTCATTCGATTCCGGCGCAAATCACGTCGAGGAGCGCGTTTCTCTTTATATTTACGAGAATGTGGTCGCTTCTTATTCAGAAGGCGTTCGGCTTCTCGGTCTTCTTTTTCCGCCGGGGATAGATCACTAGCCATAAATTCTCAATTTATGGCTTAATCAACGGGCTATTCTGTGTATCTATCTCCTTCTTTCTTCTTAGATACCAATCCGAGATTCTTGATTAGGCGATCTTTAATGTCGGAATCGTCAAGTAATTGTTCGCCAGCAGCGGACAATAGAGTGCGTATCAATTCATTCATGTTAGCATCTTTGAGAGTGAACGCATCTTTTTGAAGCTCTGCGTGAGCATCATCCACATCAATATTGATTAGATCATAGATATATGATATGGGCATAGATCCTTTACTATATAGATTAAACATGAAATCTTGGAGTTCGGAATTATCTCGCAGAGCCAATCTCGTAAATTGAAGTTTGGGATATAATAATTGCCTATTCCCATATTCATCTTCTTCAACATAGCCTTTTTTCTCAGCAACAGGAGCAAACAAATAATCTTCAACAAATGTTGATACCATGTCTCGATATAAGAGATACATAGTATTCATAACATCCAAATGAATACGTTCACCTGAATATGTTGATTCACCAGTCAGCATAGATTCAGTGATTCGCAAACCAATAAACAACAATTTATTAGTGATCTCATATTCAGTACTAAGATCTAATAATCGATCTCGTGATCCAATTTCGTCCCAATGCAATTCGAAATTGGATACAATCGTAAAATCGGGATCGATCAAAGCCTGATCAACTTGATCGCGGATTCCATCAATATCCATCGATGAAGCTTTATCCGCCCAAACAATTCGTTTGGGCGTCATAGCACGAGATGCAATGGATGATTGTGCCTGACGGAGCTTATCCTGATAGTTCAACGTCCGAAGGCAGTTATGAGTGCGTGCTAAACCAGCATAAAACGAGTGATCTTGATTTACTTCAAGACTAAAAACGGGGCCAGAAAATTCATTCGTAAGCACTTCTCGAATTTGATAATAATTATGTCCTTCAAAAACTTTACTTTTCAAACCTAATTTACTTTGGTATCTATCAATACACAGGTCGAATAATTTAGAACTAAAACCTGATTGTTGTAATCGGAAAATATCAGATTGCAAATTAAATGCAATAGTATATAAAGGTTTAGTATTAATACAAAAAGACCCATTAGCTTGCCGCGCTGGTTTAGTTTTAACAGATTTCTTTAAACTCGGATTTAAACCGATAGTATTTGTTAATACGAATATATGATCAACTAATTGTTTGGTTGTCATTGCGATAGAAGCTGAATGACATCCAGTTCTACCGGTAGATTTCCAACCATCTGAATCAATTAAACCACGTAAAATTCCGAATTTGAATTCTGGTGATGTGGAATGAATCCAATTCGGTAATTTCTTGTCTGATTTATTATGACCAAAATTCCGACCTACCCATCGAGAAAACCAATCATCATGAATTTGCAACCATCCGAGTTCATATTCATGTGATTGCAGATCCAGTCCTAGATTCTTCAAAACATCAAATATGAACGCGACTGATTTAGCGCTTGCCTCAGAATCTTGTTGCCAACATATACCAGTTGGGCCATATTTAGTTGCAGATGGTCTGTTGGATTCAGTCCATCCATCACCAAGATAATAACCTATGAAATAACCCAGATCAGCAGTCAATTCTAATGATTTGGGACAAAATTGAACATAATTCAATTCATATAAAGGCCTTGGATCCAGATCCGCTCTATGGAACCGGCGAGCTTGTGATTTATATGTAGAATCGGATTGAACGCAAACGGTCAAATAACCGAGTTTGGAAAGGTCTTTTAAAATAGCTCTATAAACAGATTTGCCAGCAATTCCAAATTTCTCTTGGAATGTAGCATATAGCATATCAATTGGCGAATCCAAATTCCGAATCCAATCACAAATTTGGACAAGAATTTGGCTCCGCATATCGCGTTGCGGATTATTATCTGTTCGACGATGAGTTAAAATCAACTCTCCGTCATGGATATCCGCTGATATTGATAATGCATGCTTGGTCTTCGTCCTCCGACAATTGAATGTCCATTGTTCAGAATTAAAAAACGTATTTAAATCAAAATCATGTAGAACGAGATCGGCATTAATATGGGCAATTTCAATATAATCACCAGGCCGAGCATTTTGAGCTTCTACATCAAGAAATTGATTATCTCTCAAAATCCGGATTTTATGATCCGATGTGGACCATATAATATTAGGGAGTTTGCAAATTTGTAGTCCAACAGTTTTTCCTGAATATTGACGGGAACCATGTTGGAACGATCTCCAGTTACCACTCCCACCAAGCACTTGATCAGTCTGCGGATCTAATTCCTCAATCGGAATTTGTAAAACTTCACCGTTTCGAAGTGCAGTGATTTCGGTCCCTGGAAGATGGCAACGTTCTAATATTGATATACCCCGATCGTTATATGCTGATCGTTTATGCGCTAAATAATAACAGAATGAAGAACATAAGAATTCTTCATACGGACTCGTATTCAACGGAATAGGCTGCCCATTTAAAAGATTGTTACGAATTTCTTCTGGAATGTCGTTAGCAATACGAACGGCTTCCGGATCTTTGGTATCTTCAGCACGCAAAACAAGCAAACGATCTTTCTCGGATGGAATAAGTTCCATCCGAGATTTATTAGTATATTGGAAGACTTCAAGTTTCACTTGTTCAGGAGGCAGGATTTGAAGTCTCTCCCATCCAAGATAATTATCCTGAACATATTTCAAAATGGCGGTTTGTTGTTCATTCTCGGGTTTGGGTTTCCTGGTCTTGATTTTTTTAGTATTAGAACGCCCAGCATAATCAATTTCCCCGATTTCTTCTTCCGTAATGTCTGAGATTAAGTCTTCAGGAATTTCATTATGTAAGTCATGATCTTCACAAAAGATAAATACTCCGCCGTGAAGCCAATATTCATGAGTGGCATCATATAAAGTTTGAAATAATCGGACTCGCTTGCACATTTCTTGATAAAAATGCAAGATTTGTTTATTCCGTTTAGGATCCTTGCCTTTTGGCAAAGATAAACGAATTTTGGACATTGGTACGTCGGTATTATGGGTCGCCAACCCATAAGCTATGTAACTCTTCCGATCTCCATCACCATCGACTTCAATGTTATATACTGGTCCATCATATTGAACAGTTCCAACTTTTTCGATTCTTCTCAATACGTTATTATTGATTTGAATACAGTTTTCACGAGTTGAATCGGAATGATAGCCATCTTGCACAAAATTAGCATATCTCGAAAATTCAGAATGGAAACGATACGGAATAATGATCCGATAAATCGAACTATTTGATTTAAAATCTGTGTCCGAGTCTTCCGGTTCATGACGATGGAGCGTTGGTGCATATCCAACCTTCAAAGCAAGAGCATAAATTTGATGCGCTAATTGTTTGGATATTGTCGTAGCGACATATCCACTTTTAGTAAGACTACCATCACCATTCCAATATGCACCTAGGAATTCTAGTATATCTTCTCTAGCTGAATCAATAATATCGAGGCTAAGTTGTTTATATAGGGACTCACTTCCAACGTGTTTTAAACAGAATTCTGCAAAATCTTTTTTATAACATCTAACTTCACATACACTGCAGTCTTTTTGCTCACGTTTCTGAGCAACGTGCTTATATTCATTCCCAAACAATTCAACAATTTCGTTAGCAATGGAGTCGAATTTATCAATATTTAGAGAAAAAATTACTTTATCTAGTTTATCGTATTTAGTATATGATAAAGAGCCTTCAGCCGCATAATATCCGAGTAAACGCAATTGCGCTCGATTAAAAATAGACTCAGAATTGACCAGAGAAGGTGAACATATATAATCGCCAATTTTTAAGTCCTTGGCAAATACGAATCCCGGCTTCCCAAAATCAAGACTATGTTGAGAGGGTTTGTAATCAATTTGCTCAGCACGATAAACTAGAAACGGATGGTTTTCAGTGCAATCAATATCTCCCTGAATATTTTGCACCTTCAAACGAGTGACTGGCCCACATATATCATGTTTGAAGGTTTGAATTACTTTGGTCGATTCTCCGAATCCATTAATGACTTCATCACCAACACTCAATGATTCAATGGAATTGACTGATCCATCTTTCATCATCACCGGAGCGCCGGGTGGGAAACAATGGAAGTCAATTGCCGCTCCCACTATAGGATGTACGTTATACCAAAATCTAAATAATTCGCGCTTTTCGCGTTCTGATTGCGGTAATTCAAGGAAGTCTGTAGAAAGCTGGGGACTATAAAATTGAGAATCCGCGGCACTTATAGAGCCGGATCCATTATTACCATATCCGGAAAACCCACCACTACTGATCATAGCAACGCGTATGGATTGCGAAGCTTCTCTGCGAGCTTGTTTTTCTAGTTTAGTGAGTTGACGAGTCGGAACCGATTGGACATCCACGTGTTTAACTGGATGACCTACTCGAGTTTTGTTACGGGATTTGTTAGCCATATTTTATGAAGCCGTCCTAAAAAGATAGTATTATTCAAAAGCGGGAGGTGAATTAATATTATCTTCCACAGAAGCAAATACCGTTGAGGAAACTGATTGCCATCGACGAACAGTACGAATAAGCAGTTTAGAGGCCGCCGAAATCTTCCCTAATAATATAACGGGATCAGGGAACCCAGGGTTTATAGGAGTTTCGTTCAATATTTGAACAGATTCTTGAAGCAAAATATGAGCCGTGTAAATCTTGCCTAATGCAAGCTCGATGGATTCCAATTTATTATCTGCAGGAGGATTTAATTTTTCGAGACGAGTTTTATAATTAATAATAATCGCCAATAAACCATGTGAAACGTTAGCAATTATTCGAGCATTACTAACTGGACGAATTCTATCTAATATCCGATGTCTAGATACGGCGTTGGCTGTAATAGTTTTATGTAGCTTATCCAAGCTATTCAGAGATTTCAATAATGAATGGATAGATGATTCCAGAACATGCAGTGCATTCGAATAATCAGTAGATATTATTCGAAATTCATTATGCTCTCGAGCTCGAGCTGATTTAATCTGTCGTTTCCTGCGAGAATCTGATAAATCGGACACATATAACCTTACTCAATATTTAAATTGACCAAGACATTAATTCTAGTTTCTTGGGAGCAATTAAAGTGTCTATCGATTGTTCTAGATATGTGAAATTGGATATATCACCATTCATTAATTGCTCCCAAGATCCACCTAGTCGATGGAATGACTGGCAAATATTGATTATCTCTGGATCTTCCAATTCAATATCAGATCCCCAGGTATGATCTATTATTTGACGAATAATCCGATAAGCAGTAGTATCTCGTATACCGATTTTATCCATTCCAAAATTTGGAATTTAACAACAAGTTTATCTTCTACGATATTTAGGTATACGGCGTTCTTTTGGTGGAAGACCATGTAAATAAGATCGATTCCGCTGGAATTGATGATATCCAACAGACACCGGCCGAGTGATTACATTAGTATTAATATCACCCATCAATAAAGCAGATGGATTCTCACGAATATATTCAGCAGCTAAATATGCACTACGTACAAGCGAATCTGAAAAATCATCGTGTTTCCCTAACATATCTGGAGCTTCAACTACTAAAATATTCTTTCCGCCGGATGTAGCTTGAAGCTCTAACAATTCTCGAATATGCGGTGAGTGACGAATTTGAATTGATGCTAAAGAGTTGTCGATTTCTGGAAGTGGATAATCATATAAAGCTAGTTGTCGGCTATACATCAACATCTTAGCAGTCTGATACATGACCGAGCTATCAGATGTTGTGAAATTTTTCATATCAAATTGAATTAAACCGGCTTTATGTAATTTTTGTTCAAATATAATGCCAGCCCATTGATCAAATAAACCTCTTTGAATATAGAATCGCTTCGAAATAATTACTAACCAGTTAATTATTTCATCTAAATCTAACTTTGATTGATCTTGAAGCGTTAGAGCATATGGTACTAATGGAGTAGATAAGTGTGGATTAATTTCTTTCCAATTCCGACCTGCATACCACATTTCATGGTAACCAAGTTGAATTTTCCCATTATTGATATGAGTCAAAGATATTGAAGTCCCGTCTTTGACCAAAGCAAAATCAAGTCCAGCAAAGAATGGTTCCCGAGGATTCCCACGGATCAAAGGACGTAAATCAGCCACACAACAATCCAATAAGTCATGAGCATTTTCGATCCAACCGCGGATACGATCTGAGAATTGAGCGCCATATTCTGTTTCGAATCCATTAGGATCCTTGGCAAATTCTATTTCATATTCCATCGGATCAATGGTCGGATTCACTTCCCAAGTAGGGGCTTGAATCATCAACATATTGGACGATGCGATACCATTCGAAAGCGCTAATTCATATAATTTATAGAACAATCCAGCCTTCGGACCAGGCGAAGAAATACAAATCATTCGACCGTCACTGGGTCCAATAGGAATGCGCCGATCGTTGGCGTCTTTAGGTGAAAATTGCTTTAAAGAAGGCGACATCGCCTTATACACTTGTTCGTCGGAGCTTTTTCCGTCATTGATGAAAAAAGCGAATTCGTCAAGAATACAACAAATAACGCCACGACCACGAAGACCTTTGGCGACTGAACTTTTAAATGTCGATGTTATAGTTGCTTTTCGCGCGTCATCTTTAAATTTTTCGTTATCATTAGCAGTCCGGAACTTCATATATACTTGCGTATCATGAGTCATGGAACTTTTGAAATAATCTACTTGAGCAACATGGCTAGACATTTCACCATAAACAATGCTAGCTTGGTCTTTATCATTGGCTATGCAAAATAATCGAATCTCAGATCCAGGGAGCATGCCATAATATGCTTGCGGACAATAACGACGAAGAAGTTTATATGTTTCATAAGCAGAAATTAATCCAGCCAAAGCGCTGTTATGATTAGTCATACCATTCGCAACAAATGACTCACCATTTGGCACTGTCAAATCATAGACTCTGCATTTATCTTGACCAATCGTTACAACGGGATCAAAATAATAATTATTATTTTGAAGTGTCTCAAGTTCTGCAATAAGAACTGGGTCTGCAAAATATTCTTTCGCTTTCTGAATTACCCGATGCAGTCTTATGTAACTTATATTTTCTCCTGAACCAGGCTTTGCGACGTTTCCGCATGTTTCTTTTAACCAAGTTCGTTTCCTATTAGGAACACTTCCGGATTTGTTATTACATGCAATCGGGATAGATTGTATTAACTTGCGTAAACGTTCTTTTTGAAATGGAATAGCTTCAGTATCAGAATGCCCATTATTACCGTCTTCAATCCCTCGAATCAGTATTTTTCGTTTTCTATCCGTTATAAATCCAATTTGCTCAGCAAACAACTTCCTCGATTCATATCCAAGGATATGAATGCAATAATAATATCGCTTATATTTCTTATTCCATTTCTGACGGATTCTAGATATGATTCCGAAATTCAGAAGGAGTATTTGGATTTCTGTCGCTAAACGAGTAGAAGCCGTACAAGCACTAATAAGCGATCCTGATTTTTCAAGACCTCCGTCTGTCTCAAAGAATCCTCTTAAAAATGCCGCTACAACAGATTTTGGACTTTTAAAAATCGACCACGGAACATGCTTATTGCTAGGTTTAGATGAATCATATCCAAGAAGCCTCAAAAGCTTTCTTACAGCTGTGGAATATATAGATATTGACCAAGGAAATTTTGGACATGTGGATGATCGAGATTTCTTCCTGTATATTGTGTGATGATCAAATTCGCTGTCTAGTAATAATTCGACAAATTCACGAAGTTCTTCGCATCCACCGGTTATTTGAATAGAGCTGGTTCGTCCCCATGTTCCATCACCGACCAATAATCCGAGCAATAATCCCCAGCGTTCATTTAAAATATCAGGAAATTGAATATTACGACGATTGCAATATTTATATTTATCAAATGGGATATGGGTTGGCAACCACTCAATGGTTGATCCCGATCGTTTATTAAACAGAACCTTGCGGAAAATTATTCCAAATTTGGCACGCAATGTTGCCAGTAATTTTTGCAGTTCAGGAATCGACATTCCGAGTTGCTTTGCAACCTCAGCTCGAGACATCGTGACTGGATCATCCAATAAACGGAGCCATTCACAAAATTTTTCTTTATTAAGTTGTGGCCGGCTCAAGTGTGGAGGTATTAGACATTGTTCATGGAACTGTTGAATTGATAAATAATCTTGAGTCCATAAATCAGTATTCCTGTGAATGGCAACAAAATCGCCGGTTTGAATATCTGTTAGATATTTCCAAGTTACCACTCCATCATGACCGAGGACTTTAATTCGATGATTATCAGTCCCTGTAATATTATAACCACAGTAAGTCGTTATTGATTTAACATCACGAACACCATCATTATAAAATTTAGCAGATTTGCTATAATGCTTACGACCTTCTTGGGCTACTGTTACGTTCAAATCTTGCCATTCTGGTCCAGCAGGGTCTCCGAGTTCCTGGATTGATATAATACCTTTCTCAGTTAAAACTAAAGTATCACCTTTCACACATTTCCCACTTCTCCTACCGATTGCCAAAATCAGTTCGTGGCGTTCTTTTTTATCTTGTTCTTTAATATTGCATCGACCATTATCATACAAATATCTGAGATACTGGACTTCAGTTAAATCAACAACATCTTTTTTCCGGAAAGTTGATGAAACTCGTATTCTATCAGATGGTTTTTCCGGAAGTATAGTATCCAACTGAATATTATAATATATTTTAAGAATAAATTTCTGGACTGGATATAGTCCATTAGGTATTAAATTAAATTGATCAATAAATTCAATAATATTTAAGAATTGTGGATTATATTCATCTTTATCTGGAGTTTTATGTTTTCGCTTCTCATGTAAGAATTTATCAAGTGTTCCAGATAAATCACTTTTATCACGCTTTTCATTACTAGGCATTAGAATTAATATTGTTCAAGAGGCCGTGCCGATAATGTAAAATTGAAATATAATACCAAAAGATCTAATTGTTTAAGTATCAATCCCAGCCATATCCATTTTTTTCTCCCAATCCACCATATCTTTCTTCATTTGTTGGAAAACAATATCAATTATACGTGGTTCAATACCGACTTTTTCCATAGAATTATGGAAAAAATCTAACCACACTTTAAAAACTGCTTGAAAACGCTCAGATTTGAGATCCAAACGTTCATTCAAAGCGACTTCTTTGCGTTTTAGAAGAAGATCAGCAAGGCTTTTTAATGAATGCGTACGGCTAATAGTGTAGTTAGCCGTATTTTTCCCTTCTTTAGTAGCTTTCCGGCGCTCAAATTTAAGATGAGCGAGTTCTTCGGAAATTTCAAGAAGAATAACATCAATAATATCTATAGTACTAGCTTTATTAGAAACCGCCTTAACTAATTCTTGATTCTGAACATATCTCGTACGCTCTTGGATTTCTCTATCAATTTGTACAGGATCAAGTATATCAGTAGTTGGAACCTCCCCAGCAGCCCCGACTATATAATTGGCTTCAATATCCGGTAGATCTTTTGGATCTATTCGTTTTCCTTGACGAATAAAAACGATTTTATCATTTGGATCGTTTTTATTATCATTCCCGTCTCCGGGTCCATCGCCCATAAATGACTATACCTATAACATCATTCATCAATTATCTTGATTGGCAATTGAATATCCAGCATTGTTCTTCTTGGATTAATTTCTACAACCATTTCAGAAGCTAATTCATATTTTTCAACTGGATTTTCCACAGGCAAATTAACAAGCACCGGCAATTTCCGGCGTTCATTAGCTTCTGCACGGATGGAATCCGGGATTTGTCTAATCATAGATTTGGCATATTTAGAACACCAACTCGGATGAGTTTGATATACACATCCAGTACAAGATGAACCTGCTAAAATATGTTCCGGTAGACTCCGTTTTAACTGAGATGCTCCAACAGAACATCCTTTCCCATAATCCGAATAAACAGTTGGATCAATAAAATAATGACCTTGGATTCCATCGTCCATGGCTAATTGTGACACAATAGTAGATGGAATCTTGGCTAAATCTACAGCAGCATATCGGCTTAAAATAGAATATTGTAGTTGAGACCCGGATAGTCCGTTATTCATCATCTTGGAAATAGAAATACGAACTTCTTCGGGATTAATAAAAGTACTTCGAACTTTGTCATGGACATCACCATGGTGGAATGATAACTTAGGGGCGATTTGCACATGAACAGGTTGAACAACTTCTGGCGGAATATATAAATTAACTTGAGATATTAAATTAGGCCAATCCGAATATTGTTGATTAGCCACATTAAGAAGTATATTATGTGTTTGTTCCAAAGTCAGACGATTAGATTCTAGAGCTCTTCCGCAAGCTTGACGTAAATTATCGATCGTCAATTCAGGGCGTTTGGAGACCACTGGAGCGAACATTTGCAGTCGTGCTGCTCCATCAATATCAGTCGCCGCAACACGATATAGAAGAAAATCAAATCTATGATCGGAATTGGCTTGTAAATATTTAAATGATTGCTGGACTCCGCCGATAGCATCAACATCTAAATAAGTATGACCAATAAGCCCGTATTCCTTAGCGAGTTTACGAACTTCAGAGTCTGAAGATGCTCGAATAGAATTGGGATCGACATTCCCTTGTATCATCTTGCGTGCAGCAATCAAATACATTGCGCTTGGCATGGCCTCAGCATCAATACTGGCCATGCGACGATCCCAAAATGACTGAATATCGGATTGTGAGATTGTCGGAACAGGCTTCTGAGCTTGCTGAATAATCGATTTGGAATTTTCAATATAAGCCCGTCTAATTGGACGCTGGAAAGCCACTTGTAAATGGCGTTTAATATCTGAAGATGACGAATGGCGTGTGAAACAAGCAATATCTTCTTCAGATAGTCGAGATGATTCATTCAAATGTACAGAATATTGTGCCGCTAATTTAGCATCATATGGCACGTCAGCTGTTAGTCGTTTCTTGAATGAAGAACAAATCCCGTGGTTATTATGGACGCAACCGATACATTCCGATTTCGCTAAAACATAAGTGGCTTGTCCAGCAAATTTATGGACTATAGTCCGATGATCACCATCTTGAGCACATCGGGGAAAATGTGCTGAATTAATATATATGTTACCCAATAATCCACGTTCAGCGATTATGGCGTTAGCATCTTGCGCAGCTGATAGAAGCTGTTCAGGTCCAAATTCCGATTGTAATCGGACGGCAATATCCTTATCAGACAATCCTATTATAATATAAGTGGCTAAGCGATTGGCAACAGAAGCGACAGAACGGATAGGAGGATTAGTGTCGAGCGGATTGGAATTTACGACAGTGTGCGGACGCAAAGGTATGATGGACGGGACTTTATCATCTTTCCCATCCCATTGCAAAGCTTCTTGGAGCTCCGGGATACAATCCAAATTCTGTTTAGGAAGAGCTTCCATACGTCGATATTCTTCCATATCGACGGACAACCAAGAATGATCAGCTACTCCTTGATTATGGAATAATTCCGATACATCTCCAAGACCTTCATTAGACATATCTAAAGGCTTTTTAGCCATTCCGCTCCTCCAATGCACTCAAACCAACAAGAACAGTCACAGTGTCGGTAGCGCATTTCCTAAGCTGTCTAGCTATAACAGGATCATGAGCGTGTTCGATCATGGCTTCAACCAATTTATCATGAACATATGAAATGCGACGAATAGTATTAGAAGCGGTCTTAGCAATTGGAAATATATCCATGACATCAGGAATAACGATATCATATTGATGCTTCATACATCGAATAATATCAGATGCCAAATATTGAGGTTCATTACGTTCTTGCAAAAATGCCAGAACGTGGCGTCTAACCAAATTCTTTCGACCAAATTCCTTAAGGAATTGTTGGGTTAGGTTTTCCACCAAAGAGATATTTGTGGCAATTTTATTCATAATACTACCTGAAGACGCGTAACCAAAAGGCTGAAGATGCCAAACTTCTGGAAGAATAGGATTTTCATCTAAAAAATCAGCTTCTTCAGTGAATTGATCACTAGGAAATCCAAATGGTACAGCTAAATCTTCAACTACATATCCTGAATCAGAGTTCCCCAACGCTCCTAAAAAATTATCCATGTAATTATCATTGAATTCCGGAGTAGGCAGTGATTCGACTTCAGGTATAAATGAATCGCTATCTTGTGTTGCATATACACCAGAATCTTCATCTGCCCAAATATCAGATGTATTACCAATAATCATTTCGTCATAATAATCGGATCGTGATACCGGATCAGTATCATCATTTGGCAATTTCGCATTAGATATCTGAATATCTGAAGGTGGAGAAGCTAATCCATCATAAATTAGATCACTGGGTTGAGGTCCTCGAGCTGGTCTAGATATATCGCCAGGAAGCATGCCGCTAGCATGTTTAGGGCCTTGAGACAAATCTTGCGGATATCCAAGATATAGTTCAGGTTCAAAGCCCTCTACTCCATTAGTCCCGGGCAATGATTGACCTGTTGGTTCGCGAGATTCGTCATCTTCTCCATGCAATGATGAATCTGATAGAGAGTCGTAAGTCCCTATCCCGAAAGTATCTACTGCCTTAGTGGCAGCCGAATCAGTCGGCAGAGAACTCGCCATGTTTATCTTGCCTTAATTCCCATAATGGATCAGTAGGAGGGCGAATTAATTTAGAATGTGGAGAAAACGGTGGATCTGGAGCGTCGTTAGCGCGCATCCATAATACGTCATCTTCTGTTACATTGAGATCGTAATATGGCATCATTTTCTCATTACGAGATCCTGGAAGCCAAGAATATGATATTCTTGTATCAGCAAGCTGCATGGCGAAGCTTCCGAATCCGGTCACTCCATCAGCCGCTTCGTCTTCATAAATCCTGTCTAATTGAGAAAATCCTTCTCCAAGAGGATCATCTGATGGACGTTCATCTAATTCTGTAGAATATCCAAATTCTTCCGGAGATTCTCCAGGGCCAATATGCATAACTCTCGGCCCTGGCAATGTCGATGGATCCACCGATGAATCTGCAAAACGAATATCCACCGATGAATATCTACGATGAATATCATGGAGTACCGATTGAATGGCTCCGGAATAATTTCCTTGATGGCGTTCGCCAGTAGTATCCATAAGCATCTCTACTGCTGAACACGCTTCTCCTTGAGGACCATCATCATCTGGTAATTTAGAACCTGGCTCATCGGGATCAATTACAGGTTCTTGCGATGACGAAGTCTGGGACTGGCCAGGACTAGTGTCTTCTTCTCCATCCCAACCCCAGTCATCAATAGCTTCTTCATCTCCAGCGTCTTCCTCATCCGAGTCAAATGGATTGAAATCATCTGGCGAAGGATTAGCGGTTTCTAAATCAAATTCACTTGGATCTTGAGGTACTTCAGTCTCATAAGATTGAGTTACAAAATCCTCAGGATGGGATTTAACATCTACTGCTTGTTCAATAATATCTGATGTTATTGAATCATCTTCAATAGCAGAATGCCAATGATCAGCATTAACTTCATCATGCAAAGTATCAGCAAAAGCTGACATAACTTCTACAGCTTGACTGAGTTGAGATCGAAGATCTTTAACTTTTTGAATATAACCTTTTCCTCCGAGAAGCCCATCAGGACTAAATTCAGAAGAATTCATTTTGGAGAACAGTCGTAATGCAGCTATTCCATAACTATGGGCTCGTTCAATAGCCCATAATGTCTTGGCTAAATTCCGATGTACATCTGGATTCCATTTAAATCCTTGAACACGAATATCACGTCGTAACGGACCTTGGTCTTTCTGGAATTGAATAACTCCAGCGGTCCGGAATTTAGTATTACACTGCAGTCCAACAATTTGTGCAGCGATTTTATTTAAATCATGATTTCGCATCATGTTTCCTTTATTGGACCCTCATCATCACTTACCAAGCGTTCAATAAAATATCCACTTTCATCTTGCCCTAAATGCCAAAAATCATTTTGAGAAAGACGAACTAATTTATCATCAGCAACAAATCGGAATCCAGAAAGTTGGGAAACTGAACCCACTCGGACTTTCCCCATAGTTGCAGTTCGTAATGATTTTTTGGATGGCTCAAAAAAATCATCAATAGAACTGGATGAAAATCGGAAATCTTCGATTTTGAGGGTACTCATGTATCTGAATCCTTCTTCGGATACATGAGACAACAAGTTTAATGCTATCAGACTAATACATTCAATTCTACTTGAATATCTACAAAACCATTGGAAGCTGTTGGAGAACTAACTCGAACAGAGTCTTTATATAGGCCGGGAGTAGAAGGAATGCCAGAAGGATTAATACTGAATACAGCATCACCAGACTCGCTAGAAACCAACGGGCCTCCATTAACTGGTGAAACGGTAAGCCAGGGGGATGTATTATGCACTTTAGAAGCCAGCCAATTTAAAATGGAATTGGCGGGTCCAGCATTTTGAATACTAACTGTTGCTGGACTAGAACCAGAAGAAGTAGACAAGAAGTAGACAAGATTCACAAGTGGAGGTGATATCGCTATTATAGGACGAGGGAGAACGTTAATAATGAAATCCAGAGAAATCTGCGTAGCAGGAATACGATTATCTTGCAAATGAACCGTTCCTAAATATGGAGAATCCGATTCAAATAACGAAGCAGTTAATAATGTGACGTTAAAATAATCAGATTGATTTTTACCGAGTCCAGGAATGGAAACTGGACTGGAACGTAGCCAAGGTACGCTAGGTGTTGAAATCACAGTCAAAAATGAACCAAAAGCACCGGCATTAAATATGCCAATATTAGCAACGGATTTATTGGAGTCGCCTTCAACAATAGTTATATTGTAAGCATTGATACTAGGATCAATCAAAGCTACCAAGGGAGATAATTGCTGTTGAATCTCAGATAGAGATTCTGCCATGGACGTAATTATATCTCCCGGAATAGGAATGGCAGTTTGAATCAGAGGACCATAAGGAGTGTTGATGTCAGTCAATTCATACAATTGACCACCACCTTGAATATTATTGGCACGAATGGCCCAACGCCATATTCCTCCAATAGAAGTCTTCTGGAAAATAAAACCGCCACCTTGAACAATGTTCATATATCAACCTGTTTGAAAAGAAGGCGATAGAATAAAAGAGATATTAACCATGAGGAAGGAATTGGAATTATTCTGGGAATGTCCACTATGTAAAACGATAAATATCGATAATTCATCCATATGTAGTTTATGCAGTCGCCGGAAAGATGGAAGAATAGAACCATTTCATAAGCAACTTCCTCCTGAAATCAGAAAATCTAAAAAAGACCGACCAAGTTTAATGGTGGAAGAAGTTATAATACATGATTCTCTATATAAGAAAATCCGTAGACCTCAAAAAACTGATCCGGATATGTTTCAAAATAATATAAAAAAGGCTGATAAATCGGAACAGTTGATACAACAGATAAACGATAGAATAAAAGAAGCGCGTCGTAGTTCATCAGAACTCCAACTCAAATCTGGCGCATCAAATAAACCTGCTATTACTGTCCCTAATACGTGGTGGGGATGGATAATATTAATACTAATATCCATCATAATTGTTGCCAGCACTATAATTAAATGAATCAATTCCGCATCAACACGAATTTGGTCTTGGATTTACCATATACCTTCAAATAATCATATTTGGAAACATAATCTGATTCTTTCATATTATTTTTGATTGCATGATTATATAATGTCTTTTTATGGATTACAAAACCTTCTGAATTAATATAATGATAATCCGGTTTGGTTTGATGGAGTTCTTCCCAATTCGCAGCTTTGTAAATTATTCCTAAATGACCAAATGTGGAATCGGAAAAGCTGACAAGGGTAGAAAGTCGTGAGAATTGCTTAAAAATGGAAGCCGAACAGCGTGAAATGAACCAAGAAGCAAAATTTTTCTTTTGATATTGAGGATGAATGCAGAATCTATCAAGTTCCAAAACTTGAGAAGGGCTAAGATTCATGGAAGTTGCAACTTCCATGCGGACGGGAGTTGCAAATTTGCAGATGGCAATCAATTTATCATCAAGGAAGGCTCCGAAGATTTGTTTAGCAGAACGCCCAAATCCTGCATAATGAAATGATTGTAAAAATTCTTCGGATTCCGAATAATAAGAATTCGGCAATTTATCTTGAACGTTCAACGGCCGAATGGAAACATTAGTAAACGAAAAATCTTGAGAAGCTATTGGCGAATCTTCACCAAATAATTCACGAATCAGCTTTTGTTTAATAATGCCCGGATTCAAAAATTCTCTCTCCCACAGATATATTAATTTATATTCGGGGAAATATTCATCAACATAAGTGAATTTAGATGCGTCCTGTGATTGTCGCGTGGAGTGCCAATATTCGCCTTGACATTCAATGAGTAAATTATGTGAAGGAATGAATAAATCGAATTCCCAATAACCAATCACATGATGTCTAACGTAGGGAATGTCCAAAGCATTCAATAATGTTTGGACAACCCTCTCCAGAATACTATCTTTCCCATTAATTAATACTGAAGCACGAGCTCGAGCCATTTTCTCGCGGAATGCTGGATCTTTCCATAATTTATCCATCTTCTCACGAAATATAGGATCTTGCCATTGCTTCTTAGCATTCTCTGCCTTCAATTGTAGAAGAGCTGGATCAATGGCTGCAGCTTTTTGTTTTTCAATATAAGCAGGATCTTTCCAAAGTTCTCGAATCCGATTGGTCATGACTTCCCGATATTCAGGAATGGTCCACAACAACTTCTGGGACTCGATAATCAACTCACGATATTCAGGATCGTTCCAACGTTCAATAACTAATCGAGATTGGAGCTGCCTGTGTTCAAGGCTGGAATGCAACGAGTCTTGCTTAGCTCGGTATTCAGGATCTTTCCAAACATCGCTGATGATTTGCGCATGATCAGAAACTTTCTTTGGATCAGACCAAATCTTTTCATAATGAGCTTTACGTTCTGGGTCCTCCCATAGTCCTTTAACTAATTCCGAGGATTGTTGTCTCTTTTCGGGATCATTCCAAATCGCAGTCGAAATTTGTTTTTGTTTTTCTGCAAACTCCGGGTCGGACCATAAATCTTTAGAAATTTGTGATTGGCGTTCGCGTTTTTCATCTGACCAAGATTCAACCATCCCAACTCGATGTTTCTCTTTATATTCAGGGTCTTGATGTTTCTCTTTCATGCCGCACGATAAACAACGATAAACTCCAACACGGCTGATTGTCCGAAGCACAGAAACAATTTTTAGTGTTTTCTTATCACCACAACCACAAATGACGCCGATATCAGATTGACGAGTGATATGGGATAATTGAGAAGCAAATTTTAGATCAATGATTTGTTCTGGAATTCCATATTTCTTAATCTTATCTAAAATACTCATATAATATAATAAAACAACCAACAACTCATTTCCAAGAATGATTAGTCAGTCGGAAGAATCTGCGCAATACCTCTGTCGACAAATTGTGGTAAGGAAACCTCGTGAAGAATATTAAAATGTTTATCGCTAATGGCGAAAAACACAGTCCAATATTTCCCATAGCGCGAATCGCGAGTAGTTTTTTCAACCTCTTGTTTTATTTTTTCAGGAGTAATATCAAGTCCTCGCCTACGACTTAATTGTAAATTGACTTCTCGTTCTCGAGCTTCCTCTGCGATCAAATCTCGAATCTTATTAAGAGCACGAAAAAATCGATGACGAACGCGACCTTGTGTCAATTTAAGTCGTTTAGCAATTTCAGATTGACAAGTCGTTTCATACATTAACCATAAAATTTCTCGGTCTTGGTCTGAGAATTTAGGACCAAGTTCTAATTCAAATTCATCAAATTCAAGTTCAGGAATGGTGCGTAAAAATTGAATACGTTTAATACCTCGATGCAATCGATATGAGACAGCAGCTTGCGTAATACCGAAAATTCTTGCAATTTGCTCTTGCTTCATCTTATCTCTATAATATAGAACGATAAGATCAGTCTCGCGTTCAGGAATCCGATTCAAATGATGTTCGATAACACCAAAATCCGGTTGATATCCCTCCGCTATCAAATCTTCTTCGGGAGCAGGAGCAAGTTGTCTTTCTATCAAATCTTCGATAGAAATTTCAGACTCGGCGCCTAATCTATCATTATTACTAAATCGTGTGGAAATATTCGAAGGATCTTGAATTAAAACGTGCGACATCCCAGATCTCCAACCGCTCGAAATAAGCGGAATGGTTTAAAATATTCATATTGGTCTCGATAAACATCAGATGTTGTTTAGTATGAATATCGGCATAAGCCTGGGATGGCCGCCAGTTTAACATTACCAGACAGAGATATCGAACAGTTAAATATGTTTCAAAAAATCGGGTAATAAATCATAAGAATTGGACGTTCTCAAGTGAGATACTTTATTACATGCGAACACACTAATATTTATACTACGAATCCCCAAGTCATTATGTAAAATTTGAGAAGCCATCCGATGATCACTTATAGCTTCACGCTTGGAATCTGATAAATTCAAATCGCGATTGAATCCGATTAATTTATAATTCAGATGAATACGATCTCTACATAGTAATGCTCGAGATTTTTCAGATTTAGAAAAACCTGGGAATCCCGTCTCATATAATTCATCAATTGTTCGGGAAGAACATAGTGGTGCAGCGGCTTTTTTCCGGAGTCGAAAAATCCCGGATATCCCATCTGATGGATCACCAGTCAAAGCTTTAAACATACGAATATTGGATGGTGGTATATGAGCACCATATTTGTTCATCAAATCTTCAGTAGCACGTTCTGCGTCATAAAATCGATTGCCACTCACGCCGGGTCTATATATGATGATGCGATCATTATCAGACAATAATTGATAATAATCTCTATCTGATGACATTATGACGTTAATGTCGTCCCGATTTTGATCAATATAACTGGCTATTAAGTCATCGGCTTCTTCATCGGGATTATGATAAATATCAATCCCAAATAGCTTAAATAAATGAACAAGAATGTCTAATTCATTTTGTGCAACAAATCCGTCAGATAATGTGATGGGACATGGAACACTTCCAGGTCTCTCGGAATCTGTCGTTTTTTGTTTATATTGAGGATCCAATATCAATCGACGGCGAGGCACGCCATCTAAAAACAATAATATTTTAGATGGCGTGGCAATGTCTTGAATCCAATCGGACAACATCGATAACATACCATAAATAAGCCCGGTCGGATATCCAGTCGGAGACATAAATGGTGAAGATGTTTTGTTCATAACATATACTGCATGTGCCCTATGCAATATATTGTTACCGTCAATTAAAATAGTGCGATTAGACACTGACATTATTTTTTAATAATAATCTTTTCTAGATAAGAAGCTGGATAAGGAGCTATAAGCGGTTTGGATAACAGTCGAGCTGATACTACGACTCGACCATCTTCTAATATATCAACAACATATCCGGGTAAATTTTTATTTTCACCACGAATAATTTTGACTCTATCGTCTACTTCGAATGGTGTATTCCCGATGGCTTCCAGCCCGTCTCGCATCGGGTTTAATTTATCATCATCAATTAATGAATAAACCGGTCCACCTTTACTAGTACCAGGATTACATAATACTTCCCGGAAATAATTCGTATCTCGTAATTTCAAATAATGGACGCCATCTTCATATCTAATGAAGATATAACCTTCCATATAAATCAGGATTTGAGAATCCGATCGAATCTTAGATGATACCGCAGGAACAAATACATCTATGTTGGGACGACCAAGTATCCGGCGCGCAGCACGGATTAAAATTGCTGGATCCATCCCGTGTTCCCCATTAGATGATAACTCCACAATCACCCATTTAGGGCGCGGAGAATCACTGGAATCCACGGAAGAGTGTGGAGAATTCTTGATCTGTGATTGGGACACGGTTCGGATCTAACAATACCTGTTCCGACGGAGAAGAAACATTCTCGACTGTCGAATTTTTATCCGGACCGGTGGAAGGTTCGATTTTATTATCTAGTGACGTGAGATTTTCGGAAGCTGTAAATTTGACGCCATCAACTTCAATGGATTTTTGAACAATCCTCTTAGGGGCAGTATTTTTGGTGTTCTTCTCATTAGGTTCCGAGGGCTTCGGGGCAGACGACGTCCCAACTTTTGGAACTGAACTAGCAAGGCTCGCATCCGGTTCCGGAGATGGAAGGGAAGTAGACGTCGTCCCCACTACTGTAGGAACCGAATTACTAATAAACTTTGTATTTAGTTCCGGAGGCCTAGAAATAGATTGATGTTCTCCTCCAGTATTAGGATGATGCAGAAGTATAGCCTCGATATCTGAATAAGTAGGTTTAGATAATGCACCCAATTGACGAGATACTTCAGTCCATGATCGTAATCGAACTTGAAATGATCGAAGAGGAACAGGATACGTAGATTGCGCACCAACATCTGCTCGAAGCCCGCTGGCGATCGCCCAAATTATAGAATCTCGTGCCCAAGTAGGTCCTTCATGTTGTGCCAGTTTATCAAGTAATTCGAATCCTGATTTTGGATCTGAATCGATAGTAAATAATATTTTATCAATTAGTGTATAACTATCAAAATGATAAAATTCTCGAACAGAATCTAAAATCAAAGGCCCGAGTTTAGAAAGCGATTCCACAGCCAAGATACTACTACGTGGCGTACCACCGTTCATACGAATAATAAGTGTTAAAGCATCATCTTGAGCTTCAATTTGTTCTTGAGAACAAATTGCGCGCAATCTATCATGTAGAGCATCAATAGGAGGAAGATATACCGGGTATTCCTCAATCCTATCGCGAATTGGACCTTGGACTTTAAAAGGTTCGGTAGTACATAAGATAACTATGAACAATCGAGATTCTATGGCTTTAAGCAAAGCATCTTGAGCTGCTTTAGATAATCGTTGAGCTTCGTCTAGTATATAAATTTGTAAATCTTGACCATCAATTGATCCATAATCTGCATCACGGACCATAGCTCGTATTTTATCTATCGTGCCTTGAGATGCGGCGTCGAGTTCCTCAACACCGGAATAAGTATCGCTTTCGATAGCTTTGCAAACTAAACAATCATTACATGGCTCCCCATCTTGGAGATTTTGACATTTAATGGCTTTAACTATAATCCGTGCTAAAGTGGTCTTCCCACAACCCTTGGGACCACCTAACATCATGGATTGATTGATCAACGATCCATCACGGCTTCTAATATGTAATAGCTTCCGGATTCCAGGATTCCCTAATACATCAGCAAACCGGACGGGTCGATATTTAATATCAAACATATTACGTCCTCAATGATTTTTCGAGATTTATCAATCCATCATGCCATTGACCATGACGTGCAGCAACTTCAGGAAATTCTTGAACTTCGGGCGGAATTATGCGCCATTTATATTCACCCGATTCTTCTACTTCCTCACCAATGCATCGCGAAAGCAAATGATCGATGAGTGCTTTGCGTTGATTAACAGCCAAGTCATTCCAAACTTCCAGCGCGATTTCAAGAATAAAATCGCAATCAATCAAGAATTCAAATTTACTGGACACCTTATAAACATTGCCAGGGACTGGCTTCCCAGCTCGTTTAGTAGCTTTATTTCTACATATATATTTAATGCGTGCTTCCACCAAATATGGATGGAATCTCGGAATCAAATCTTTTGCAACTTCTTCGGCAGCTTCGAACGTATCAAATAATAATGGGATTTTTTCTGCTTTCTGTTTCACATCACGCTGAGCTGGATCAAAATTTTCGCGCGAATCATTCATAATTAACCTCAATTCATATTATTCAAAAAATAATGCCGGAATTTTTCGTCACCAACTCGTCGCCAGAAATCATTCACATCTTTGTCTTTATCGTTCAATTTCGGATATTTTATATTTTGAATTGAAACAAATTTATCTGATTGGCGTTGGATGAATCGAAGCACACCATATCGTCCAGCTTCATCTAAATCAAAACAAAGATTTACTTTATCGACAAATCTATAAAGGAATTTGAGTTGCGCCTCACCAAGAGAACTGGTTGTAATGGCAGCAACGCAGGGTGTAACTAAGCGACTTATGACCATAGAGTCCATAGCGCCTTCGACCAAACATATCTCACGACGAGCCCAAACATTATCCATGCACGCGGATAATCCAAAAAAATATCCTTCAGGACGCCTTTTCATCAAGAATGAATCATAAGATTTTTCAATCAACGATCGAACTTGGAATCCAATTGGATTCCCAGTATAATTCGTCAACGGAAAAACTATACTTCCAGCGATTCTCCTGCCAGCAATCGGGATTTTCGGAACATCGTCAGATTCTCGAACCCAAGACGTAGACCAGCGAGTAAATTGGCAAACGTCACACCAGTTATTAGGCGAGTTAGAATCATTACATCGGATTCCATGATTCGGATCGTGTGTTGGATCTGCTACATAATCACCTCCAACATAACCTATACGATGACGTTTCCATTGATCTTCTGACGAACCACGGCTTATTAAATAATCTCGGGCAACATCGGATTCATTTAAGCATCCTGATGCCCAATCTAAAAAAGGCTCCAGAAAATTCATGATTCAAGTTTCAGATTGAAGGAAACTCATACCCATTCGAATATTATGTAAAATGATCCCAGAATTCCCACCAAGTATTTGAGTATACATTCCAACCATGTCTGGTCGAGAAAGAAATGTTACTGTATGGACTTTAGATGGTACTACATGACAAATGGAATGGAACTTGGATGTTTTGGAATCGAATGCCTTACCGAATCGTTTGGAACATTGAGCAATAGTCCATGAATCTGGAACTAAACACATGTGTGGTTGAGTCTTCAATCCAGAATTGTATCGAACAAAATTATAAGCTGCAGTCAAAGATCCACGTCCGGAGAAGATATTTACCCATTGTTCAGCAACACTCAGTTCATAAGCAGCACGTATCATAGGCTCTATAACATCATCTATCCTATCAGAATCATGCGGGAACATTCCAACACGAATATATCGATCATTAAATATACGACGAGACGTAAGGAATTGTGCTCGAGTCCCGCTAATAATCGCGGGCAAAAATTCAGGACGTGCTGGAACTTCAATAGCTAACGGAATAGCATCAACGTTAGATCGAGGCCTATGCAAATCATGATCTAGGATCTTTAAAAGAATCATTATTCCAAATCCAAGAAATATCACCAGATGGTAATTGCGGAGATTCTGGTTTTATTGTATGAAGCCTAATCCATGTTCTGATTTGATCAACAACACGAATCCACCAGGAACGGTCATTAAATTTAATACGATATCCAAGAACCCATTGCAAAGTGGCGATATCTAAAAAATTATCATATACATATCGATCATCTTCCAGTAAAACATCAAATTCTTGAGCTAAAACAGCGACAGTCTTTTTGGGTTGGAAAAATGGACAAATGCGAGCGATTGAAGTATCATCACAAATCAATCCGGACCATGTTTCAGGATCAGATTGTCCATATGTACAAATATGGATTGGTCGAGAATTATCCTGAATTACTACTAGAGTAGTAACAGTCCTAGGAGCAATTTCCAAATTCGTATTTAGATCTTCTTGCACATATGGGAGTTTTTTAGGATAATGGACAATATTATGTAAACAGTTATCATGTCGTCGTGAAATAGCAGCTTTTATATATTGATTTTTATATCTATCTTGGAGCCGGCGCAGTCTTCTGCGGATGACTGATTCTATTTTCACAATAGTTACCGTACACTTTGGTCTCGTAACTTCAAACTCTTTATATTATTCGAATCCCGAATCGTGTATGCTTCATATGATTTATGAGCATGATTCAAAAATTCTTCATTATGAGTCACCATGAGTATATTGATTCCAGTATCTTCAGATATTTGGCGCATAAAACTGGCTGCATTTGGAATATAACGAGCAGCAAGCCCGGACATGGATTCATCAAGCAACAATAAATTCCCCATATTCAATCGAGTCATGACAGCAAGTCGCAGAATAAAAGAAGCCATAAGAACGGCTCCTCCCCCAAATGAAGACATAGGATCAGCTTCTATACCATCCTCTTCGATAACAAAACGCATAGCCAAACGGTTATACTTTAATTCTTGTTTAATATTGAATTTGAGTGTTTGATCTCGGATCGTATGTTGAAGACCACTAGTAACCAAATCCGATATTGAATCAACATTAGATTTCAATAAGTCTTCAAGCCACTTCTTATATACTTCAGAACTCTTTTGATTTAATTCAGCTGAATATTTCAATTTAGCAATCTCATCCTCCAGACTTTGGAGTTGAGATCGTAATACATCTCGATGCGCTCGTACTCGAGCCACATTATGTTTAAATGATTCCAAACGCGTAGATTGAACGGATGTCATCGACGTACCATGCTAGTTATATAATGACGAGCTTTAATGCCCAAGTCCAAATTAGATTCTCGTATGCAAGCTAACGCTGGTAATTCTTTGTGTTGATATTCCAGAGTTATATCGTTATCTAAATATCCTAAAATAGAAACAAAATGTTTGACCGGAAAATCAGCTTCGAAATTCCCACCACGCATAATTTGGCATTCCAGACGTGATATTTCTTCAGTACCATTCCGAATTTCTAATTCACCACCGTTATCATCATTTTTTTGAACTAAAAAGCTTAATCTCTGAGTACCATCCATGGCCAAAGATACCCAACTCAAACATTTCTTTAAACTTTCTCCATTTAAAGAAATAGAATGTTGATAATCCGTTTCTGGCATCGACTCATAACTGGGTTTATTACAAGTGACTTTGCTGAACGCTATGATAGACTGGGTTGCAGGATCAATCATATAGAGCCGCGCGGCATCGTGACATAGCTGAACGGTCTCTGACGTGGCTTTGGAACAAAACGATCGAATAACAGGTAAATCAGAACTAATTATGCTCAAGTCAAAATTCAATCCATTCATAGAAGCAATGGTCGCATAGAAGCGAGCGATGGACACTGCACATCCATAATCAGAATAAAAATGAATTTGATTAATTCGCATATCATCTTCAGTCTTAGTTTCTCGGATCAGAGCTGAACAGGATAATTGCTTCAGCAAATGATCAAAGCTCTTAGACTGGACTTCATATAAATCCAAATCAGCTGGAAAATCTGGAATTTTCGGACGACGAGCCTTAAGCGCGCGCGGCTTTAGACTCACCATTCGATTAGTTCCGTCACCTTCAACGCGAATTTTTAAATTCTTATCGTTAACAGTAATAATTATCTTATCTAAATCCGTATCAAATAATGCAATCCTATCAGTAGTTATATAAAATTCTTCAGATCGATAATCCGGCTCAACATCTGATTGTTGAGAATATTGAACAATCGATTTTACATAACTCCGTTTGTTATATGAAAATATAACAGCAAATCGCTCGAAAAATTGGAAACTAAAATCATTAGTTTCCGGTTTAACGAGCCGAGCAATAGCAATACCGCGTTTTAAAGCATTGGCATCAAAGATGAATTTAGACATATATCAAGACTTATTGATATCATCTACCATCGGACGAAGCAATTTTTCAGCAGCTTCAATGTCAGATTCATAAGTATCTAGCTTTACTCGCATTACTTGATTCAAATGGTGAACTTCTTGCCGAATATTATTCGGATCGAGTCCGGCTTCTCGAGCAGCATCCATATGTTTCTTCAAATTCCGTTTCCGAGCTGCAAGTTCAGCTTCAATATGGCTCTTTTGAGTTACTAAAGAGTCTCTTCGGATAGAGAGCTTCTGATGGCGTTTTACAAGTTCGTCAATTGAATTGGACATTTCATCACGCATGGATTTCACCTAATTATAAATTACATTAACTCTATGTCAAACACAGAACTCTCTACACGATTAACTGAAGCTACACGATGATCAGCCAAATATTTGATACCAGGCTGACATGTTTGGTTATACGAACATAGTTTACAAGCAGCTGATGGAGTCGGATCGAATTTTTTATTTAAAATATTTTGAACGGTAGTCAAAGTACGATTTCGAAGCTTCCGAAGAGATTGAGCATCATAATCTACCCATTGCAAAGCATCTTTAGGAAAGCGCCAATAAATGAATCCGATTCTAGACGGAGCAACACGAAATTTCAAATAATGTAGTAATGCATACCATATTAATTGATTGGTATCTGAATATAATTCTCTATGTTTAGATGCTTTTCCATCTAATATTGATACTCCACGATCATAATGAATAAAATCGGATTTCCCACCAAATTTAACAGTTAGATTATGTTCGGCACTATAATATAATTGAGTTAGATCAAGTTCAGCCACGCTGTTTGGAGAAATCAAATGATATTTCCGAATAACTTCCAGCGCATGTGGAACTAACTGTTCCAATTCATATTTTATATTATCGACATACCAGGTATCGGATAATGGATCGAATTTTTCATGTTGAAAAATTCGATCCATAGCTTTAGGTATAAGTGCCATCACATTCAATAGCACATTAGGACCCGCCCAAATCCGATTGTTATAGAACCATTCAAAAATTTTTCCAATAATTGATCCGAACATTGAATCGCGTGGATCGCGTGGTTTTCCGGGCTCCTTTACAATATAATGCAAATTATATTGTAAAGGACATAAATTATAAGTACGATCGCCTGAATAACTTAAATACAGATCGTATCGAGATATTGTGGCATTAGAACGATACATTAAATATTAGTATACCAATTATTCATCAACAAGGCCAGCTTCAGCAGCTTCAGCGGTATCAAGAATAACTTGTTTCAGATCGGTCGGATAATCAGTCCGCTCTAACTGCGCCAAAAAATTTTGTACTCCACCATCTTGAGGAGTTTGAGACTGCGTGCGTAATATGTGTATGAAATCTTCTAAATCGCGGCGATTAGTATCAAGTGTTTTTTTGAGTTCTAAATCAAATATTTGTTTAGCGTCATCACATGGAATTTTATGAACATCAATAGAAATACCTTGAGAATTGCATGTAATATGAGTAACTTTGGGGATCCTATCTAAATTCTCAAAAGTTAATGCACCACGTGATACTGCTCCAACATTCACAAATTGAACACCTAAATGGGTTTGGACACCTTGGTCTTTGTGATAATGTCCGAACACATATACATCAGGGCATCCTTCATATACTAAATCGCGATAATCAAAAATTTTCTCGCTGAAGAATGAACTAAATTTCTCACTCGGAGAGTGAGCAGCAAGTGCATGTACTAAAGCAATTGTATAGGTATCGCCGTCTCGCTTCCGGACTTTATCACGGAGTCCTTCATCATCAAGGTCAACAGTGAAATCGACACCAACCACTCGAACATTCATAGATCCAGATGTAAAAGTCTGATCTTGAATGTGTTGGAACACATTCGATCGATATAATACTCCAATTGGTTGGCGTGGTATTGATCCAGGATCATTATAAGACATATCGTGATTGCCGGACACTGCATGCGTCGGACAGGAATATGCACGGTGAATGCGAGCAACTTCAGCCACGGTCCCCATAGTAGTTTTGTTAGAGGCCTTTACGTGAAAGAGATCGCCAATTCTGAACAAAGCGTCCGCTGAAACTCGCTTCGCAAGCTCGCCTTGCCAAATCATTTTCTGCAAAATTGAATTTTTGTAATTATCTTTGCGAAAACCCGGAGCTATCTCGCAAAGATGCTCGTCGGATGACGTGACAAAACGAATTTCAGACATATTAAATATTACACTCCAAAATCCAACGTTTATTATTGGAATTGTTTCTTTATAAATTAAACAATCACTCGGTAACGTATAAATTACGCGGGCATAGTCTAATTGCAAGGCGCAAATTCACCCCGGATTTGAGATGTTAGGTCAAAACTAACTGCCCGCTCCAACAGCTTGAAGTGCTTCTACGAGAGTCTCGGGAGCACGCAAACTCTCTAAAACAAATTCGGAAATTTGTTTTCCTAAATCTGAATTCCGAACGTTATCGCGTTCATTGGCAGCAGCATATAAAAATGCGTTCGGATCACCGAATAGAAATACCTTTTTCTTGGCACGAGTAATAGCTGTATAAATAAGATTCCGATATAACATCATCCCGTATTGCATAGTCATTGGCATAAGGATATAATCGAACTCTCTACCTTGGCAATTCCATCCGCAAAATCCATTTTGAATAAAACGATGACCATCCGGGACTTCAACACACATAGATGGTCCATCAAATATCTCAATACGCGATATAACACTATGATGGAATTTAATCCGCTCCCGTAAAGCTCGTGATTCGTTGTTTTCTATCTGAATCCGAGATAATAGGGATTCCAATTGATGGCGAGACATATAACCACGCGTCAGAACATTTTTGTCCGCAAAAGTAAAAAATTTAGGACCACCGTTAATATCTCTAATTGATAACGCTTCAGCTTTAAGTATTGGAACTTGATAATGGCATTCATTTCCATATAGAGATTTCGCTCGTAGTTGTTTCTCATCAGTTATGAAACCGATAACATCAGCAAATCGACCAACATTCCGACCATATATATAAATAATACGATAAGTTTTCACACACCCATCACTCAGTGTTTGACGACGCTCGCCATATCCAGATATGATGCCAAAACGAAGTAACATCACTTTCACGTCTTTATATAATGATTCATAGCAGGTTAGTAACTCAATATGATCAACAGTCCCTAGATCTGGATTCATATTGACAGTGCCATCTTCAAACAAACCGCGCAAGAAGGCTGCTTGCACGGTCAGTGAAGAACGTAAAACAGATAATGGAACAGATTTATTTTCCGGTCCGATTCCTCCAATATCTAGAAGCCAGCGAGATAAAAATGTGGAATGGACTTCAATACCAGCGGTTCCGTTATGATCAATATGTTTCGGATGGCATTTAAAAAGTAACTTACATAATTCATCGAAACGTATGATTACATCATTGGATGATGTAATCATACGAAATCCACCATCAAACACAGTTCCATCTGCGACCATTATGCCAAGAAATTCCGCCATATGAACATCCAATTCCGTAGGCACCGGATATTGGACTTCATTATAATGACCGCTGATAGGAGCAGGAAGAAACCTATTCGATTGCTCCCCCCATTGAACGCCAAGACGCAAAGCCAGTAAATTTCCTTCCACAAGCTCTGAAGCCGGACGACGAATATATCCATATTTAGAATCCCAAGTATCCATTCCATGATCAGGAGTGGTTTCAAGTACGTAACCATCTGAAGTGGTTATACGAAGCATACGACTGGAAGGATTATTGACTTTGGAATGATATTCAGCGCCGCCAGAAGGAGTAGCAATAGAACCATCAGATGGTATATCAGAAATCCGAATTAAACCTTCTGGAGTCTCAACTAGTGTATCCGGAGACACACATTTATGCGCTGTACATGCATATGCAACATTCAACATTGAACGACATTCTTCAATCTTGAATGTGAATGTCTTATCTATATATTCAGGAACAGTAGATTCATGATTGAACCATTCAAATATTTTGACTTCAACCACGTCATCTTTAGCCGATATACGTTGGACTTTTCCAACGTCTCCATTGAAAATCATTCTATCATAGTCATTCTTCACGACCATGATTCGATCCCCTTCATATAAATCACAAACGCCATGTTTTATTTTATAAGCATTGCCAGCGATATACATAGGATTTAATATCTCTCGCAATTTCTTATTTAGATTATTAACTCCAAGTTCGCCATCATATTTAGGAGCAATAACTTGAAATAATGCGTCACGTGTCATCATTCTTTCAGTGAGGGCACATATTTCGTCAGCTACTTGAGGCTGTGGGAAACGGAAAAATACGAATTGAGAATCCTTTCGAAAATCAGTATCTATTGCATCCCCAGCAAGTATCTGATGTGCCACTGTTATAATATCAGACCTATCAGTCTGTCGATAAATCCGAGTCAATGATACATGCGGAACATCATCACAACGCATCAGATTATTGAGAACATAACCAGCGCCAACTGATGGTAATTGTGCAGAGTCCCCAACACATATCAAAATAGTAGTAGATGGAAGCGCCGAAATTAAATGATAAAATGTTGCTCCATCAACCATTGAAGTTTCATCAACAATGACAGCATCAACATGGAATTTATTCGATGAATGAAATTCCCATCCGCCATCTCGTTTATATCCAAGAGCCCGATGAATTGTAGAAGCCGGTTTCCCCGTCACTTGTGATAATCGTTTAGAAGCAATACCAGTTGGTGATAATAATACATAATGTAGATGATTCTCTTCGAATAAATCAACAAATGCAGAAATTAATGTGGTCTTCCCGGTTCCAGGATAACCTGATATAACACACACTTTGGAATGTTCAAGCAGCATTAATGCTTGACGTTGATGCTCCGAAAGCGTTATATTACGACGTTTTTCATATTTATCCAAAAATCCAGATAGATCACCCAAATCTTTTGGTCCATTGGCAAGTAAGTCCACTAAATATTTAGCAGATTCAGATTCATATTGCCAATTTTGGATTGAATATATTCGGGAATTATCAACGACTATATCATCATCTTCTTTTAATTGATCAAGAGCTGTGTAGAACGAAATATCTGATAAATATTCACCATGAGAAAATGGATCGAGTCCAATTTTTTTGAACAGCCTTTGAACATACTCACGAATCTGATCCGCGGATACATACATATGTCCTTCAGATGATGATAATTCATGGATGATATATAAAATCATTGCATTAACACGGCGTTGATCGTCTCGACCGACTCCCAATTGCCGAGCAACGTTATCGGACGTTTGAAATCCAACGCCAGGACATTCATACAGCCAGTATGGATTTTCTTTGACTAATCGAACTGATTCAATTCCGAATCTAGTATATACGGATCGAATCTGAGAAGCAGTTAAACCTAAATTACTAAGGAATATTGCGGCCGTTCTCTGTTCAGAAGCTACTCGCCACTCATCAATTATAGATTCAATCTGTTTCTGGCTAAGAAAATCACAATCGGCAAGCTTTTCGGGCTCCGTATCCAACAATGTTATAAGATCATCACCATAAACTGCATATAATTTTCCAGCTGTTACTGGACCAATGGACGGAACGTTATTCACTAAATATGTGATTATTCCAGATCTACTTTTTTCTGGTAATACTTCACAAGTAGTCATTCGAAATTCACGTCCATACTGGGGATGATCGCCCCAGATGCCACGTGCATGAATTTTAATACCGACAGCTACAGGTTGACCAAGGAATGATCCCTTAACTGTAACTACAGACGCTGGTTTCTCAGGTTGAACCTTAAGAATATAATATCCAGTGCCCCGGTTGGAATACATAATTCCAACAATTTTTCCGATGAGTTCTTCCACTGAATTGTACTTATTAGGTTAGGATTGGATAGTGATTAAGTTATATAAATCAGTCTCACTAAGCACAGGAACGTTATATTTCCTGGCATTCTTCATTTTACTAGAATTTGTATCTGGATTATTGGTAACTAAGTAGGATGTGGTCTTAGACACAGAACTTTTAGGGAATCCCCCGACATCCATAATATCTCTTTCAACTGCTTTCCTGGGTCGAGTAAGTTCTCCAGTTATGCAAAGCGTCTTTCCTGATAGTATACCACCAACAGCTTGACGTACGTTTATTACTGACACTAAATCAATAAATAATTCACGTCTAAATAATAAACCTTCTTGAATTTGACGAGCTGTCTTCTCTCCAATATTCGGAACTGCTCTTAAAGCATCATAATCAATATTCAAGATTTTGTCAACAGTATTAAAACCAGCTTGAATTAAATCAGTAGCCGTACTTATTCCAAAATTTGGAATATTTAATGATGCAAGAATTAATTCTAAAGACAAATCTTTATTACTGTGTAATACTTCATAACATTTAGCAGCCATTTTCGGACCAGAGCAATATTGTTCTAAATCAGCAACAGTTAATCGATATAAATCAGCAACAGATTTAACGATTGAATTGGATGAAATAATAGCATCTATAGTAGCATCTCCCCAATGCAGAAGTCCAAGATTTCGAATCCAAACTTTTAGAGAACCCGATAATTTCGATGGACAGACGTTATTCTTACAATATAAAAAATCACCTTGAATTATAGTTACACTAGAACAAATCGGACAGAATTCGGGAATTTTGAATAATATGGGATCCACTATAATATAAACATACAAGAAAGACTATCATTCAAAACCTTTATTCAGTTTCAGATTCCTCTTTAGGTTTTTCTTCTTTATCATCTTCGTATTCATCGAAATCCTCCGAACCTTCCAAATCTAATTCCGTTTCAAAATCTTCTTCTGGTCGTTGCGGAGCAGGGGCTGGAGTTGGTTCAGGAGTCGGAGCAGGGGCTGGAGACATTACAGGTTCATGCCCAAAGGTCTTCTCGCGAACCATTGCGGCATCACCATCATGGAATCCTTTCATAAATTCATTCATATCTTCCCCAATATCCAAGACACGTGTGGAAATAGATTCCAATCCACTGAGTTCAGCTCCGACGAAATCACTTTGAAGCCGAGCTAATTTAGAATATGTAACTGATAAGTCCTTCAGAATATCGGCAATATATGAATTGACTCTCTGCCATTCAGCATCATGTTCAGAATCATGTTCAGAATTATTACCAGATAATGCTGAATTTACTTCATACGCCACTCGTGAAAAAGATTTTCCAGTAATAGAGTCCACTGAATTATCCAATAATACAGAAGTAGTTCTGGCGACATTTGCAAAATGGGAATCCATGTTATTATTAAAATAAATTAAAAATCCAGGTTCAGTAAATTTAATATAAATTCATTTTATTCAAATAAGATAATAATTATGTTAACGCCGTTACCTGAATAAATTAAATTTAATAGTTAGTTCCAAATTACGAGCCATTAATATAATAATTTCGAAAATCCCAGCAATTGATGCTGACTCATTTTATGATGCATATCATTATATCGGAAAATGCAAAGCTAAAATAAACTATGGTGTATATTTTGAAGAACAATTAATTGCATGCGCCACATTCAAACCTCCAACTCGCCAATCCAAACATCCTTGGGAATTAGTCCGAATGACTTCCCATCCACAATTCCGCGTTCATGGCATTTGGTCCAAAATCTTGAAACAATTTATTCAAGATTTTGGACCAAAGTCAATTGTGAGTTTTTCAGATAATAGGTTATTCTCTGGGAAAGTTTACGAGAAAATTGGATTCCAGTTTGATGGTGACGTCCGACCTGATTATTATTGGGTGAAAGGTCAAAACCGATACCATAAATCGGTATTGCGTAAAAAACCGGGAGAAGTTGGTACTGAAACTATACTCCGTCAAATTGATGGTTTCCGGAAAATTTGGGACTTAGGAAAGAAACGTTGGGTGTTAACATTATGAATGATAACATAGATTTAGATGAATTAAAATCAGAACTTAAACAAGCGCGTCTAGCTTATTTTAATTTAAATCCTGTCATATCTGATGCGGAATATGATGCCAAAAAAGAATTATTAGCTAAATACGAACCTGACGCAGCAGAAATCAAAGCGGTAGGAGCGGATCCGCCTAAGATATCAGTGTGGGAAAAAGTCCAACATAAAATACCGATGGGGTCTCTAGATAAGGTTAATACTGAATCGGAATTCCTAGAGTGGGCTAATAAACTAGGATCTGATACATCATTTTTATTTATTCATAAAATTGATGGATCGAGTATGGAAGTTGTCTATGAACATGGTCAGTTAATTCGATGCGTCACCAGAGGGAACGGGATAATTGGGGAAGATATAACCAATAATGGAATACAGATCCCTAATATTCCTAAGTTCATTCCGATACAACATGAAGAAATAATCATACGTGGCGAAGTTGTCATGTTGAAAGATGTCTTCCATAATAAATATGCTCAAGTATACGCCAATCCAAGGAACACAGCCAACGGAAAACTTCGAGAACGTAAGTCTGGAGGTTTAAATTGTGCCGATCTCATATTTTTAGCGTTTACTTTGGAATCCAGTTCTGCACCAAAGCTGGAATATCTAAGAATGAAAGCTCTTCAAAAAATGGGATTTTCTGTTCCAGAATTTGAAGTAGGATCTGCAGCACAAGCAGTAAGCTGGCAACAATCAATAATAGGAAACAGGAATTCGATTCCATACGAAATCGATGGAATCGTAGTTCGAGCCAATAATATTTCTCTCCAAGAAGAGCTTGGAGAAATAAATATGAGACCTAGAGCTCAAATCGCTTATAAATTCGAATCTGCTACCGGGATTTCCCAAGTCATAGATATAAAATGGCAAGTAGGATTGACTGGTCGAATTACAGCAGTAGCATCTGTGGAACCAGTTAATATTGGAGGCGTAGTAATCACTTCCATATCACTTCATAATTTAAAATTATTCCAAGATTTAAAATTATTTAAAGGATGTAGAATATTGATCTCACGTCGTAATGACGTTATTCCGTATTGTGAAAAAAATTTAGATGCAGCGTCAGATTAGATATGATTTATAATACTATCACAGGTATCACTAGTTATTTAACATCTCTAGATGGATTCAATAGATTAATTATTGATAGAAGGCGAGCTGTAAAAAATGAAGAACTGTTAGATGAATTTATAATTTTAGGCCATTGGACAATTGATAAATTTGGTCAATGTATCAAAATTGGAAGCAGTGAAACTCCAGATGGATATCGGAGACCCGGTGTACAAGAATTAATTAATATATCCAATCCAGGAGAAACTGTGATTTCTAAACAGGGATTTTATGATGAATGGCCCGGAGTTATATTAACTACGCATTTTGAATCACAAATTCCTAAGTCATCTTTAATATGTCCAGTATGTGGATTGGGTTGGAATATTAAAAATTGTTATGATACTCAAACGCTCGAAAAATCTATTGATTATCAATTATCCAAACAAATCGGAAAATCATTATACGATTTTCTGAATGAAAATCTCCCACAAGATGAGCTGTGGATATATAGAGGCGAGATTCGGAATGATGCATTAATCGATAATGCTCCTCATCCAAGTGTGATAGGAGCAAAAGTTAATGAACATGGCTGGTATAGACCAGCCGTTGAATCATGCCATATGATACAAGATGGAGATTATGCAGCGTTTGCAGTGCAAACGTTTTTTCATAAACAATGTTATTCAGCAAGGATTAGTCAACAAATTAGAAAAAGTTATGTAGAAATGTTAGAAAAATCTGGTTGGGGAGATTCTGAATTGATAGCTATTCCCAATGAATATTCAACATACGAGAAGTTCGAACCATGGTTTTTAGTCAAACATCCATTAGGGACGCTCAAAATCGGGTGGAGGAAACGCGTTCTCCAAATTGATTGGTCAGGGACCGGGATTCCAATATTTGATGAATTTCGTGATGAAAAAACAACTCATAACACCACATTTATACATGCACATAATCTAGAAAAAGCGGCTGATTATTTAAAAATAATCAAATTTAAGATTCAACAGGCGACCGCGTTGCGTTAAGCATAGACTCGAGCGCTTCCATGGTTTCAAACGAAACTATAGTAAGTCGTATTCTTTTACCGTCCAAATGTTGTAATGCGACTTGTAAATCCAGTCCTTTATTATCTTCATCCACTAATACAAATCGTTGAGTATTAGGATCTAATGTGACTATGCCATCAATAATTAATCCGGCATCAAATCCATGTTGGAATTGATCTCGTTTATTATCATAATCAATTGCCATTTATAATCTCATGCATCGAATAAATTCCTGAATTATACTCAACCATACTATTATTAGATATAATCCAAGCATCAGCCCTATAATTTCTAATAAAAATATGGCATCAGGATCTCACGCCTTATTCTTGCAAGGCGCTAAAGAGTTATATTCTAAGATTAAATCATCTTCTGATTTTAGAGTCCAATCATATACTAGTCCAGTAGAACATTTGATATCGGAATTTGAATCTTGGGAATTAGAACCTCCTGAAGATATACGACGAGTTCAATCAATTGTTAAATTGATTGAACTCACCAGAACCATCAATGAGCTCATAGTCAACAGTTCGAAACCAAGTTAAATCGTTGGTTCTCCGGGATTTAGAAAATTAAATTGAATAAATTGCCTTAAACAACATCAAGCCATTAAGTGATTCTTCGTGAATATATGATTTCCGATATCAGGAAATCAACTGCATCCCGTAGTATTTCCACAGCTACTACATAAATAGCAACTCCCGCATCTGCGAGTAATCGATCCACAATTGTTACAAGGTGGAGCATCAATATTCATCTCATTATTAGGAGATGATGATAATTCAGAAGCCGGGATTGCCGTAGGAGTTATGGACTCCGGAGTAGTAGTTGTATTCCCGTAAGCTTTATCCAAACCAGAATTTTTCCCAGAAAAATAAGTCAAATCGATATATTTAAATATATAGTCATATAGACTATCTGTAAATCGAATCTTAGGATTACCCGTATATCCAGATGGTTCAAATTTCGTATTTACGAAACAACGCACCAATTTTTCGAGTGGAACCCCGTGCTGAATAGAAATACTAAGAAGTTTAGTAAAACTATCCACCAAACCACCCATGGTGGACCCAATTTTCCCTAATCGCACAAATACTTCGCCGGGAGATCCGTCATCATATTCACCAACAATAATATACCCAGTATGTCCTGCTATATTAAATTTATGACGCCGACTATGTGAATCTATAGGCATTTTGCGTCTATCTGTCACACGGACTTCTCGTATGACTTCCCGAACAGTTTCCTTAATGCCTGATCCGGATTCCTCTGAAAAACGATTTTTAGTCTTTAGAGGTTGTGATTTCTTGCATCCGTCTCTATATAAAGCTATACATTTGAGACCGAGTTCCCAACCGATTTTATATAAATCTGCAATTTCTTCCGGAGAAGCTGTTGTTGGTAAATTTACAGTCTTGCTTTGAGCACATGTAATGAGCGGCTGAATAGCCGCCATCATTTTTAAATGCCCAAGCGGAGGAACGCAACGACCTGATGGTCCGGAAGCCATAGCACAATCAAATATCGGTAAATGTTCTGATAGAAGTCCTGGAGCACCTTCAATGAATGAATTTTCCTCTAGATATTCACAAATCCCTTGAATAACCGGCTCTGAATATCCAAGATTGACGAGTGCGGCCTTCACAGACCCATTCACAAGTTTCATAACACCGCCACCAACAAGCGATTTATATGAAACTAAAGCAAATGCTGGTTCAATCCCTGTCGTATTCATCCCCATAAGGAATGAAATCGTATTATGCGACACGAATCCATTGGCAATATATGTAACATTCCCAGGGACTGATATATCATAAGTAAGTTGACGGCCTTGCGATTCCACCGTAGTAATTTCATCGTAATAAAAAGAAAGCGCATGTTGCAATCGACCAGCAAAATCAGGAATAAACTTTTCAGCAATATGCCTTGGAATCCGACCATCAATATATCTCATTGTAGCGATTTTGCGAAAATCATGACCTATCGGACACACTTCATTAAATAATTCTTCATCAAGATAAATATAATCTCGAGCCCATTCAGTTTTCCCAAGCACTTTATCAGCCTTACGCGAACATGTAAAACCAACACGTTCCATGAACACACTAGTGAAGTTCCGAGATGTTACCGTTAAACGATAAACAGGTTTATCACTATAACCGCCCGTCTGTATATCAAATCTTGTTGGAATCCCAACAGCCAATAACATAGTTTGCACATCACGAATGAAAGCTTCTGATTTGTTCGTGAGAGATGGTAATCCGTTGGTTACCGAACCATCACAAGTGAATAAACCTCGCAAATAAGCCCCGTATGCTCGCTTATCATTTGTAGCAAGAATCGCATCGGGAACATGAGCTTCGAGATGGTCTATTACTTCGATTTTTGCAAATCCAGAAATTGACCACCAAGTTTTGATTTGTGTAGAATTCAAACATAATGATATACAGTTATCAGCTGACGTAATAGTTGGATCTTTTCCGAAAAGCTCACGAATGAATCCAGCGCAACGCTCGCGCGCGTCACAATCTTGAGCGTCGAATGCAAATCGTAGGCCTTTATGATGCGTCGAACCGTTGGCCGCAAATAATCCACACAATTCCGCCAAACGAATATCGACAATGTTTGGAATTCTAACGCCTCTATCATAATTCGGGACTAGAGAAGCAGGTAATTTCGGTAACGAAATTTGACGACTCTCGCCGAACAGTTGATTCATACTCAACGGAACAACATCTCCTTCTTTCAAAGCATCAAAACGGCGCCATTCCCATTGTCCATTCACAATAACTTTGATTTGATGCTTTGGGGTCCCGCGAAGTTGGAATCCACGATCAGTAGTCACGCCAATAATATCATCTTCACCATTTACATAAAATTGTGTAGCTTGACGTGGTCCAGCATCTGTTTGAACCATGAATTCTACATCTTGCCATTTTTCACCATCAGGATTCCCGAGATCTTCAATTCGAATAAGTCCAAGATCTGTTGCGATAAGCGAACCTGCGATAAGGCATCCGAGTGGGGCCTGCAGACTAGCTTGTGATATACTGAATCCATGGCGCTCACCGAGTTTAATTACTTCTTCCCAAACACTATCCGATAAAGCGCAAACATCATCACCCAATGGATCAAAAGTCCCTAAATTCCAGCGTTTAGAAATATTCCGGTTGGCTTCTCGATGCATATGCATAATATTCAACATTGCATCGCGATTTTTTTCAAATTCCGAAAATGCAGCCGTCCGAGCAGCTAATTTGGCTGACCATAAATAAGCATAACCAGTCATGAGACTTGCTAACCGAGCAGCAATAGCACGGCCTTCATCCGAATTATAAGCATGACCAAGTTGCATGAGCAGCGATCCAAGATCGCCGTAATTGAGACCGATCGGTCTCAATGCCAACGAATTCTTAGTAATAGAGTCTGTCGGATAGTCGGCTTTGGCAATAATAGCATTTTGCGCGGTCACGAAAACGCGGACCGAATGCATGAATCGCTGCGTATTTAATTTGCCATCATCAAACATTCGAGTCAAATTGATAGCACATAAATTGCATGCAGTGTTATCGACATGAGCAAATTCAGCACAGGGATTCGTAGCTCGGATCCTCCCACTACTTGGTGTGGTGTGCCAACGATTTATAGTGTCGGTAAATTGGACACCAGGATCACCGCACATCCATGCAGCCTGTGCTATTTCAGTCCACAGTTCGCGCGCTTTATATTCATGAACAACTTCTCCAGTTAATCGTTCACGCGTCTTCCACATCCCATCATCAACAACCGCCTGCATAAAAGCGTCGGGAATGCTCACTGAATGATTGGCATTTTGGAATGATACCCATTTATATGCAGAATTAGGATCGTCGTAAGCTGCACTATATCCACATTCAATAAGATCATGCGCTCGTTTTTCTTCTATAGCTTTACATCGAATAAATCCAGGACGCCCATCCATGGTCTCTAAAATATCTGGATGATCCATATCCATAATAGCCATTTTAGCCGCATTCCGAGTGGAACCACCGCTCTTCATGGCCTTGGCGCCCTTATCAAGCTCCTCCATCCATCCAAGGGGGCCACATACATACGCCCCTGAAGAGAGTTTTTCATATGATGAGCGAATTTTAGATAAATTGGCTCCTGAACCAGAGCCACCAGCAAATATAATTTTTTCAGATTTGCTGAATTCCATGATTGAATCCAACGTATCATCAACCCCAGAAATAAAACAAGCCGATGCGGCTTGGCGTCTATCTGGAATACCTACATTAAACCAGACTGGAGAATTGAATGCACCATATTGATGAAGGAGCGCATAAATTAATTCGGCTTCATAAATTTCAGCATCTTTAGGAGAATTAAAATATTGTTGCTCATCAGCCCATTGAGTTAGCGTACGAGCAACTCGGCTAAAAAGTTGTTTAGCCGAGGTTTCTTTCACTCCATTTACCATTCTAAAATATTTACTAACTACTACATTAATGGTTGTCTCGTTCCACCAGTCAGGGACTTCGACATCGAGTTGTTCGAATACCTTCGAACCATCAGCTCGAACCATCTTAGAATCAACTATTTTCCATTTAATACTGTCAAAAGGATGGACTCCTTCTTGTGTAAAGATACGAGTCCATTTACCAGATTCCCTGCCTTCTTTAGAAACACCAATAATGGAATCAAATACTTTCCCTACAGGTGAATCTGATCCGGATTCGGTGTTTTTATTAAGAGCGGCGGATCCGTTTGACATTTTTTGCCTCCTCGGACAAGCGAATTATTTCTATTTCTAGGCCAGTGCGTGCAGAGCCGTCGCCACGTTTATGGAGGATATCCAAATCACATAGCATATTATAACTTGTAATTAAAGAGTCCATAGTCCATAAACCTAAACGCGACTCGAACATTTTCTTACACACAAAAGGATGAATGTTCAATAACTTGGCAATCTCTGTTTGAGATATACCATGCGATGCAGCATATTCCATTCGTAACTGTTGAATGACATGACGCTGCAGATATGCTAATATCCATCCTGTCTCATCCATCCGCTCTTGGAGTGCGTCCAAGTAGGCTAATGCTTTGGCAGGATGTCCTTCGCATATCGAATCTATAACTTCCTTCGGAGTAAGATCTGCGGAAAAACACAATACGGATTTAGCATCTGCTGGTGTTATAACACCAGCAGATGCTATAACCGATAGTTTCATTATCTCAGACGAAATCTTCCGCAGACTCTTCCCTGAGCTCACAAAAAGCGCACTGGCAACGCAACTTAGATCGATATTAAGCCTTTCGCCTTCTTTTATGATCCAAGGTAGGTATTCATTCTTATCGTCATACGCTTTCAATTTTGAAAAATTATGAATGCGTTTGGCTCGAGAATCTGTTAATTTAATTTTCGGAGTCGAAATTATTATTAATATATCAGATTCCCCAGCTGGTAGTTGCACAGGGATTTCTTTAGCATTCCATAAAATGAAAACATGACTAGAATGATTGAAAGGTTTGATTGAAATATCATCTAAGTATTGATTTAAATTTATCGATGCGTCATATTCAGAAGATTCAAGCAGACTACACGAGACTTCGTCCTTAACTGCTCGTTCTTTCAGGAAATCTTCATCACCATTAATAAGGATTAATTGCGGCACGGATCAAAACATCTCGATTGAAGATTAATACAAATCCTATGCCAATGTAATAAAATGTTTGCTGATGGAATCGATTCTAATAGAGCCGCAAATTTTAAAAACATAATAGCTCCAGGAATATGTTCCTTATTGATAGCAATAGCATGAACCGCCTGCTTGATAACTAATGAAATAGCATCACGTTCAGGACCATATTCATTTTTATGTTCACAAATAACTGTTGGAATAGGACACAATATTGAATCCATTCCGCCGGTTATCATCTTTTGAACAGTTATATTTAACTCTGCAAAATTTGAACAGTTAATGGTTCCAAATAATCCAGGGCGACCATAACAAAGATTAATTTTCAAGGCGTCCTCAGATTCAAAAAGGACTGCCATCTCTGCTGGGTTTAAAGTAGTCCAAGTAATGATTCTTTCGAATCGAGATCGTAATGGAGAAATTGTTGAATCAATATCTGAAGTAACAAAAATGATACGGGAAGCCGATGGTGTATCTTCACATAATTTTAAATATACATTCTGTGCAGGTTCATTTAATCGATGTAGATTATTGATAACAGCTATTCGAGTAGATCCGAATATAGAACGATGAGAAAAAAATTCTCGAACTTCTCGAGCCCCTTCAATACCTTCAGGGACTAATAAATAATCAGTAGATTCAAAATGGTCTTTCAGATATTCCTGAATGAATGAGTGTTTTCCGATATAATCAGGTCCCGATAATACTAAACTCCGTATATTATTCGGAATTAGATTTTGGATAGTCTGTTGTTGCGAGCAGAGATTGCCGTGAATCATAAGTATTAATTTCAGTTAGTTTTATTTCTATTTTATACAATCGACGACATTTCATACATTCAACAACATTAATCAGTCCAGTTGAATCCAGTCCAGTTGAATCACAAAATAAACAAAAAAACATAACAATTAATAATTAAATGCACCACCAACGGGAACAGACCAAATAAAATTACAGGTCACACATTTGAAAATAGATACTGATGAACCTTGTGGATTGATTGAATAACAAGATGTGCTTTTACAACTTTGACCAGAGGTCAATTGATCAGAACCACGCCGGCATTTTGCCATTACGATTGGATAACTAGGTGTTTTAGGATCAGACATGGATTATTTAGTAAACGTTACCGCTACGTAAGCTGCTATACGATTCAAGATATCTGATGGAGGTTCTGTAAAAAATTGCGATATAGAGATTTGTCCGGCTATTTTCTGGCAAAGTAAAAAATCCGATAATAATAAAGTCCAAGATTCGTGTGATTGTTTAGTTTTCAAGAATATAATCTTCGGCATATCAGGCGATTCTTGAATAGACCACAGTAATTGATCTTGCTTATAACGATAAATTAATTTAGGTAATAATCGTATAGCTTCCGTCTGAAGGAGCGGACGAAGCCGTCGCCCCTTCACAAATTGATCATTCAGACTCCCGTCAAAGGCCATTTAATATTATTGATCGAGTAAACGGCTGGCAATGCTAAATAAATCAAAACTATGTTTTGATTTAGCACCTTTAGGATCAGTCTTAGTGCCTGGATCTGCAAGGCGCTTAGTTAGACGCGCAAGATCGGCTTCTTCCTTGGGATTCAGTCCATCGGATTCTTGTTTTTCCTTCAAACGCGATAACTTCCGTTCATCCAAACCGCGTTGATAATCATCTTTCCCTTTGGATTTAGCTTTTTCTAATTCACGAACAACACTCGGATCAACATCTGAAAAAAATTGATCTCGAAGCCGAACATAATCATTATATGACATTTCGGTTTCAATATATTTCCAAATTTCATCAAGTAATTTTTTACGTAAATCACCAACGAAACCGGACCAACGTTTGGCATTCTTCTCAAACAATTCCGGATACTTCTCTTTTAAGGCCGAAGCTTGACCCATATTCTCTTTAATATCAGAACCAAATGAACCAATATCGTCTTCAAAGATCAAATCAAATAATTTCAGAGAATCAGGAGATAATGCAGCTCGCAAATCTGGTAAGTGTTCATCAATCAATCCGATAAATTCTTTTATTGCCGCCTTATCATCCAGCGCTTTCCCTAACGCAGTTTCTTCTCCAGTTGGAATTCGCCCTTCAGCATCTTCGAAATTCCCGTCATCAGTTCGCCGGCCGAATGATTCGTCAATACCTTTTTCGTATTTTTTCTTGGTTGTCTTGGATTGTGATTGTCCCATAGCTGTCGATTTGATATTGGAATACATCGCCTCAAGAGCTTCTTTCGGTGATTTGAAATCACGAGTGAAATCCCAAGATTTAGGGTCTTTCCTCGGAATAGGACCATTTTCATCGTGTTGAACAACACCATTCGCATCAGTTTCGTATTTAGATCCAGTCGTTATATAAGTTAGGAAGTCTTGGACCGAATCCATTGCATCAGAATCATTGCCTTGGAGTTGTCTCCGAGCAATATTCATCAAGTCTCGGCCGATTTGGCCGGGAGTCTTATCGACCTTCTGACCCGGGAACTGTTTATTTAAAACATCAATAATTGCTTTCCCGAACTGCGTCTCAATATCCGCATATAATCGGAATAAAGCAAGAATCAACCGGACAGAATTTGCGATATGAACACGGGAGTAGGTAGCCATCGAATTTAGCTACCTACTAAAGGTTTAGTTTAGATTGAAACTGGATTGATATTCAATCGAGTAGCACGCAATCGGGCTGCTACAATTTTATCTCGAGGATAATTGAAATAACTCGACATCATATCTTCAGATATTCCCATAAGATGCAGCCGAGAAAATAAATCAGTCCGTGCCAATACGCATGATCCAAAAGCACGAATGCCGAATAAATCGGCTCTAGAACAAGAATAACGCTGGCATACAGCGTCGACTACTGATTCAATCGTAATATCAATATGCGCTATTTTCAATTTCTCAAGTGCAATATTCCGAATCTTATTAATGACATGTGGTTCAATTCCAACAGTTTTGGCATATTGACGAACCGTTACTTCCATCAAATCCACGGCTAACAATGCATCACGTTCTTCATTATTTAACTGCGCTGATGCGATGAGTGATGCAATATCTCGTTGGCATTCCACATTCATATATGAAGCCGCAGAATCTTTATCTCCGGGAATGTTAGATACATATTCATTATCATTGATCACATCATGGTTAGATACTTCTGAATTATCAGATATTGACTCGGAACCATATGATGTTCGAGACATATCATCAGTTCGACTCAATCGTTTGAAATCATTGATGGTTTCATTATTTATGATTCGACTAACATATGCTAAAAGCCCGGCATCAATACCTGGAGGTTGCCCATTAATAGGAGCCAATCTCATAATATATTGAGGTGTCGAAAAAACCATATTGGTTTTGCGCCAACGTCTTAGGAATCCTTGCAATTGAGAATCGTTCCAGCGCATACGTTTCAATGTTGGAATCAAATCGGCGTTTTGCCAATCGGTGGCAAGCGTGATTCCACGAGCTCGAAGCGAAGCCAAACCTCGTTTGCATTCATTACATTCTTTAGGTGACATACCAACATGATTGCGTCGATAGCATTCATGTTCAGTCAATTCTGCTGGCAAAATGCGCCCCTGTCGCCACAAAGATTGTAATTTATGATATTCATGTGGTTCATATGCCAATAACTGCAACATATGATCGCTATCTATCGTATGATTCTGAATCGAATAAAAATAGCGTTCATGATTAAATCGAGCGAAATGAAGTAAATCCGAAACTCGCCAGAGCGAAGTGGATTCAGTCCGGTGACCAACCACTGGTTTCAAAGTCCCAATGAAAGTTATTGGAGCTCCACCAAGAATGCGTTCGGCTTGAGTCTTATCAACAAGTTCTTCTTTCAAATGTTTGAAAAACCAACGAGCTGTAAATTCTTTCTGCAGAAGTCGGCAACGAACTCGCTGCACAGAATCAGCTATTCTAGATTTATCTCGTTTAAATAAACGAGCCACGCGCATATGTGTCCATTGATACCATTGTTTAAGGAAAAATTGTTCATCTGGAATAGGAACAGGTTTATAACAACATTCGGAATCAATAGAATCTATCGCATTCTTGTTCATCTAAAATCTCCTTGCGGTGATCACTTCACCGGCTTAATGGAGTCAGTTAAAACTGGCTTGCCATATAATATCACATAGTAAGGAACATTGGCAATATTATAAGTCCAGTTCTGGGATTTCCGGACTGACGATGGGAGAAATATTTAGAATATTCAATACTTCAGAATCCGGAAGAGGAGGACGAGAACGCGCTAACCAACTCTGAGCCAATCGGACTCGCGAACGAGATACTGCTTGACCATCAGGATTATTACATTTTCCAGAAGCAAAAGCCGATAATCGCTCTTCGAGCGGTAATCGAGAACAAGCTGAAAATGATTGACGAGCCATACGGAGCCCGACACGATAACACTTAGTTCTATCTTGGACTAAGTCTTCACCACCCCAACCACGGGAAAAAGTCGGATCGTAAATGAATTTATAACCTGAATTGGTCAACAAAATCCGAGTCTTGGTTTTCCCATCATGATTAGGTTTATCCAACTGAATTTGAACTAAACACCACGATCTTCCGCTATCACCACGAGATTGTGAGCCAAGCCCTAAGTCAACATCTTTCCTGTAACCGCTTTCGAAGAATGAAATAGACATCAGAAGAGCTAATGTTTGAGCCCTTCCATATTTCCCTTGGAATATTGGTTTTTCGGCCGGATCGTACGCCACATGAATGGCAGAAGTAGCGATTTCTTCATAACGAATCCGTCCAATATCGGATGATTCTTGAGCGACTTTTATAAAAGAACGACCCGGAGGAGACCAAGTAAGCATTCGATTCACTGCCCATTGATGAAGCGATGTTACGTCTTGAGACGTTCTTCCAGAATCATCATTAGCATAACTGACATGAGGACATATAGAAATTAAGAGTATTGATATGATAACTGTTAATATAATATATACGATCCGCATATTGACACCTGCTTCAAGATTAGATGGAACGGAACTTACTGCGGAAATTTTAAAAAGTCAATGATTTGAGGAATTATCTATTCGAACAAGGTTCCCATTCCATATATTGGACAAGCCCTGAACGTTTAGAAGTCAATTTTTCATTAGATATGTACGTGAGTTTACAATTCTTTAAATAATATTTCCCTTTGATTTCTCGAATTTTCCTTGGATCTTTGGGATTCCTCAACACTAGATCGAATTCTATGATCGTTCCTACAGCCAAATGAGGCATAGGAATGACACTATATTCCATATGAACAGGAAGATCCAAAAAAATAAAATAAGTCTTCATATTCATATGAATACCATCACATTCTATTTAATAACATATATATTTTTTTATTCTTTTTTCTTAACTTTCTTCCAACAACAACATTTCTTTTTCTATTGAATTTTCTACTGCTGTCACTTCTACTACTGCTGTTGCTTCTACTGTTCCTACTGCTACTACGTTCGTTTCCACTGAGTTATCATGCTTTGGAAAAGCATTTGTTGATTTCTTTGTTTATTAATAAACATAGAATGAGATCAAAAAAGAATAAAGAAAAATAAAAAGATCTAAAAAATAAAAAGATCTTTTTATTTGCTATAGAGGGGCGATGAACGCAAGATTCAGCTACTCTATAGGATCGCAGGTCCAGTGTCTTTGGATTGTCTGACGGATCTTCAGTTATTCTAGGTTTTCTGGGTAATCCCACCAAAGGATCATGGATGATGAAAGACTCGTTAACACTTCTAGCAGCATCCATGGAGGATCCATGTATTGTCATTTGTAGATCCTCGGCCCATTCCATGCGAATATACTCTACATTCAAAAGAATTCGAAGAAATTCATAGAATAATTATAATAGTAATAGGCCGGTTAACCGGCCTATTAGAATAGTTAATCAAAATGATGAAAAAAAGCAGCAAGAAAACCAAGAAACCGAAAAAAGCTTCGGATTTGAAACGAGAAAAAGATAATAAACAAAAATTGCTTGATAAAGCCATTGAAGACTGCGTCTACAGGGCTTCATCTTCCAAAGAACGTGAATATTTCCGAGCAATGATAGTGGAACTCGTTAAGAATAATGTTATCCCTAAAGAATTATTAGACGCAGTCCCCGCTCGTCCAGAAGATACTCAGAAGACTCGTTTTGAGCAGTTATATGATATGGCTTTGTTCCTAGCATTTCCTGGATATGATCATGAGACTCTAAGGAAATTATTAGGTCCAGAGTCAGAAGATCTCGAAGATTTGAAAATCTGGAGGGTGATGTTGCCCCCTAAATTCAAAATAACTCATGTGCTCATTCGGGCAACTGATTTTCGACAAGCATTCGCTTTAGGGTGTGATTATGCCTGTCGAATGTCCCTGAGGCTTTATAGAAAGATTCCTGTTGACTTAACTATCCGTATTCAATTCGTGAGTCTAAGAAGTGTTCGAAGGATGCTCGAGCTCCGTTGGGCTAATCGAATGCAGTTGCGACGGAAATATAGACTCGTTGGCCGTGAATTCACCAGTAAAGAACTCACAGGGGCTCGAATGGTGGCTTTAGGGAGTCCGACCCATCCGGAATATAATATATTCAAATATGCGGAATGGAGAGATCTAATTAAGATTTTGAAGAGTGGGAATCAAATAAGAATTTCTTCGGTCGAAACTGAAACCTTCCGACCAACCATCAATGATGATTAATATGATAGTATCATCCGGGCTTCGGAAATACTTTCTTTTGAATTCATATATTATATATGGCTATTAGATTAGCTTCTAAAGATCACAGCGTCTCGGAAATATCTCTTCGAGATTCGAACCCTATTAATAGTTATTGATGGTATATTAATATATAATCCAAATATTGAAAGAAAAGATAACTAAATATGCAAGCTGGCAAATTCAATATAATAATCGACGGGTTTTGGGGTTCTTCAGGAAAAGGTAAGATATCTACATACCTCGCCGATCAATATAATTCTACATTCATATCATCGGCCAATTATCCGAATGCAGGTCATAGTGCTGTGTTTGAGAACGGCGTCAAATTCGTTGCCAAAGCCATTCCGACTTCAGCCATTCTCAAGAAGGTCAAAGGCACAGACATACAGTGTTTCCTTTCTCCTGGATCTGGATTCAATCCCATACAACTCTTAAAAGAATGGGAAGAATGCGACAGACCAAACATATTTATCCACGATCGAGCCTCAATAATGACTTCAGAACATGCACTTCGGGAGCGAGAAGGTTCGGATTCGACCAAACACATTGCCTCCACCATGCAAGGTTCTGGAGTCGCTATAGCAGATAAAATAATGCGTAGACCGGATGTTCAATTAGCAAAGAATTGGGATCCGAAAGTGACCCTTCATGATAATGATCATCTTGAATCTGTGTTTGGGGATGATCTCGAGCGGATCCGAATTACGGATGGAATGGAATTCAGGAATTTAGTTCATTCTATGGTTAATAACGGGCAAACTTGGCTCCATGAAGGTTCCCAAGGTTATTCGTTGTCCATAGATCATGGGTCACAATATCCATATACTACGAGCAGGAACTGCGGAGTTCAAGCCGCCATGGATTATATGGCGATCCCACCTCAAATAGTTGGTGATGTATATTTGAATCTTCGTACTTATCCTATTCGAGTAGGGAATGTTGTTGAAAATGGACAACAACTCGGATACTCAGGTGATTTTTATCCGGATTGCACGGAACTCACTTGGAAAGAAGTTGCCCGGCGAGCTGGAATGCCTGATGAAGAAGCTCAAATGCTAGCTGAACGCGAGCGGACTACAGTGACAAAACGAATTAGAAGGGTTTGTAATTTTTCGTATCTTGGATTACAAGATGCCGTGAGAACGAATGGTGCGACCAAACTTTCCATGAATTTTATTCAATATATTGATTGGTCTGACGCTGGTTTACGAGGAGGAAAAGAAGCTTTCAAGAAGCTTTCCAAGAAAAGCAGAACTTTCATTGATAAAGTCGAAGAAGTTGCTGGAGTCCCGGTTGTTCTTATTGGAACAGGCGCCAGTCATGAAGAAATCATTAATTTGCTGTAAATGGCAAAATCTAAGCATGGGCATTATGTTGGAAATAAACCAAGCCCAGAATATTATACGTGGCGTTCTATTAAAGCAAGATGTTTAAATCCAAAACATCATAATTATGATGTTTATGGTGGAGCTGGAATAATTTTAGATGAAGTCTGGGCATCTAATTTTGAAATATTCTTACGTGATATCGGGCTTCGTCCTTCACGGCATCATACTTTAGATAGAATCAAAAATGATTTAGGATATGTTCCAGGCAATGTTAGATGGGCAACTCGACACATTCAAAATCGGAATCGCAGTGATAATCATTGGATTACGTTTAATAATGAGACATTATGTCTCAAAGATTGGGCTAATAAATTAGGTTGTACGCCCAATGCAATACGTACAAGGGTATTACGTGGTTGGTCTTGGGAAGCTGCGGTTAGTACTCTACCCAATCCAAAATTACAAACCAAAAAGAAAATATATAATCAATTAGAGACAATCGATAAAGATATTAAGGTACATATTACACAACAAGCAATAAAATTATATAATGGCGGACAATTGATTCGATCTATAACGAAACATGAATTAAATAATGATAAATCGTTGTCGAATTCGATATCCAATATTATTGATATAATTCGTGTTTTAGAATCAAATACTATAGCTACGCCGATTTGAAAGCCTCTAGTATAATTCTGATATTCAGTAATGGATATTCCTAAAGTTTTCCAAACCGGCGTAGCGACAACTGTTCTCAATAAATTTGGGAACCGAGTTTATATTGGTCAGCATGAATTGAAATTCATAAAAAGCATTTCAATTCATGCTGACATCCCCTTAGATAAATACCAAGTCACTATTCAATTTCAAAGTCCAGAGACGCTTGACGTCCAAGACGAAATTGAAGAACAAATTCGAATTGTTAAGACTTGCGCGTGGATTTCTGTCGTCGAGTAGAACGAACTTTTTTAGCGTTTCGCTTAGCAGTGAGTTCACGCATGATTTGAATTAAATAGGCCGTACACCGATATCCATACATCTCGTCTTGATTTTTGAATTTGGTATCAGCTTCAAACAGTTTGATAGTTTGAAATTCAACTTCGAATTTTTCAGGATTTTTTATATAGCGGCGCATCCATTCATTGAATGCTTGCGCCATATAAATATTAATATTTGGATTTGAATTTTTGGATTGTAACCGGGACTTATTTATTGTTTTAGATTTCATTATGGTGACTTCTTTTTGCGTTTTAAATGAATACCAATTTGATCGGTATTCTCAATCATATATTTATGAACTGAATTGAAATATCCAGCTATCGGATGTGCTGCATCTTTTCGCATTAATCGTTCTAAAATCAACATATTTTCATAATCGGAAAACAACCAATTTTCAGTTATCGGGACTCCGGGACTAATTTGACTCCAAACATTTCCAAATGGCAGCATTATTAATACGTATTCAGTCTTTTGGAAATGCGGAGGACTAGAAGTCGGTATGAATTCTTCACGGCGTTTAACCGAAAAAAAGACTCCAGGAGGTAAATCTATTCCGTTAGGAGTTTGAGTTACCCATCGTTTAATACTTACCCACTTAACTTCAGGGGTTTTTATACCTGACAGTTTTCGACATTTTAAAGAACAACTATATAACGCTGATGGTGATAGTTCACATGTCCATGGTCGGAAGTCCGATGGTAAATCGGTATTTACATGTAGTTCATTAAACCAAAAAACTCCAAGCGATGTTATGCGTTGTTGTAATGTTGGTTTTTGTTCTTCATCCATAGAAAGACTCCATAAAATGACGCATAGATCAGCCAATATCTTCTGTCTTACCGATTCAGAAGGGAGATTATTATCTCCAGCTGTACAAGCTACTGTACTAGCAAAATATTCAAGATCCCCATTATCAGCTCAAGAATTACTTGCGCAGTTAACTGAAGAAGAAGCTGATAAATTCCAAAGCAAATGGGTTGTTGGATATGGTCATGACTCCGTTGCAGAATTGGCAACAATACCAATATGTTTAGAAGGTGTATCTATCATAGCTTCCAAGATTCTAGAGTCTTGGCCGCGCGCGGCTTATTCTGAAAAAAGCACTCGATATCAAATTTTTTCGAAGGATTCGTTTGTTACGCCTCCTGGCGCTCCTGATACAATGAAACAGTTCGCCGGACGATTTTACGAAGCTTATGCTGCATTAAATGTTCGAATGATTCGTAAAATCGCCGAACTTGTAGGTGATGATCCGGAAAATCCTAAAACAACTACTAAGGCACGAGCGTTCGATAACGTCCGTTATTTGCTGCCAGCCGGAACTGGCACTAACGTGGCTGCTGCAATGAACTTACGTGACGTGCGCGACATGATAACAACGTTGCGCGGTCATACCAATAGTGAATTCAAAGCCATTGGTGAAGGAGTTTATACTGCTGCCATGAGGATGGCTCCGGCACTCATCAAATATACTGAACCCGATACTTTTTCATTACCAGTTAAAAGCTTAGGAGCAATAAACTCGGCATTCTCATATGAACATCCACAGCCGTGCGTCAATATTTATAATTCAGAATGCATATCTGATCCTCAAATGGAAATGTCCATTTTTAAAGCCGCTGTCCAAGATAGACATACTATGAATTGGGAAACATTTAATCAACACATGTTATCTCGACCTTCTCATGCTGGAGTCCCAGATATTTTTAAAACTATCAAAATCTCGTTCGAAATTATTATGGATTATGGCGCATTCCGCGATTTACAAAGGCATCGGCGTTGTGATCAATTCACAGAACCCTTCCGATCCGATTATGGATATGTGGTCCCTGAAGATATAGTGGGAACCGATTTGGAACCGGATTATCGGTCAGCCATGGAATCTCTATCGTCATATCAAGACGAACGCGTAGTCCACGATCCGGATTGGTTCCAATATATGATTCCGCTTGGATATTTACATAGATCAATCTTTCAAATGGATTTGAAAGAACTCTATTACATAACTGAACTTCGTACTAAACCACAGGGACATATTTCGTATAGAAGAATTGCTTATGAAATATATCTGTTAGCACAACAGCGATTCCCGGAGCTTATGCAATGGTGTCGTGTTGTTAAGCCCGAATCTGTAGGTTTACATACATGAAAGATATCAATACACCTGGATTTCTATCATTCGAACTCAGTGGACCAGTTTGTGGAATAAAGGAATGTTCAGGTGTATTGATATATAATATCGATTTAAATACCAAAAAGTCTTTTTATCGTTGTTCTGAATGTAAAACCGAATTCGATAGACAATCTGAGTTGTATAAAAAACAAAAAGAAACTTTGGAACTCTTAATAAGTTTATTAATAATTATTTTATGAGAGTCCATATATTCGGAACGCACTTTGTAAATAGGTTCCCGAATATTCGATTTTCAGAAGAACAATTTGAAGCAATTTGGTTATGTAGTCGCTGTCATTATCGAGTGTCTCGATTTTATTTGATTGACTGTCGGGTCATCGACAATCCGCAGCGACTTGTTCCAGAAGAATATAGAGATTGCGATGTTGAAATTGCCCGCCGTATCATGACGAGCTAATCATATGCTAAAAAATTGATGAACCCATCCTTTAATTGTTACCCAATGTTGAATTATCCATTGAGCAGCTGTTCCAACTGCTGCTAAAGTGGAAAGCGGGATAGTAATCTTACGTGAAATCCCTTTACTGGCTTTGTCCGTCTGATTTTGGATCGATTGAATAGCAATATCAGTCGAATTTTTAATATGGGTTTCAAAAGCGTCCATGCGCCGATCATGGATTACATTAGTAGTAATTAATTTTAAAATTTCTTCAGTATGTCTGGCTTGAGAATCTTCATAATCGCTGAATGTTTTCTTGATTTGAGTTTGTACAGCCAATGAAGTATCTCTAGAAATACCAGCATGTTCTAATGCATTCTTTGCAGCAGTCTTAACATTTTCTACACTGTTTTCGATTTTAGTTAAATGATTTTGTAAACCTTGGACTTCACGACCAAGTCCCTGAATTTTTCCTTCTGTTGATTTAGTTAAATGTCCAAGCCTATTATTTAACTCCCATTGACGATTTAAAGCTTCCATTTGCATTTTCATAAATGCAAATGTATGGCCTCCATCTTCAGTATTATTGATGCATTCGACTTGCATCCAATATATTGGAGCTTCGAGCTTAAAGAATGTGTTATACCACCATATTATTGTATTATTTAATGATTTACTTGGCCAAATAAAATATTGTTGAGGATCCCCAGTTAATGTATTCTGAATCGCTATTCGTAATTGATCATGGAACTGAGGTTGGATAAATTCAAATATAGATAGAGATTGCAGTTTAGATAAATCACATCCAAGTTTGGTTAATACGAAATCGTTTGCCCAAGTGAATCGTTCTTGATCCAGATTGACTTCGAACATACCTTTATCAGTTAGAGATCTCCCATGAGATCGCATGGTTAAGATAGTGCTATCCATCTTATGTTTCATGGCTTTTATGTTTCATGTTGATAAAAGCCTCCGAAATCCATCCCAATAATACTCCAATACAGTTGGTATTGTCACGACATGGCGTCATCAATACCTAACCGATTAATTATGCAATGTGATAAATGCAGAGTTGCTCAACATTGCCAAAAGCAAGGTTCAAGCCCGCTCTATAATAATACTACGATGTTGTTATGTAGAATCGTAGGGGGATATGGGAAAGAGCCAGTTCCTCTTGCTATTTTATCTGAATCTAGTAAAAAGTTGGTTGAAGAACACGGTCCATGTCTTACGATTGCAGAGATCCCGATTCGAGATGAAGCTTCAGGAGACGTTTATTTCGAAACCATTAAGATTTTCCATGAACCAATATTACATGAAAGAGAAAAGACAAATTTCCACTTGGATATGTTATATCCAAGAAGCCATAATTAAAGAAATTAATCTATAATTAATTCTCGGAGTCTGGATTTTATGTATTCCATTCGTTTTTCATAATCCAAGTGATTTTTACGATATACTCGAATTATATTTTGCGATAAATTTGCTTGCTCGAAATCTTGATTCCAAGGTTGATCTAACATCAACACTAGACCACGAGGTCTCCATTCTAACCATCGAGTGATATATGGAGGCCAATCATCAAACAAAACTTTCCCATATTGACCACCTTTATCTTGTGTAATAGTTACACTAGCATCAGGGAGATGTTCCATACACCATTCATATTTTTCAGTCCACGCTGTACTACACCGCTTAGGTCCTTTAGTTAAGACAACCAAAATAAATTGCAATTCTCTGAATAAATCAATTATTTTTATGCCTTCTTCAATGAGAGGAAGACTTTTCCAATATCCAGGATTATTTTTAATCAACTCCATTCGGCGCTCAATATAATCAGGAGCTCCTTCTATCTTGGTAACTGGTGATTCAAATGGAGAACGCAGTTCTTCCAATTTAGCTAACATAGTGGAATTATAATCCACCATGGTCCCATCCATATCAATCAAAGCGATGAGTTCAGATTTTTTCATTTTAATTTAATGAAAAAATACAATTTGGAATAAGCTTAATTACTAAATAACACTGGCAGATATTCAGGAATAGAATAATCTGGAGTTTCTCTCCATCCAGATTTTTTCCCATCAGGAACCATTTGCATCACTTGTAGACGAGATTGTAATCGAATATGATCTGTGACAATTATAACACCTGCACAAGTTTCTCCACGTATTTCCGATGGACAAATATTCCCAGATAACGAATAGGTTATACCTATTATTCCTTCACGAGAAGATTCTGCAATTATCCAAGATCGAATATCATCATTCGGACTGGTGGCTTTTATCCAGCCAGTCCGAGTATATAAAAAACCTTCAGAAGCAATCTCTGTACATGGATGACCTTCATCCAGCAATTTATCGATTGCTGACTTTAAAAAGGAAATTCGGGCGTCAAACGTAGAAATCAGTGATTTGATTTCTTGTGAGAATTATGTAGATCGTCTAAAGCCGATCCAAAAGCTTCCGTATCGCCTTCGCCAAAAGCTTTATTCACTGCATCCAGTTTATGTTTCACCATGTTCAATCCGGGTTTTGACATCGGAAGAGCTTGATGTTCTTGTGGAGCTGGAGCTGAATGCTCCGGCATATCGTCCTGAGCTTTGATGAATCGAGTAGCAACACGTGATGCGAGCTTAGATAATTCCATGTCATTCTTAAATTATCAAAAGTTTACTGAATTAAATAATACATTTCGAATCAATTCCATGCGCATATGTTGGTAATGTGAATGGCCAAGAATATATTATTTATTTGATTATAGAAAATGTCTGTTTGATAAATAATCAACCTCTAGTAATTATTAGTAATTGGAGAACTCAACCATGAAAAAGCCCAGTTGGTTTAGGCCTATTGATTTCCTATCTTTTGCATTACCTGGTGTTGTCCTAATTGGTCTCACCATTTATGCTATGATTGCCGGTGCCGATGCTCCCAAAGGTGGAATTTGGGGTTGCTGGTTAGTAGCATTTAGCTTCGTAGCGATTTGGGGCCGATTCTGCTGGCTTCGAAAGAAGTGGCTTGATGAATTTACATGGTATCCAACGTACGGCGTCATGATGCATCCAGGAGCTGGTTATAAATTACCGTCTCCAGAATATTTGGATTCGACAATACAAGCTATTGTGAAGAAATGGACAGTATTTTTCCCAAATGCTGAGAGCGCTTTGTTATCTGATGTAAATTGGTGCTGGTTTAAGAAAAATCTTAACGAGACTCCGATGAATCCGGCTGGAAGGAAAGTTAACGGTTTTACGATTCCTGGTAGCCATGAATTTGAAGTGGATTATGATACGGATACGCAAAATTTAGTCCAGACTGCTTTTCCACATGAACTTGGACATGTAATAATGGGGAATTCGACTGGCAAATGGGATCAAGATACGCATCATAACTTCATGAAAGAACACGGATTGCAATAATTTTGTAATTGTAAATTGTATATGGAATTGCCCGATCATAATTTTCATGATCGGGCAATTCCATATTTAACATAAGTATAGTAGCCAATATGGAATTGCCCAAACATTTTATGGTATGTATATCAGGATATTCTGGAACTGGAAAAGACGAGGTTGCCAAAAGATTAATAGCGAAATTCGGAGCTTTCCAAACAGGACTCGCAGATCCAGCCAAGCGCCATATGGCGGATTTATATGGATTTAGTGAAGACCAATTATTCGGTCCTTCGGCTTCTCGAAATGCCGGAGATCTTAGATATCCTAAAGATTCATTTTTTGATAAGAATTTGACAGTATCTGAATTCTGTTCTGAGAATTATCCGAAAGATTTGATCGGAAACTTAGAACCAGGAGTTATTTATTGGCAAAGTTCTGGTCGCGGATTCCATCTTCCTAATAAACCGGCGCTTCCATATATACCACTACGTTTAGGAAGTGGTATAACACTAATTCCGGATAGGCATCCATATTTTTGGCTATCGCCTCGTGAAGCATTACAAAAATACTGTGAAATCATGAATTCAATGTATTTAGATACCTGGATTCGTAAAGGTATTGAAATCCATAAAAAATTAGCAGAGTTAGATACTAATAACAAAATATTTACTTATAAATATTCGCCTATGCTTGGGTTAGAATTCAATACTTTAGGTACACGACATCGAGCGGTTGGGAATAGTCCCATCATCACTTGTTTTGCTGATTTCCGGCATAAGCACGAAATTAATTTAACTCGCAAGACTACAGATTTGATTCCTGTCCTTGTTCGGATTAAAAGGCCTTCTGTTCCCGATCCACCATATGATCATAGATCAGAAGTTGAACAATCAACCATTCCAGATTCAGTATTCGATTTTATAATCAATAATGATAGCACATTGGAGAATCTATGGACCAATATCGATAATATGGTGGATGATTTCACAGCATCTCAATGGGAATCTTCAGGAGACACACTATGAAACTTACCGCTGATAATTTAGTACCATTTACCCACCAAGCTCTTGAACAAATAGAAATAATTTATACGCACGCATCATGTCCGGATGGTACATCAGCTGCAATGATAGCAGCTGCAGCCTTTGCATCGATTGGGAAATATCCAGCGATTAAGACCATTCAATATGGGACGGAAGAACATTTTCAATTGCTTCCAACTCCCAATACTCTATTTATTGATATTACGCCACATATTAATAACTGGAAATCATGGGAATCATATTCACCCATAATTCTCGATCACCATATAACTGCTCGAGATGTTACGTTAGGATTAAATGGGATTTATGGCGGGACTGATGATTCAGGAGCAACGTTAGCTTATAAATATGTTATGCTACAGTTATGTCCGTTTATTGCTGAAGAATGGAAAGAATTTGCATATCTATCGATGGTCAGAGATACTTGGAAAAAGGACCTATCTGAATGGCCGAAGGCTCAAGCTCTGTCTCAAGCTCTGATATTTTATAATATCAATGAATTGATTGAAAAAGTTCGTAATGGAACCATTGATTTTGATCCATTTTATTCATTAGGATATTTATTGATTAAGCGTGCACTAGATAAAGCTGAATTATTAGCCAAAGGCGCTTCATTGGCTTACTTAGTTGTCGATGATCATAAATACAAAATCGGATTTTTCAATTGCACTGAAAAATTGATATCTGAAACTGGAAATCATTTGATAGAAGCGCACGATTGTGACATGGCTGTCGGTTATTTTTATTTACATGAAGATAATTGTGACAAAGTTGTCGTATCTTTGCGTTCTAAAGCTGGCGGAGACATTGCCGTAAATGTCATAACAGAACAGTTCGGGGGCGGTGGACATGCGGCTGCAGCAGGTTTTTCGTTGAAAGATTCAACTACTTTAAGTCTTAAAAATTTACAAGATTTGATTATTGGAAAGCTTTATAACCTCCTTGTTGAAAATCAAAGGAAATGAAATGTAGCATTTCTGTACTAACTTCTCCCCAAGAACTTAAGAACTATTTTGGTAAAGGTGAGGTATGGAAAAAGGCATTATGGTCGGATGACGGAGCATTTGATGGAGAATCTGATTCATTTTTGGTTCAGTTTAAACCTTCGCATATAGAATATAAAGTCGATATTTATGCGATAGATGATCCAACAGATTCTGAAGAAATCATAACTACTAATCCGACCAAAGAACTGGTCAAATTCTTGAGTAATGGGGTTCCGGGCGGAGAACACCTTGAAAGAGCTGCAACGAGCCCTTCTGAATTTGCTCAATTGCTCAGATATTTATCCGAAGAAGAACCTTCTTCGAACGTACTTAGACGGGTAGCGATACTTCCTGATCAAAGATTAACTCGACAAGTGTTAGCTAGAGTTGTAAGTTTAGCTACAGACACGCAAGATGCTGAACTTGATAAAATCAAAGAAGAAATGAAACGGAAGGGGTGGAAAGTGTGGACAGATATTGAAAATAACCACACTCAATTACATGTAGATATATCAGGGATCTACGAAGCTACTATTGCTGTTGAACAATGTTTGTATGAATACAAATTTTCATTACGAGATAGATCTGATATTGAAGATAGTGGCACGACAGATGATCCAATAAAATCCTTTAAGAAATTTTATCGTGACGAAAAAGTGGAAGAATCTAGAAAAGACGCACAACATGAGCGAAAAGAAAAAGCTCGCGAGCAAGATGATGTTAAAACAGTTGCTCCTCCACCCAAACGCAAATATGTAGAGGAAATTCCAGCATGAGCTTATGGGATCCGCCAAAACAAGATAGTGAATTAACAGAAGAAGAAAAGAATTCGCGAGACCGAATGAATGCGGCTCTGGCTAAAGCTGGCAATACTTTGAAAAGTATGACTGAAGTTGAAATCATCCAACTAAAGAAAAATGTTGAAGAAAGAAATCAGGATCGTTTAAAAGCATATCGGACTAAAATATCCATGCAAACATGGTTCAAAAGATTAGATTAGTAATTTCGAATATGCGTCGGATTCGAAATTACTGTTATGCAGAAATACAAAAGACTGCGAACATGGGCTTTGAAAGAAGCCCGATTACCAGCATTTAGTATAATCTGGGCATTAATTCCAGAACTCCGAAAATTTGTTACGGAATGTTGTATAGATATCGGAGTAGATCATATTCCACTAAATCACAAAGATTTCCAAAATTGTATAATTGTTCTCAATATAATTCCGGGTAGTCGTTCTAGATTATTTGAAATTCCTACTATTTTCCCGACTTGGAAAATAATAATCAATAATTGGGAAAAATTGGAAATCGTGTGTTCCAATAATAATGATATAGCACAGTTCAACGACATAATGACAAGATTGTTGTTAGAATCTCAATATGGAAAAATCCAAGTTCGTTAGACCCGGAGAATTCTCGGTAACTATTAATCAATATAAACGGGCCGATTTATTAATGAATTTGGTTGATTGGTACCAAATCATTAAATGTTTGACAGAAAAGATTCGGCGATTGACTTGGGCATCAGATCCTACGCCATTAGTATTCGCAGAAATCCATCGAACAGCTCGTTTGGCTTTTGAAATTTCCAAAGCTGAACCTGATGATCAGTGTAAACTCACTGATTTATCTAAAGCGGACTGGGAATTAATAATTCGACTACCTTGTTTAAAAGCTCCAGTGTTTAAGAAACTGGACGTATATACCGAAGCATTGCGCAACGATGATGATGTAGATCCGTCAACTGCTGATAAATTAGTAAAAGGATTAACAGAAGTCTTCGAATCTTGATCAACGAGCGCCTGATTCTCGTATAGCTAGCGTTCCAAAATGGCTGGCTGAATACCAAAATATTAAATCTACTATGCCGAGTGGCATTCCTTCCGGACGTACGTTCCTACACATAGTTATTGGATCTGCTATATTCCAATATTTGGCTAATCTAACAAGATGTAAATCAGGTTTTACGAATTCAAGCAATCCGATATTCCTAGCCAAATGATAACAAGTTATCTTCCCGATATATGGAAGTTTTTGCAGCAATTCCGGTTGGGATAAATAATCCGATTTATATTTATCCCAACCAAATACATCAATTCCATCTTGTAATAATTTAGAATTCATCCAGATAGCTTTGGCTTTTTGAGGATTATTACATACTCTCAAAACGGGCTCCAGGGCTTCGTTGGATTCTTTCTTGGAAAGTACGCTCCAATGTCCATACGCTGGAATTAATCGGGCCATCATTTTTCCTACCTGTTTAGCAGAAAATCCAGTAGCATGGACTACCCATATATATTCCAAAAAATACCTATCAGGATTGATTTCCTCGAATCGTATTTCAGAAAATTGTTGGAGTTCTTCCGAATAGAATTCGAGAACAAATTGATAAGCTTTATTGAAATAAAGCTGAGGGCCCGCCGTATGATCAGGCTTCCAATATTCTAGTTGATCGATATTTAATGTTTTATGTGGCTCCAATGTTCCTTAATATACATTACGCGACTGACATCATACCTGACGGTTGGACTGGCATGTTACTAACAATAAATATAATATTCTCGTCGTTATTCCAATCGAACGTTATGACATGATAATTGTCAGTATTGGCATTCCAACATGCTTGACAAAAAATCCTATGCCAATATTGTGTCGTATATCGACGTACTAGACGAGATATTTGCCCGCACACAGAACATTGGCCGTGTTCAGGACTCCATAAGATATACATACTAATGCATTCCAATAAGGTTATATGATAAATCAGAATTCATTTCTTAATATAATATCATAATAGATAGATTCCGATGTAGATTATCATATGACTTCGAAACGAGTATCTATTCAAAATATTGGACAAGTTCGTACCATAAATATATTAAATAATCAAGTTCGCATCACTATCGAATGTCCTGACATTAAAACAGCTGTTTATTATGAATCCAATATAAATGCAGATTTACCTCAAGTTTGGGAATGGATTTATGTGGAAGCCTGGGGAGAAGTAAATTCTGGAAAATCGGATGATACACTCATATATAAACCATATTACCATGTGCCATTAGATGGGACTCACAAAGATCAATGGAAATTTATGGAACTGCGCGATTTCAAATTCATACGTATTCCACCACGGAATTTAATGAATATTTTGGAAAGCTTGTCAGAAAGAATAAAATTACATATTGACCACTGGACTAGTACTAATTCCGAAGAACAATTATCTAAAACTCTAGAGATTGTGAACCAATTGCAATCAACCATGGAACTGGCTACTCGAATAGCCAGTCGAATCAATATTATTGACTCTTCACGCGAGAAAAAGCCATATCTATAATAGATCGTATCGGATCCGTATCAAGATTAGATGTTGATAATAACTGGTTCCGTCTTTTCAATTCCGAAGACACTTTATCTAAATGAGAAAGTAATTCATTATCGGACAATTGTTCTAAATCAACCGAATCCAGTAATGTCTTAGATGCGGATTGTTCCATATCGATAATTATGTCCAATCATACGATGAAATGGTTTTTAGATGAAATCCGGATCGAATTTTCTAATTTACCATACCTTAGGATATGTGTATCTCCACAACATAACATCATTAATTTAAATCCATTATATGATGATGGATTTGAACCCAAACTTATCATAATTGATTTAAGTAAACAACCAATGAAACAAACAATTTATGATGAATTATCCAAAAATATAGGAATAATAACTAATCATCATATAATTCGTGATATTGTGGATTCATTATATTCAACATGTGGAATTGATAATATATTAAGTATTGATCCACAATCTGTCCATGGATTATCGAGTGTGGAATTATTTAATCAGAAATGGAATATGAAACGTTTTTATGAACTACTGCATCGATTTAATATTAAAGATAATATTAAATATGAAGATGCTCTAGCTATACTCGATAAATATTATATAATAGATCCGATCATGAAGTCATGAATCATCAAGGGAAACATGCACCACCCAGTGCAATAATTTTGATTGATTGCAAAGAGTATGATATTAATTATTTGAAAATATCATTTATTGAATCTGAGCGCTGGGTACTTGATGCTATGTCCAATAAAGGCGAGCGATTCGTAATTGATTTAGTCCAGGGAAAGATTCCGGATACGTCCGGAATCGATTTATCTCAGATAGTTGGAAGCCGACCATTTAAAGAATTGACTAGTTCGCTATATCAACGTAAAATCGGGGAAATGCTTCGAATATGGATTGAAATGGTATTCGGATCGCCAGTCGATTTATATGATAGTGGGCTTTTTCCGATTTCTAAATCAGAAGATACATATCAAGTCCCGTCTGATGATCATATTATATGCGCTTGGAACACCGTTGCATTTTGCGAATATATAACTCAAAAATCGTCCGACTGGATAGCATTACTGGAAAGACCAGCTTTAATTGAAGCCCTTGATCATTATTATTCAGAACAAATCCCGAAATCTAGTTCCAATCCAGACGCTTGCGATGGAAGTTCTCCTCCCTTAGGTGCAAATACTTCTAATACTATAACATCGGAAGCCGATTCATAATATATTGAAGTGAGTTGAAGATATGTTGCGAATTCTGGTTGACGAGCTTTTAAAGTAAATCTTAACTGCCTCTCTATTGGATTGCAAATTACTAATAGATCCGAAATTAATATTGGACCTAATGAATCCTCTGAATGTGCATTATATAATGATAATTGCCAAGACTGGTTCCCAGTCTTGGAAGAAGTAAAACTCGTGGCCAATATCTCAACCGGAGTAGGATTGACTTCAATACTGACTGGATTATCAGGAATATGATATGATTCCTCATTTGCACAACGACAAGATATGAACATCAAAGCCAACCATGTATATATAATCTTCATAAGATTAACATTGATGATGAGCTTTCCAAGCTCCAATTAATTCAGTTCGTGTATTCAATCCAACAGAACCCCTGGAATCAATCGAAATTTGATTATCCTGTTGGAATTCTCCGATGGCCTTTTGGGTCAATTTTCCCATAACGTCGTCTGCACCAGCAGGACCTACGTCATATCCTAAATCAATAAGTAATTCTTGAATATCCTTAGTCGATGTGAACGTCGGAGCATTACCAGCGTCGCAAATACTATTTAAATCTAAATGCCAATTTTGCAAATCCTGAAAAAAATCTGGGAGATCTATCCCATAATTTTTCTCAAGATATGGACGGATTTTATTATATCTATCAGGATAAATCGATATTTTGGGTCCGAATGTTAATTCGCGCAGCATCGTTATGCACCAGTCTTTGGACCATTTCAAAGCAGTACTTGATGACGAAGCTACTAATAATGATTTGGAAGCTGCAGCTGGTAAGTTAGATGCAAACGATAAATATGCTGTTCGCATCGCACCCACCCACCCTTCGTCAGGGAACGAGGCATCTCGACCCCATAAAATGGCTTGGGCTTCAGGTGTTGCGAATCCTCGTAACCTAGCAATAGTCATGTCCACTTGAACCGATTCAGCTTCGGGATGCAAGAGCACATCCGAAATACAAGCTGCCCATAACTTAGCGTGAGATTTGGAAACACCGTCCCACGATCCAAGCGATCCGTTAGAATTTAGAAAATATGTTTGGTGTTGTTCTGGCAATGAGTCTACAATATTGTTAGTACCGCGAACACGTAAACGCCACTTACCAGAACCAACATCTACAAAATCTACGTTTGAAGCATCAAGCGCCGGTTTTAGAGGAGTGAGTAATGATAAATTTTTTTCAGCAATTTTCCCTAATAGATTTGAAGACGAAAAATACGACGCTTCGCACCATTGAATATATCCAATGGATAATACGCATCTATCATACATATTGATGGCATCAGGAGCCCCGCCTTCAGTCCGTGTTATGACGTCAAATGCACGTTGACCGGGCGTAGGAGACACCGGGAGAATATATTTTTTGGATCCACCAAAGTATGGGCCTTCCCAGTTTTTATATTTCCCCCAACGTATGTTAGCAACGCTTGTCATGATTCAATTCCACCTTACTTAATCTATCGAATTAAAACCTTCGAAAATCAATTATATATTTTGGTATTGGTGACTGATGTATATAAATAGATATTATGAAGCGGTTTCCAAACTAGACAATGAACAACTATTAAGACTTACTGTTTTAGAATGGCTCTACGACAAGTCCCCAGCTGCGAGCAAAACAGGTCGTACTTATTTAACTGCATTGGCTGTTTTAGGTTGCTCGCTTCGGAATCCAAATTATCCGATATTTATAACAGATCACGCTGGAAACGGCACGGTCGTTAAACAAAATTTGTTTAATGAAATTTCTAAATTAATAGGAATCGTGGATGAAAAAAATTTCATCCAATTTGGAACTCAAATTATGTTTAAATTGCCTGAAGAAGAACAACCCGACCAGCATATGATTCCGAATATCGCTCCATCTTTGCGCGGGGTTTTTAGACGACTGCTTGTTAAATTGCTTAAAGACGCAGTAACATTAGTTATGCGCAACGGACTTTCTTACGAAGAAGTCTGTATTGCGACAAACGAAGTGATTATACTAGGAGTCCAAGACTCTTGAAGAAAAGAATTTTACTTGACGTGGATGGAGTGCTTGCTGCATTCCATGAACGCGCTATTAAAGAAATACGAGAACTGTTTGATTTAGATATAACAATGCAAGATTTCCCGGATTGGGACGTTACTCATGTTCTGGAAAATGAAGAAGACAGGAGTTTATTAAATTCTCGAATTCATGAACCCGGATGGGCAACGTCTCTCGAGCCTTATCCACAAGCTATCCATGCGGTCCAAGAACTGCGTCGGAACAATATTGAAATAATGTTCGCGACCAGTCCCAATCAACATTCAGATACTTGGATGCGAGAGCGAGACAAATGGCTAATTCGGCACTTTGGTATGAAATTTGACGAAATTGCGCATATTCATAAAAAATATTGGCTGGTTGCTGATATGTTGGTAGATGATAAAATATCTAATGTTCTGATTTATTCTCAACATCATCCAGGAAAACATGCGTTGTTGTGGGATCAGACTTATAATAGGAAGGACATACAATGCAAGCGCGCTCTGTGTTGGGACAAAGATGTTCTAGCTGTATTTATCTGACACTCTAGGCTTTTCAAGCAAGGTGATGATATGGACAATTCATTCCAAATGACTCCAGACGAATTCAGACATTTGGTAAAGACTTGGGCTATGTGTTCCAATCAATCGCAACGTCCTCGTCAGCAAACTATTGCTGGATTCGATGCAGATATTGCTAAAGCATATCAAAATGTTTTGGATGCAGAAGAAGAACTTTTTAAATTGTGCAGTTTCAAAGTGAATGCTAATCCGGATTTCTATAATATAACGGCTTAACTATTCATTATATTGTGGAGTATTGCTAATTTTTGAGCTTCCGAACACGATTCAGGGATTTTAGATTTGAATCGTGTTAGCAGTCGTTCAAGAATGTGAGTGAATAATGATTCATGTTTATGGCGATTGATGTTCAGGAATTTATCTGTGACTTTCAAAATGGCAATCCAATCACAATTTTGACAAGTCAGCATATAAGAAGGTAAATGGGAACTCAAGTCTTTATCTAAAGATTCATGGATGAACAAGATGTGATCACCATGATTGGAGTCGATGTTAAAAGATTTTGGAATGATTATTTGAGGCGAATTCATGTTCGCATGATTTGGCGAATTATTGAAGATTTTTCACAGTCTTTGCATTGTATTGGATGTAAAAATATTTCTTCAGGAGCGACGCCATGGAAGACAGCGTCAGTGAAGCGTTTATTGTCCTCCGAACATGCTTCGAAAGCGCATCGGAACAAATGGATGGAGTGGCGTTCTTTGTGCAAATCCACGTTCGACAATGTGAATGATTTTCCATCGCGTGATGTGAAACCTTGGAAACCTGCATGGAAATCTATTATGGGAAAGACATACAAGCCAGTTTGACGAATGTGTTGCGAGACTGCGTCGAGGAGCGCTCGTATCATGACTGCATTATGTGCCAAACGGTTTGATACTTTTCAATGTCTTGCGGCGAACAACTTTGTCCAACGCGATGAATGATTTGGCGAATGATGCCCGAAACTGGGACGTCAATGTTGGAATTCAAAATGGGAACGTGGTCTGATTTGTGCGAACCGCAAACGGAACAACTGACGTGAATGGGGATGCCATGCCTGACATCTCGGATTTCGGAAAGTTCAAACTGGAAAACATGATTTCCAAATTCAGGACGATGGACGACTTCGGATTTCATGTTAGGACGTGGAAAATCCAAGATTTGGAACGGTACAATGACAAACCATGACAAAAAAGGAAAAACCTCGAGCTTTGGGCCTGACCGCAAGAGACTGCGTCGAAGCGCTTCGAAAAGCGTTCCCGATGCCCGCTTACGCGCTGTTTGAACAAGTGGGAAATGCGACTGGAGCCCGAACCCAACGCTGGGCAGACGTGCTCATTTTGTCCATTTGGCCGAGCCGTGGTTTGAACCTTTCCGGATTTGAAATCAAAGTGTTTCGGTCGGACTGGAAAAAGGAACTTGCGGAGCCGGCCAAAAGCGAGGCTGTGCAAAAATTTTGCGACAACTGGTTCGTGGTGGCTCCGCAAGGTTTGATTGAAGCCTCGGAAATGCCTGAATGCTGGGGCTTGCTTGAAGTGACCGAAAAGCGAAAACTGGTGACTGCGAAACCAGGGCCGACGTTGCAAGCTTGCCCGATGACCAAAGATTTCTTGGCCGCTTTGTTGCGAAGGCAGGCGGAGAGCTTTGAAGCCGTTGTGGAAAGTCGATGCCGGGAAGCGCGCCAAGCTGGAGAAGAAACCGGGGCGCCCGAAATGGCTCGGAGACTGAACGTTGTGCAAGAAAACTTTCAAGAGCTGTCGAACCAAATGACTGAATTTGAACGTGCCAGCGGCGTGGACGTGCGACATGCTTGGGACTGCGGAAAAATTGGGGAAGCCGTGCGCAAAGTGATGAATGCAGGCTTTCGACAAACGGCTTCGGAAGTGGCTCGAAATGCTATTGCCGAACACCGGCAAATGATTCAAGCGCTGGAATGCGAACTGTCATACTTGGAGAGCGTTGGCCAAGACAAGACGCCGAGCTTGACGTAAAACTGCAAGCTGGATGGAATGGAAGCTTTCGACGCTGGAAATGGGGACGATTTCCGAAAGCCCATGTTTTCGGCAGAGACTGGCCACGAACTGGCTGGCCAGACTGGAAGAAGGCGGAGCAAAATGCAGAATGCTGTGAAAGCGCCGAAGCAACGCTGTATCCAGCATGTCCGGCCGATTGGTGGTGGCAATGAGAATGCCGTTGGGAACGTTGTCCAGAAGCGCAAGAAGCGTGCAAACTATGCGAGACTCCTCACGCGACGCCTCGTTGGAATGCGCGGCTCGAACGGTGCCTAGAGCGTCGATTTCATCAAGAATGAGAATGTGGTTCGAACGCAGGACGTCAAAAAGCTGATTCAAATTTTGACCGGTGGAGCCCAGGAAAGATTCAACGACGCGCGGCAAACTGACCAAAAATGCTGGACGGCCAAGTTCAACCGAAAGCCATTGAGCGGCTGCGGTTTTGCCGTTGCCAGGTAAACCCTGGAACAAAATGCGAGACCGAGGAACGAGATTTCGAGCGGAAAGCAAATGGGAATGCGCTTGTTCTAAAACGATGTCCCGAAGCTCGGACCAAATGTGCGATTCCAAGAACAAATGCGGCTGAACGCACGGAACTGGATGCGTGAGCTCAAGAACGCGCGCAGAAAGCTTGGCCGGCTTCATGGCCTGTTCGATTTTCTCTCGCTGTTCAAGACTTGGATGCGTGGCCACGACTTGCTCGGACAAAGATTGGAACCGGACAGCGTCACTGTTGAAATGCGCCAGAATGAGTTCACTTAGCAAATCAGGCTTTTTCATTTATGATGTTACCTTCGAATGAAATTTCAACCTTCATGGTTCGAAACCCCCAAACCAAATCATTCAGATTGAGTGAATTCAATGACGGTCAGATCAAAAATGTCTTGAAGTTCGTCCACGGAAATGTCTGCCGCAAGACAAGTGCGAATGAGATGTTGTAAAGACTGCCTGAGGGGAGGAGGACTTGGCGAACCAGAAATGTGATTGTTGACGCTGGATTTCAAATCCGTTAGCATTCGAACCATGTCCGACAATGATGGAGGAGCTGGCGGATTTCCTTGAGACATTTATTCTTCTTGCGTGACTTCGATGGCTTCCAGCCTGAAAATTTCTATGATGCGTTCAATGGGAACGTTGTTTTGGAAACAACGCCTGAGCGCCTGCCTTAAATCAACTTCCGGAGCGCTTTCTGCGGGAAATGATTTAATGTTTTCCAAATCATGAATGACGGTGGATAAATCTTCGGTGTAGAACTTGGAGGGAAGATGACCGGGATTGGAAAATGTGCCGTTATGTGCATTCAAATCAACTGGCGATATGGATTGGTTGGACGTCGCCAGCAAACGGGCAATGTGTGATTTGATGTCCATTTCACAAAATTATACAGAATTACTCAACCACAGTCAAATGTTCTGGGAGATAAGAATATCGAAGATTTTCAGGCTCCCAACGCACATCGACCTCTGGACCGATGTTTTCCAAGTTAAATCTGGACGTGCCAGGTTTATGATTGTTGAAATCAGTGAGTCCAAGAACGACTCCTGTCGAATTTCCAAATTCGGCAACGTGCCTGGACGAACAAGCTAGACAATCGTCATCTAAGAACGGACCCGTATGTGCCTGAATGCAGTTCCCGATGAGCAAAGCTTTAAAGGAATCCGAAAGTCGAACCCGAGTGCCCTTTTCCATTTCTAAGTTTACATTTGGAACAAGAAATCCTAATGGCCTTATATTGGACAGAGGACCCAAAGCCGCGGGGAAATTTAGATTCTTGTTCCAAAAAGGTTATTTAAAAATTACGTTTTAAGGACGATGTTTCCCCATTTGGTGGTCTGAGGTCTTCTGTGGGCTCGCACCATAATGCCAGTTTTTACTGCGTCGGATGGAGGATCTTTACCACGGAAATGGCAAGCTTCTAGGAGAATCGGGAAATAGAAAGTTTCGTTTCCCGATTCTATTCGAATCATATTACATTGATGTTTAGTGCTTTTAGCAATTTGGAGAATTCCTGAAAGGAGGTCCCAAAGATTGCGGCGAGTCCTGACGCCTCGTTGTTTCCATGATGTTAGAAGTAAATTCCATTGTTCTAGTGCATAACGAGCGAGAGATCGAGCTTCAGGTGAGGATGATGAAATGGATACGCGTTTCAACCATTCTGGAGCGGTTTCATGACCATTACGTGGCATGAATTAAAAATACAATTGAACTCCTCTATGCAAAATTAATATACTCCAAAATCGAACCTAATCATTTTGGAAAGGCCCCACCACGTACAACTCATTTCCGGAATTTTTTAAAGTAATATGCATCTTTTCCAGAAGGGCTCCGTCACATACAAAATATATTTTTGAAGTAATATATATTTTTCTTTTCGGGCCCCACCACGTACAACCCGGACTACCCATTTGAATAGGGGGACCCGCCCGGATTTCTCGTGCATCCGGTTCCCCTCCAAAAAGACTTCCCCCGGTGATTCCTATACTATCTATGTATGGCATATACTAATTATTAGGGGGTGGATATTTATATACTAGTATCTGGATAGATATTCCCTCCGGGGAGGATGGGACTGTTATCTCCGGGTCCCCTCCTCCCCGCGTCGCGGGGAGGAGGTTAGATTTCTGCGCGGTTTAGCGCTGGCGGCATTTGCCTTCCATGAGTGACCGGGCTTGCTCGGCGAACAAGATGGCTCGCGAACCTTTCGGCCAGGCTCGGTGGATTTGCGGGTCCGGATGGTCCTCATCGATTGTGACAACGATGGCTTCGGACTTGGGGTCGTACATGAACGGGCTGCCTGCTTGTCCGGTGTCGTAGAACCGGACTTGGACAAGTTTGTTATGGAGCAAGCCACGAACGTAATGGACGCCCGACTTAGCAGCTTCGATTTGTTCCTCGGAATACACTGGCTGGGTCTGCGATTTCTTCATTTGTCCGAACCTCCAGTCCTGACTATAGAGGAACCCGGGAGATTTACGAGATTTTCTGCCAGGTCAGCCCGCCCATGTTTTGCCAGACGCCGACCGTGATTTGCGAATTTGGGGATGCTGTCTGGAATTCCCGCTTCTTCTTGTTAACGCCCGACCGTGATTTGTACAGGCCTGCCGCCGGCTGAGGTTGACCGTTTACTTCCACCACCCACCACTGATTTTCTGGAAGAGCTTTAGGCACTAGAACCTCCAGTCCTGACTATAAAGGAACCCGGGAGATTTGCGGCTCCCGGGTTCCTGATTTTCAGCGGAAAAGGGCGTTTTCGAGGTTGGCGTCGTCGAACTTGGCACCCGAGAGATTCGCGTCACGGAAGTCCGCATTGCGGAGGTCGGCCCCACGGAAGTCCGCATTGCGGAGATTAGCGCCTTGGAAATTAGCACACTGGAGGTTGGAACCTGCAAAATTGCCATTCTCGAGATTTTGAACGTTGGTCATTTTCTGGAATCTCCCAATTTCTGCTAAAGCGCCCGGGACCAAATTTCCGCTTTCTGGTCCCCGGGCGCTTGGTTCGAGCTGTTAGCGACCGGCGAGCAGGATCTCACTGGTTCCGGCCTGGCTTGTGAAGCCCGAGCCGCCGTGCGTGCGTGAAGATCCCGGCCCGAACCAGCGGTCATTGGACGAAGTGGTGAAACCTCGGGTGCGCTTGAGCGCCAGGCGAGTCTCCAGGGCAAGCCCGAAGCTCTCGAGCGCCTGGCGAATGCTGGCGACCGGCGTGCGCAGCCGAAAGTTCAGGGCGGTCAGGTCTTCGTGGGAAAAAGTCTCTTTGTCGTCGTCCATGCAAAACTGCACGAACGCTTCGATGCTTGCGAACTCAGGTGCCGACTTGAACGTGATATTTGCCATTTTGCCAGTGCCTCCATTCCCTTCTATGCTCGGAGGCACTGGATTTACGAAGACCGGGAAACGGCCTTTTGGAGACACTGGACGCCCTGATATAGCTAGGGGATTAATTCAAGCGCAAGGAAAACCCCACGGAACGTCAGGACTACCCATTCCTACATACGAATCTTGGCTTTGCCGTCTTGGACCGACAGCACGTCCAGGTGTTTCTCTTCTTTCAGATACCTGTAGAATCTGAAATCTTCCTCGTCCGCATCCCGGCAGTCTTCACGTGAGATGAAACCCAGGTCGGGATGTCCAAACGTGAGATCCGAAAAAGTCAGTTCGAAGGTGACGATTTTGGACGATTTCTTGGCCATAGGCTTTACGCAATCTCCGTTTTGATGTCCGGCCAGGGAAACTTTCCCGTGCTCTCGAATCCAACTATAACGATAGCCGCAAAATTTGCAGAATTCGGCAGGGACGGTCATCTTAGCCTCGAATCAATTTTTGCTCGGGTTCGAAAAGAGCAATACGAATTATTGAAGTCAGTTTATCTGCTTGGACTTCTAGGCCGGTTATCGAATTCCAAATCTCTCTATGCTTTGAAGTCCCGAATTTACGCTTGGACAGGGCCACGTTGAGCTTGCCAATCGTTTGGTAAATGCTCGGGAGTTCATTCAAAGCTGCCCAAGCCTCGTGTTTTAGATTGGAAATCATCGGGTTTTTCTCGCGTGCGCGCGTCATGCACGTCGCGATTCGCGCGCACAAGGGCATTCAAATTGGGATAATTTCAGGAAAATCGGAAGCTCGTCTCTCCGAGCTGTCACGCCGAACCACAGGTGGCGTTCCCCGCCCGATCCTTTAGAATCGATCAGGTTAACATTTGCTGCTACGAAAGATGGAGGGAAATTTACGAGACCGTCATGACTTCGTAGCGAACGTTTTTGCGTTCGAGAATGACGGCGTTGGGCCGGACGCCCACGACAACGTAGCCCAGATCCGTGAAATGCGCCAGGCCAATGGCCCGGTCGAGCACATGCTGGAAAGAACAACTTTTGAGAACTTGAATTTCCATGGGAATCTCCACCCCTCACTATAGGAAGAATCTCGGGACTTACGCCAGCCATTCCACGCGGGTTAGACACCACATATACTGGCCATGCGTGGCATTATATACCGATTGCTCTCGGGCAATTCCGAGCTCGGCCAGGTGGTTGAGGCTGAACACCACGCTGGTCAACGTGAAACCGGCTTCGCGGGCGATTTCGACAGGGTCGGCATGGCCGGCGCGCGACAAATGACGCGCGACAGCACGAGTTTCCAAGGCCAAGTCATGCGATTTGAGCGTGGCGTTCAGTTCTTGGTTCATTTGGTCCGAGCCTCCACCCTACGCTAAGTTCAAGAAACCCAGATTTACACTGTCCGGATTTGAGGCCGACAATACTGCGCTTTCCCGCCAATGTGCTCAACGAGCCGCACCTGGATTTCCGACCGGCCGTTCAGAATCTGAGCTGCCACACGCGTATGATTTTGCACATAATAAACGCCATCTTTCACAACCACCAGAGGCAGTTCTTGAGGCGCGTTTTCCGTGTACTTTCTGAGGCCGTCTCGGTATACGTAGTCTTGCACGGGAACCAGGACGGAAGCTGGAAGCTCGGTTTTAACTGCCAGCTTCAGAAATGCCTTCCTGGAGAACCCGAAAATCACCGGCGTGGAAGCGTTCTTGAAAATGCTTCCAATATCCACGATGTTCTCGCGTTGGGCGTTGGGTCCAAAGCCTCGCGACACGGTCTCCTCGGGCAAGCTCGGAAGCGCATCAATGATGTCCAAAATGTTTTGTCGTGAGTTCATTTCCCGGGTGCCTCCAGTCCGTTCTAAACCTTGGAGACTCGGATTTACGCGTGGACACGACGGGATTCGAACCCGCGATGACTTGGGAATGTTCATGGACTTGCTCCGGGGAACGCCATGCCCGACCTTTGCCAGTCTGAGGTATCGTGCCCCCGGCAGCCATCACTTCTCGAAGGACAAGGTCAAATCCGGTGCAAATTAGACAGTTGGGGGTCCATCTAATCGGCTGGTTTTGGATTTGACCTTATCTCTCGAGAAGTGATGTCCTGTCCAATTTTACACTTGGAACCCGGGAATTTACGGAATTTTCAATCTTCCAGCGGGCGATTGACGTAGATGAGCGATTCCAAGTGTCGGCTTCCCCGCGCAAATTCGGCTTTAGCATCCGGCCGACTGATAACAAACGGATCGAATCGCAGCAAGCCCTGAATCAGAATGGCGTTGCCATGGACTTCACTTGTGCAAAGCGTCTTCCTGACCGACCCACCAATGTTCCAAGTTGCGTCTTTCATTTAGGTGAACCTCCAGTTGGGAACTACGGGAAGAATCTAGAAATTTACACACTCAGTTGTGTTGGATTTCGTAGACTTGGACAGCTTTTTGAAGAAATGGGATTTGTTTTAGCAACTGCTGGTCTCGGACCGAAATAAAAGGTTGCACGAGTTGTTCGAAAGAAACCCTATCCAAAAGTTCTTGCTCACTGAACGAGCCCGGGAACGCTACCCAGAAATCCATGAGAGCCGTCGTTTCCCATCGGGGAGTTCCTTTTTGAGCGGCCGGCTTCGGAGCCCCTTCCAGAAGCCGGGAGAGCACTTGGTCTTTCGACAACACTCCAGCTTTGGCAAATTCCACCAACCGCCGGAAGTCCGTGTCCGACATATTGGAATGAAAGAACGCCGACAGTACATCATCTTCAGAAATGTCCCAACGGACTAAAGCATCTCGATTGATCTTTTTCAACAAGAACTTGCTAAGGACGTTGGTATTCCGATTTTCCATATGACGCAAAAATTGGTCTTTGGAAAGATTTCCTGGAATCGCCATTCGGTTGGAATCTCCATCCCCTACTATGGGTGGAGTCCGGGAATTTACGAAGCTTGAGACTGATCGAACGCTCCAAGCGGGCAAATTTCGACCCAAACTTCCTGAACGGGGGTGTTAAGCCCCAAATTCGGATCTGCAGGAACCCAGACCTCGCCTTGCAGTTGGGCAGACACGAAGTTCCCATATGCGCCGGCTTCCTCGGCGGCCGCGACGAGTTCAGGCGAGGGCTTTCCCAAAACCCGGCACGTATCTACACTCATCACTCTTGGGAAATCTGAATTCATTTGTTAATTTCTTTCATGAAACTCTCTATCTTGGAGTACATAAAGCCCGTTCAGACTTACGACGAACTGGCCTCAAACATCAACCAGGTGTCTTGTGCCGGACCGTTCGGACCGCGCCAAGCCAACTCCAGGGTCCCGTCACAGTCAAACATTTTAGCCAAGTCCGATTCGCCTGGCAAAGTCTCGTGAGGGGCCCAAACCCTGAGGCCGAGACCCCCAGCTGAGCTCGGAAAAAATTGTGCCAATTTTTGGCCAGTCATCGGGAATGGCAAAACACTGAAAAATCCGGTTTCGCCATGGACCGTCCACAATTTATCCGCTCCCGGGCCTTGCAGGAACTCCAGCAAAGCTGGCATCTCAACATCAACGATTACGTCTTCCATGGTTTTTCCGGAGCCTTTTCAGGCTTTCTCGTAAGCTTCCTTCACTTGCGCCATGGTCAGTGTGCCCTCGGCAACCAGAACGTCCAGAATGCCAGGAGCAGCGTGGATTCTGCCGTGTTCGCGCTTGAGCCACAGCGACGGCGTGTCCTCGACCGGTTCCAACGCGCGCACCAAATCCGGGACATCTTTGAGGAGTACAGCCTCGTGTTCATAGCCCCCGTCCGGGAAAATGTGCCAACGCTTATAGACGTCGCAATAGCGAACTGCGAGCAGTTCGCCTTTTTTGATTGGCATGGCCCGCCAATCGCGCGTCTTGCGCTTGTCCGGGCGGACCGCAGGCAGGTCTTGGGTGACGCGGAAAGTCCCGGATTCCGGACTCCAATGCGATTCAATGGCCACGCAACATCGCCCGCAACAAAGCGTTCCAAGATGTTTGTCACCACGCCCGGACCAATCCCCGAGGCATCCAATGCTTCCTTTTTGAATTTCCGACATTTGCATCATCTCCAATTTCAAATACGGTGACGGGGGCCCGATTTACGCCGGGTCCCCGTCACCAAAGCTGTCAGACCGGGAAGAACTGGATGCGGTCGGCACCCGAACCGCGCGACCAGCGGCCGCTTGACAGGTAGTACCAGGCGCCCTCGTCGCCTCCAGGAATCTCCCGGGCCACCAGGTACAGGCCGTGCCCGTACTCGCCCGCGTCCTGCTTCGCCTGGGCCGCTCTCAGGCTCGAAACGCCCTCAGCGCGCAGGGCTTCCCGGACGCTGCCGTAGCGGACGCCGCTTTCGCCGTATTTCTGGCTAGTGTCTGTGACCCCCAAGATTTCGACGGTTTCTTCCTTGATGAAACCGGCGTTGCGGTAGACCACGCGAACCTTCATGCCCCGAGCGATGTCCGAACCCTTGATTGCTGACGTTTCCATTTTCCTGAACCTCCATCTCTTTCTACGTGGGAACCCGGGAGACTTACGAACCGGACTCCAGCCGGGTCCGTCTGAACGCAAATTCGGCATCTGTGGATGTAAATGCGAACACGTCCACCAAATAGAAGTAGATGGTCGGAGCAGACGTGGACAGGACTCGACCTTTAAAAGTCTCGCAGATTTTTTCCAGGCTGAACGAATGATCGTAGGCGTTTAGTATCGCCAGTTCCGCATCTTTGAAGCTATGGTACGTGCTCCCAACTTCATTACATGGAACCCAAGTGTCATTCTGTCGAACCAACACCACGATCATTGCATTCACCATTGCCTCAACCTCCAATCTTGACTACGAAAGGAGTCTGGGAATCTACAGATTATCCCAGACGAACCGAGCCAAATCGCCGCGCCAGGTGCAAGACCTCTGGCCAGTTTTGGGCACCGGGAAATCATGGAAGGCGTGTTTGATGTGCTCGAGTTCGTCGCCATCCGCATAGCATTCGAGCACTTGAATGTCTTCACTGTTTCTGTTTTTGTGCTCACCCATCCGAGTCCTCGGAGGTTTTTCTCCGACATGCCATTCCAGTTCTCGATTTTTCCCTGCGTTCTGAATCATAAAGTATAGCATCTTGTCTTTCTGTATCGATGAAGTGTTGAAATTTACGAACCGGACAGCGAACCGGGCCAGACGGCCCGAAAGGAACTTCGAATCCAAAATGATAACTTCGAAAACCAAATGATTCCCTTGGGAATCATTTGGACTGTGGATGGGTTCCGGAGCTTTTCGTATCCCGACAATGCGAGCTCGACGGTTCCACGTCCATATTGTTGTTCAAAATGCAACAAATCTCGCCAAAGATTTGTTGCAAAACCTTGTTGGAATTTGGCGTCGTACATGACTAATTGGAAACCAATCGAACTTGCGAATCTTCAGAGACGCGGATGAGACCGGCTTCCTCGAGAACTTCCAAACCAGTGCTGGTTTCCTCGATGCCGAAATCATCCACGAGCTCTGCCAAAGGCGCTTGTCCGTATTTCTCGAGCAGCCCCAGAATCTGTGCGCTGAACATCTTGCTTGAACCTCCAGCTCTGCATACGGAAAGGGCTGGGAGATTTACTTAAACATGAATTTTGTTCTGAAAAAGGCCGGGAGATTTCCGCCTTCCCAGCCTTCGGATTCCGCTATATCAAGCCCAAAATTTATATGCTCTAGTAGGGAGTTCCGTTCCTTCCACATTGTGGGCTCCCGGATCCTGGCATTCTTCGTCCTCATCATCGCCACCATAGGCTCCAGGAGCTTGACATTCCTCGCCATCCTCGCAGCCGGCTTTCTCGCACTCATTGCAGAAGTCCGGATGCTCCACGTCATCCGAAATGGCGATTTCGAAGCAGTCCCGACATTTGCAGCTCGTGTATCCACTTGACATTTGACCGAACCTCCAATCCTGGATATGGAAGAACCCAGGAGATTTACTGGTTCCTTAGCCTATCCAAATATGGTTGATATTCATCAAAAAAGCTTCCTACTTGGCGAGCGCAATTCGGAGATTCGCAACCCTCAGACAGATAAACATCGAAATTCTTGGTCTGCACGAATTCACAAACGCGTCTAGCATACTGCTCGGTAGCAAAATATCTTCCAGGCGCACGCCTGCGAATTTCTTCCAGTGTGGTTGAAGCTTCTAAAAGGACTTCAATCGGAAATCCGGAAGCCCATGAACTTTCTCCCAACTCGAATGACTCTTCATTCGAGTTGGTGACGATGTAAACCGACGAACTCATTTCAGTTTCTAGATACGGGTTCCCCCGGGAGATTTACGAGTCTCCCGGTTTGCCCCAAGGGCCGGAATCGGTCATGATGGGAGGGTCCCAATTCCGAGCTTCTACGCACAGTTGGAACTGTTCGGTAAGGAGTTTCTGGACATCTTCTTCACGATTGGGATTCCTATCATGGAAGACGATCCTGATTTGCCCATTCAAATCTTGAAGCCTTCCAATAATAATGAGAAGATCTCTTCTTGTAGGTTTCCTTTTCATTAGTTCCTGCGGATAGTCTGCACGAACTCGACGATTTTGGCTTGAAGCGCTGCATCATCGAGGCCTTCCGCAATGCCAACGCGGCCAATTTGGAAAATCTTGGGAATGGACATCATTGGAATCTGCACGCCGTTGCAACTCGCCGTATATAGGCGGCTGATGCGGTCGTCTTCTTGTTTTGCCCGAGCTTTTGCCGAAAGTTGCTTGGCCATTTTTCCAGAACCTCCACCTCAAGGTACAGAATTAGAGGACGGATTTACCTTCACGTCCGAGACTCCGAGGAAATCGTAGTCCAGTCTATGTCCGCAATACTTAAGCATGAAGACTTCCGCCCTTTGTTCGGCCTGGGCATATGTTTCGGCCTCCACTTGGATTTCGAAAGCCAGCGGTTGATTGATTTCGAACCATGGAGGGCTTGAAATTTCCACAGATTTGATCGAAGACGGAACAAAGTTATTCAGCTTAACTTGCAGATCGAGACGCGCCGTAACTTTCACTGTGAATTTTGCCATGTTCCAGAACCTCCAAATTTAGATATGGAAGAATCCAGGAGACTTCCGAAGTTGGCGTAAATTGTCTTGTAGTCCTTTTATACTAATTATGACTTATGGGACCTCGAGAAGCCGCTGAACAGATTCGTGCTATTGCAAATTACATCGAGCGCGAGGCCAACCCGAAGAAATTAGTGGTCTCCAACGGCATCTCCAACGTTCTTGCGACTTTGACCGGAGCTCCTGTTCGAACTTCTGGATCCTTGAAGCGGTTCATGGACAAGGACATCGATGGAGCGCTTTCTGGCATCACGAACTTGGTCGAAAAGCTCCATAAAGTGGTCAGGACTCTCAATCCGCAAAGTCCTTCGAAAGCTTATTTGGAGGGCGTCCAAAAGGAATGGGACGCCTTGCGAGATCAAGTTGAAACTCAAATTGAAGATTTCGAGAACGTTGAAATCTAGCTTTCCTGCACTTGCTTGATTATTTCGATATTGCAATCCACGGAAATTCCGGCTTTCTTCGCGTAGCGGGTGATGTTCCGTTTGTGCGTGAACCCGGGCAGGTAAACGGGTCCGGCCCCACATTTGGAACAAACATATATTTTCATATCTCCAGCAAATGTTTTCCGTTCATATTTCCAAGTGTGATTCATTAGCTCTCTTGAATCTTCTTAATCATTTCCACTTTGCAATCCGAAGAAATGCCTTTTTTCTTCGCGTAACGGGTTATGTTCCGTTTATTTAAGGTTTTCATTATGTGAATTGGGCCGACTCCGCATCTAGAGCAAATGTAAGAGTGGATGAAAGAGTGGATGATTGAAAACTGATGTTTATTGGTTCGAAGCTTCCATTTATGATTCATGTTCTACTATTGATCGGGAACCCAGATTTTCGGCAGGGAGTCATTGGATTCGAGCATGCCGCCACCCTCATGTTGTGGCGAGTTGAACGTCCTTTGACAGTACTTACAAACCCGTTGATTGCTGGTGTTGGGCGGGCAACCCCTGTTTAGAAGGATCGTGTGCTTGCAGGCAAGTTTCTCCTCTAGAGATCTGTCAATCTTAGTCTCTGCCACTTTAACATTCCAACATTGGACGTTGAAGCCAGTTCCCTGGATTATGAGTCGCGCTTGGGCTTCAGCCTCTTCTTGATTGGAAGCTTGGACTGTGACTGTCAGCATTATTTCTGGTGTGAACTTCAATCCGAGTTGTATACCAGTAACTTGCCCAGACATCGGGTAAACATCCATCCCCATTTCAAGCCGACAAAGGACTTTAATTTCAAATTCTTGCATCGTATTTCTTCCTAACCAGAAACCTCTTTGATTTACCGGGTCCAAGTGCCGGCCGGACCATTGCCCCAGGCTTTGCGCTCCAGGGCTTCCCGGTCCTCCCAGCTCGAATTATCAGTTGCAGGCTCGCCAGCTGGCTTTTGGAACTTTATGACTGCAACGGCTCGCAAGATCAAAATGGCTCCAAAGAAAAACACGAACGTGGAGAGCAAGTAAATCTTGATGAACTTCCCGGTGGTCATAATTCCTTTTACCGGGAAATTCATTCAATTTACAAGGGTCGGTTGGGAACTCGGACCGACAGGCTCTTCCCATTCTCCCATTGCGCAAGACCCATTCGAGATGCACAAGGTGTGTTGGTCCAAACTGCAATGCCTCGTTGCACGAGACCAGCCACAAGTTCGGCCGGTTCGGAAAGCAAGATGCCGCCAAGGGCTCGCGTGAAGATGGTCGGAACGTACCCATCCGACATTGATGCTTGCAGGTCAGTGAGCGTCCGGAACGCGGTATATCGCTTGAGGAGAACTTCGAGCCGCGACATGAGGACCAAATCAAACTCGGCAATGATTGACGTTTCCATGTTTCCTTCTACTGGGAACCCTGGAAGACTTACAGCCCTTCCAGGGTCACATAATCCGAACTCTTGGATATTTCTTCATCTCCCAAGCGCAAAGTCACCGTGGCTTTGACGCTGGCTTTATTGTCATTGTAAATTTCTGTCCTCTGGCTGAGTTCGACGAAAACCGAAAGGTTCTCTCGAAGGAACGAGATGAGGTCTTCCTTTTCCATGGATGTCTACAGATAGCCGAGTTTCTGGGCGTGAGTCTTGGCTTCGGGCGTGATGATGTACATCTGGGCTTTATGATCCCACTCGGCAATCCGGAACTTCTTTACGAGCTTCTTGTGGCTCGCGTCAACCACAGACTCCGTGATGAACTTCTTGAGTGCTCGAAGTTTGGCGCTGTCTGGGTGTAGGTCCTCGGCGAGGTAGACGGGCTTGAGCTTCTTGGCACCATTGACCAGCTTCTCGACCGGGCCTTCCAAGGTCTTGAGGAGCTTGAACATGCCTTCAGCTTGCTTGTTCAAGTCGTCCAGAAGTTCTTGCTTCATGTCCGGGAAATAATCGTCCTTCTTGAAGTCTTCTTCGTTCTCGTAGGAACAACAACCGAGACTGGTAGAAGCTGTCAGGCAACCTTCCCAATTGGCGGTCATGGTCACACAAGCCCAGGCCCAAACTTCCCCATTTCGGAGGCGCTCCTTGATGTCAGCCACCATCTTTGCATCGGCTTCAGCATCGTCCGTTGCGAAGTGCCCGTCCACTTCGGCATCATCCACTTCGGCAGAAAGGGTGAAAAGGACGTCTTTTTCGGTGATCTTACGCAGGGTCATTTGAAAATCTCCAACCGGAACTATGAAGGGATGGCCCAGATTTACAAGACTGCAGCGAACCGGGACTCGTCGCGCTCGGCTCGATTCGGCCGGTTGGCCTTGAGCCGACCGTGCTTGATGAGCCATTTGGCTTCGTCGCCCGAACAAATCGAACACTTCACCACGAACGGCACGTTGCCGTTGCGTTCGACATGTTGCTTCCAACGCCTGATGGCTCGACGTTGGGCTCGCGGCGTGTCCGTATGGGCTTTCAGAAACGATTCAAGCGTTGTGTAGACCTGCGAGCAGTGTTTTGCCATTGGGTTCCTTTTCCTACTGAGAAATTATTCGAATTTCCAGACTTCTATTCCGGGAAGGAGCCGGCAAATTCAGCTTCTTTTTTGAGGAGTTCTTCCTCAAGCAGCCGTTCAAGCACAGACTCGAGTGCCTCTTGGACCAAGCCTTGAGTCGCCCATTTGGGGGCATTAACCACCAATCTGAGATCATTGGACCCATGAGTCACTACATTGATTACGAATTTTGCCATCAAGCGGCCTTGGAAACTTTCACAACGCTGGATTCGATGCTGGTTGCTGCGGCTTGCCATTCGGCCTTTTCGAAACCGCGAGCGAACGCCGCGGCGTCTTGCGCCAGCTGCCATAGGCGCCTCAAACTTTCGATGTCCTGATCTGCCGCTGCCCGAATTGCACTGATAAGAACCGCTTCGCTCGTCACCTTGATTGAAATCGCCATTTCCCTAACCTCCAGTTTTTGATATGAAGGTTAGGGCAGGATTTACGCGTTTTGCAGGAACTGCAAGTGATCCCGGTCATAACGCCAGATTTTTCCGTCCGACCATTTGACCGACACTGAAGACTTTCCATGGCGAACGACTCGGCCAAGACGCCATGGCCACCACGTGTCGCACACCGGCCGGCGCAATGAGAATTGCTCGAACTTCCTCACGCGCCAGGCACCTTCGGGTCACGACGGAGGTCGCGTTCCCAAAGCTTGAGTTCCGGGCCGCATTCCTTCGGAATCCCTCGGGAAAGCGTCTGGCCCCATGGCTTATTCACTGCCGCACAATAGGGATCCAAGTCCATATCCATGCAACGATTCAAACAAGTGTGACAACTTCTTTCCATTGTTTATTTTACATCCATATCAGGCGGACTTACAAGCGATTCCTAGATCCGGCCGAACAACCGCCAATTCGAGCTTGTTGATGGTGTCGTTGGCTTCAGCCGCTTTCAGATAGTGAAGCGCCATTGAGAACTGGCCCCGGCTCACGCAGTCCTGGATGAGCTTCGCGTATTTGCCGACTGTCATATCATAGCCGCGAATTTCGCATGGCAATTCAGCCCAAACTTTGGAATTATCCATATTCTTCAGTATGTTCAGACATATCCGACTTACCGGATATTTGTTTCTCGAGCACAGCCTTTTATCGAGATCGAGGTCTCAGCGAGAGAATCGTAATCAAAATAATCACGCACCCTAAGATTCCCCAAACGAAAAAGACCTCTCTCACAGCGTCCCCGACAATGATATGAATTCCTTATTCATATTCCTTCCTATATATGGGATGGGTGAATTTCCATACAGCTGAAGGGGAGGCCGGGAAAACCGGCCTCCCCTTCAGCTGTATGGCCCGACTTTTCAGATGTCCGAGTAGCAAGTCCGAACGTGGGGATGATAGATGCAGAGCGTGCTGCTGGTTTCGATGAGAATCGGTTGAAGCGTGATGGTGCGATGCGTCTGCTTGGCCGGACCTTTGACCGTCATGGCCTGGAGCTCCTCGACCACGGCAGGAGGCGCGGGATAACTGACGACGTCCTCGAACCTGTGCGGAGCTTCCTGCGTGGCCGTGTGGACCGGGGTTTGCACCGTGTTCAAGCACAACGCGAACGCCGGGATTGCCACTGCCATCATCACAACCAGAGCCACCGCGAAAGTCTTGATTTGATTTTTCATTGGAACCGAACCTCCATCCCCTTCTATGGAATCAATCCAGTGATTTACCGAAGCGGTTTTTAAAAGAGATTCTTCGTAAATCCTCCATATAGCCGTATAGCTTGGAACATGAACAACGTGAAGATGACCGCCGAGGAAGCCGCGTTGCTTGCAAAAATTCGTGAGCAATTGGCATTGCAAGCTCGCAGGATTGCCATTTATCCGAGCTTGCATGGTGGGCGACGCCCCCTCTGATTCAAGAAGTTTGGATAGATGCCACTAACTGAATATCGCAATCTGGTTGATATCCGTAGAGATCCAACCAGGCATCAGTATCAGTCTCGAATTCCGGCCAGTCAGGACCGGATTCATCATTATTGGGTTGATTCTGGGGATCCACGATGGTGTAGCCACAACGTTGGCATACGTACGTGTGAGATAATATCAGGGATTGCCCAGTTCTCGGATCACGGGAACCGTGTTCTTCAACGAACTCCTCTAAATGATCAAAGTTATGGCTCTTCATCGGGTTCCGGAGTTTTTTCTTTATCCTTTGGGACGAAGCCTTCACAAAATAAATCAATGGCTACGAATGACCAAATGAACAAGACGATGAACGGTCCGTGCCAATGCAGGCACCCAAGAATGGATTCAATGATAGCAGCCAAAAGGGATACGAGAGCGAAACCTATCCCAAGTTTGGTTGCGTTTTTAAGCGATTCGAAAAGAGTTTTTAACACCTGGAAGACTTTACATCTCAGGTGCCCAAATTTACGATTTCATTCTTGGCCGTGATAACTGTTGACCAGACTGGACATTTCATCCACTTTCTTGTTCCACAGCTCAATGAGCTCGGGAGAAGGATTGACGGACATCCGGCCAGTGAGAATATCAATTTCCTCTCCAAGCGCTTCCACTTTTTCCCAAAGCTCTTGGTGAGCAGTTTCCTCAACCGAAAAATCATCCATAGCAGAGGATTCCATAGGGTATGCTATATGGGCGGTGTTGGAATTTACAAGATTCAAAGCGATACTGTGGATGTTCATGAACATCCACAGTATCGGAAAGCTACGATGCGACTTCCACAGCTCCAGGGAGCTGATAAAACACGTCGTGACAGTGAATGGAAGCCTGCACTTGCCCGGCTTTTGCCAGCTCATTGAGCTTCTTTCGGATTCTCCGCAAATCCGACCGGTTCACTTCAATGAGGACCTTCTCGGCCAAGGTTGCAGAGGTATAGGCCTTGCCACTTTGCAAAGCGGCAAGGAGCGAAATTTCGAGAGCTCCAGTATCCATCTGTTTTTTTATATGAGGGAGATGTCAGAACTTACGCTTGCAGGATTTCGAGCGTGAGCAGACGCCCCACGCTCGGATTGAAAGTGCGGAAGGCGCCAACTTCGCCGGTGACCGAGTTGTCACGGTTGGCCACGAAAACGGTCATCGTGACCTCACCATGCCGGTTCATGTTGATGGCTTTGAACGTGCCGACATAATGACGGGGGCTAATGCCCATTTCGTCCGAAACTCGAGCTTCTGCACGAGCTTTGGCTGAAGCTGTACGACCGGCCACATACGAAATGAACAGTTCAGAACCTTCACGAACGCCTTCGAGTTTCCGGAGCATCTCTTCGGTCGTCATAGCTTTCATCGGTGCAACCTCCACCTCTGAATATAAAGGTGGAGGATGAATTTACGCAAGCCCGGCCAGAGAACCCGGATCAATCAACGGGTTCGAATTGGACGGTCTCCGTGCCTCGAGCAATGATGTTCTTCGTGATGTAGGCCCTGTCATAAGGTCTCATGTTTGCGACCTTCTCAACGGCTTCATCAAAAGATTCCGCTGTGACATCAAGCGTGGTTTCGATGAAGATGCGAACCGGGATCTTATGAACTGTGAACATTTGAACCGAACCTCCAGCGCATACTATTGAGACAGGATTTGAATCTACACTAGCCTGGCCACGGGATCCGGAGCAGTAAGGAAAGACGGATCCCGTGGCCAGCGAAGTCTTTAGCGACCCCGAACCATGGCTCGCGAATCTTCGTCGAGCATGTCGGAAATATCCTTGACGAGTTCGTAGCTGCCGACCGTGTTGCCGTTGAGGTCCATGATATTGCCGTCAGTGCGACCGACTTTGACGCACTTGGCCACGTACTTGAGGGCGTCTGCCACTTCATTGGGCGACCTCATGCCATCATTGCCGAGCTCGATAGAAACCGTGAATTTGCCGTTGTCCATTTTGCCGAACCTCCATCAGATAGTAAACAGAAAGAACTCGGATTTACGATCAAGTCTTAGCTATTGGCGTTTGTTCCACCACTTCCAGATGTCCGGACCATAGAACGTTTCCATGGTCTTTTCGAAAACGTCATGTGCGAAGTCCTTGGGAGGGAATCCACGATCTGCGACCGATTGGATTCCGTCCGCCAGACGTTGTAGCAGACCCGAATAATCACGCTTGCAATCGGCCAACAGCTTTGGGGCTTGAGGAACTCGCTTCTCAGCTTCGCGCCGCTCGAGTTCCTTTTGCAGTTCGTTCACCGAGAACTTCTTCAAAACTTCTTTGCTCATGTTGGTTCCTATGGAGAAAGGATGACGATTTACGCGTGTAAGGCGGGCATCATGAGTTCGACGCCAATGATTTCCACGTTGCCGTATGTGCGGCGCAAGCGAGCTTTGGCGGATTGTCTGGAACCAGCCGGGATGGCGACTTTCTTGCTGCCCGAACAGTCCTTGAAAAAGACGTTGAACGTGCGCTCGACCGAAATCCAACTCGTCATGTCCGCAACCTCCATCCCTTCCTACATTGGAAATGTAGGCACTTACGACAAGGCCGGTTCAGGTCGTGTAATTATATGGAACCAAGCCTTCTTTGCTAGGTTGGACGACCGTCCGGAAATTGGTTTCAGCGTCGAGCATATCTGCGAGGCTGACTTCGAACATTTCGTAACCCTGCAAAATGCTAGGGCAGCCAGTGCTAGCCCCACTCACGTAGCAATAAGGACGTGCGAGTTTCACGACCATCCAATGACTATTGGATTCAACCTTGAGCACGACGCAATCCGAGAATGGGACTGCCCTGTTCATATCCCAAGTGCCGTCTTCGTTCAGGCTATGTAGCATACGAAGCACTGTGCCTGGCGTCAGATCTGACGCCACTATTCTTTTCATCAAACCGTCTTGATTGTTCATTTTGCCGAACCTCCATCCCTTTCTACGCAGGACGGGTCTAGACTTACAGGATCACTCCGGAAGAGTGCCAGTCTTGTCGAAGTGTCGAATGTTGGCCATGGCAACGCGCATTCCAACTTCGTCTTCTATCAACATGCATAGAGCCGCACGTGCCTGCATGGCCTGTCCGACTTTATCCCGATTGGGACCGGTCGGAGCCTTCCGGAAACAAGCTCGTGCATATTTCTCGGACCGAGAAACGCTTGCAAGAAGCTCTCGGAGCTTCTTGCGTCTTCCGAGTTTCTGTTTGAGCAAAAAGATGTCTACCAACAATTGATTGTCGTCCATCACAATCTCCTCATGTCTATATGAATGAGGCTCCCACATTTCCGGAGGAGCCTCATTAGAACTTTTTATTCTTCGTCGGACGTCACGAGTTCGAGGATTGAATTCTCGGCGTCGTCATCTTCCCAAGTCTTGCCGTAGGCCTTCTTGGCCTCGTCGAGCAGTGCCCGGATTTTTTGCGCCGTGTCGTGTTTGACAGTTTCTTGGTTCTTGCGAACTTCGATTTGAGAAATCGTCATGCTTCCTTCTATGTTGCCAAATATCCAATTTCCGGTTCTTCCCCAGTCCGAACAACCAGACCTTGCGCACACAGAAAATGGAGGGCGATATTCACCGTCCATGCGGCGTCGTCCGAGTCGTCATCGACGTCCGCATATATCTGGTCCGATCCCCAAGCTCCGCTTTCCCGGAGCTTGTCACCAATTTCAGTTACTCGAGCCAGGTCAATCCGGGTTACGCGAGCAATCTCTGCATCTACGGGTCCGAACAGGAACGCGGCAATCACTACTCTCAAAAGTTCAAGTTCGGCCTCAGACCGGTTTGGGTACTCGGGCAATTGTAATGCTAGAATCTGCTCATAGCCCATTTCGGGCGTGAGCCCGATGCAAAGCAAACATTCTTTTTTCCCCAGACCGAAACACCTGAAATGAAGCCATCTCCCGCATTCTTTACACTTCCGCCTTTGCTCGTGGTACTCCACGGCTTTATTGCAAAGTGGACATTCATGGCGGAAATAAGGCATTCGCAGAACTCAAGCATTGGAGATCTTCCAATCTCCATGGAATTTATTATTTTTTCCTAATTCAAATTTACAAGTAAGAGTGAAGGGGACTGCAGGTTAGCGGGTTGGGGAGGTTGGCGGACCCTGCAGTCCCCTTCACAAAGTCTTTAGTTCAAATCCACTCGATGCCGAGCATATACATTAAGGCCCGTTATTACTCCCAATATTGTCCGCCAGAACCGCCACGAACTCGGTGCATTCCGATGGACTCGTAAGCTTCTCGGCGAGCCGCTGCAGCACGACGTGCTTTCTTGTTACGGGCCAGTCGCCGCGCTTCGCCCTCAGCAGTACGAAGTTCAGCCTCGTACTTCGAGTCTTCTGCTTGTTCCAGAGTTTCACGCAAACGTTTGATTTTTTCGAAATTGTTCATCTCATGTTCGACTATTCAGACTGGAGTCTGATTTACGAGGAAGCGTAAGTTCGGACTTCGTGTTTTTAGGAAGGATTGAAGCAGACGGCACCTCGGGGAAATCCCGGAGATCCGGATGAAATAGGGACGCTTTGGGGAGAACTGTTTTTCGTCGGCCCAACTTTAACACACTTTCGTCCGAAGCCGCTCTACTCCGTATCAGGTTCCCATCTTAGTGACGGCCTCTGATCCGCTTGGTGATCTTTCTATAAAGATATGTCTGGAATTTACGAAGTCCCGTAAATCGACGATATTCAGGTGTAGTAGGAGATGAAGCGGCGACACCGTTTGCACCAGGCAAACATAGGATCGGCGGAATAGGGACGCTTGGCGGAAAAGTATTTCTAAATTTTAGTGAGCTTCCAAGTCCAAAATATCTGATATTGGTATGTGGATATGGTACATACAGCTGTATTTATTAGTTGATATTCATATGATGATTCGTCATCATTCAGTTCATTGCAGTTTGGAGATTCTGGTTGTGGAATGAAGTCGATCGTATTTATTGGTTTAATTTGACCGATCGCTGACGTGGTTACGTATTCGGCTGTTGATTTAACTATCATGGATAAGGGTCTTTTTCAGATTGTTTCCTGATATGATTTATTAGAGTTACGTGTTGGAGGCAAGAGACTGCTTTCCCAATGATGTCTCGAAGATGGCCTTCAAAAGGCAAATCAATCGAAACTGGCTGCGTTCGACAGGCGGTTTCAACCATTCCCTTCAATATTTGAAGTTGTCTTTCCAGTTTTGCTGTTTCCAACTTTAAGTTATCCAAAGTTCACTTATCTTTCTCTCGGAACTCACTTCGGAGATTTTTAGAAGGTGGGCTGAATTGAATCTCTCGGAATTTCCGGTTCGAGTTGTTCAGTGCAGTTAAGCAGTGCGTGTTTCATGATCTGATATCGAACGTTAGGGTCTCGAATAACGCTCCAAATCGGAGGATCATTGGACACTCTCAACTGGACAAGCAGCGTGTCGGCTCCGATTTGGACGATACGGTATTCATCCAAGTCTTTATCCAAGCCTGTCCAAATCGTTTTAGTTTTTTTGATTTCGCTCATGTGACATATGTGTATTATGGCATATAGGCAAGTGACCCCTGCCATATATTTCGGAAATATATATTAGAAATCAGGCTTTACAACTTACAGGCGGAGGTTCGGAATCTTCTTCAAATTCTTTAGTGGCTCGAACGTGTGTGATTTCTTCCTCTCGCAAGACTTTATCCGTAAGTTCGTCGAATGTGATCCTGCCTGCCACGTACGCTTCAATATATTTGCGAGGACCGGAGGCAGCAACAAGACCTGCGCCAATGCGCTGCCCGTCCAGTTCGGTGTGGATGATGAGTTGAGCATCAGTCCGTTTGTTAGGATTTATCCTAATTTCGTGATAGCTTTCGAGTTTCATTTCGGTCAGTCCTACTGCTAACCCCCTCAGATTTACGAATATACTTTACGAGCAAATATCTAAGACCAAAGAGCTCTCGCCATTTCTACGAGCTCTTCCGGAGAATGCAAACGAATGTCCATATGTAAGCTTCTGGACGAAGCTGCTGAATCACCCACCCAAACGGCTTGCTGGTGGAACCATAAACGGATGGATTTATCTGGACTTGTAGCGTGCGGCACCTTCATGGCCTTCATGGTTTGCATGTTGAACGACTTGACGTCCCAACCAAATTGTCCAAGATGCGCTAGAATCTCTTCACGAGCTTTCTTGAAAGTCTTCATTTTTCCCAAACCTCCAGCCTTTGCTATTGAGATCGGAGCTTGATTTCCGTTGGAATTCAAGCCGTTCGGACGAGACGAAGCCTGTCGCCGTCGAGAACCGAAACTTCGAATGAACGCTTCTTTTGTTCGAACGTGGCAGTCACATGCTTATGGTCGAGTTTGTGGTCGTCCACATGTACGACTTTTTCAACACCCTTGAGCAGCCCTTTGGTCTCTTCCTTCACCAGTTCAACCAGTTTCTGACGAACAGCATCCTGCTCCATTGCCAGTTCTTGGTCACGAGTCTGCATGAGTTCGTAGAGCTCTCCTTCGAGCTTTTGTTGAAGACGCACGCCGAATTCGGCCACACGATTGTAGAATTTGAGAACGCCAATCGCTTCGACACATCCCATATTCCCGAAAGATGCCCAATTGATATTCACGGTAGGATTCTGGAATTTCCGATATATGTTGCCAGACACGGAATCGCGCAGAATTACCTGATCCCCAGGCTCCCATTGGAAATCGATGTTCAATGTCACATCGATACGGTTACTGAATTTGAACCTGAAGTATCCATCCAAGAGACTTGAACCGGCTTCTTTATTGAGGAAGTTTTCCACACGAGCCTGGCCATGTTTATCCAACGTAATCGGCGATCCGCCGACCGCAGAATCATTCACAAACTCCAGAATCATTCTTCCGGCGATGCGAAGCGCATCTTCCATATTGGATTTGCTGTCCAGACCGTCCGCCAATTCGTAATGCTTTGTCATGTGAACCGAACCTCCACTCCTGAATACTTAGACAGATATGTGATTTACAACTAGATGATTTGGCCGGTATTCAAATCGATAATAACCAAGAATCCATCGTTGCGAGTCTTCTGATGATCGTGGTAAGTCGCAACGATGGATTCGGCTTCAGTCAAGGTCTGGACGACCTTATGGACTTTCACCTTATCGCTCTGAATTGCCAGAATGGAGAAGTTCGGACGATCCGACGATTGGAAGCTGGATTCAAAATTGAGTTCGAGTTCTTTGGCCAGCAGCTCGCCTTCCTGCAGAGCTGATTTCGGCGGCTTGGATGAATCTTCCAATCCAAGATTCTTGAGAGGAATGCCGGATTCGTCTTCCATATAACAAGAGCCCTTTTCGGAAAGCTTGTTATATTTGGGTGGAGCAAAAAATGGATACTGCTCTGCGAAAGCTCGCCCAGCTTCGGTCGGAAGAGCAATCCCATGTCCATACGATCCTGCTACGAAATCCACAAAGCCTTTCTCTTGGAGCGCTAACATGGGCTTAAAAGTTCCGATACACCGCGATCCTTTAGGATTGTGGAGAACTTGCTTGAGAAATTCGGCTTGCGCCTTGGAGAGTTTCGGTTTTGCCATGTTTTGGACTACTGGGAAAGGAATGTAGATTTACGTTCGGTCAATGACCGAAATTGAATCCATATTTATAAGTATGGAACAGCGGAGACGGGCCGAATTCAATCTCATACGATCCGCAGCAACCACTAAGTTCTTGCTCCACGAAAAATAGTTCAGAAAGCTCATCGCCAATCAAGCAAAGTCGGAAATTATCTGTGAATTCAAACGCATCCGGGTCTGTCCGAGCCCAGAACATTTCGATTTGATATTTCAGCCAATTGGCTTCTTCTTGACCAAAGATCCTGGCCAAATTATCCAAGCTGGATTCATTTTTGGCGGCGATTGCAGTTTCCATGTTCTTTATTTTAATACTGAAAAAACAGGAGAGTTTCCGGATTTTTAGTGTCCAGCGTGGTTTGGATTTCGGAATCTTCCCAGATTTTGCGATTGAATACGTAAATCAACCGGTGAGGCTTAAACCCTTTCACCAGCAAATTCCCGTAGGCATAGAATCGAACTTCCTGCTTCGATTCTTGGAGATAATGGCCGTTAGGCGCTCTGAACTTCTCGTTCATTTTCCGTCTCGAGTTCTTCGTCAAGCTCGGCCAGCAAATCGCGCTGGTCATTGCGCTGACCGCCACGTGGCGCACGCCGGTCGCGATGGACCGAATTGGTTTGACCGTAACGCTTGCGCATCGCAACTGCCGTGGGACTGGTTAATCGGTTCATTGGAATCGAGCCTCCACACAGTGTTATGTCTGGAATGTTAGAATTTACACTTCATTTGGCGCCAGTTCTTCGCCTTCAATTTTAATGTGTTCAGTGGGCTTAATAACCACTTGTTCATCTCCGAATATGACCACGTCGTATCCGGTTTCAATAACAAACCTATCTACCGCATGAATCCATTGCACGGGATTCTCAGCCATTATAGCCCGGAATTCAACGGTCCGGGCTTCGTCATTTTTAGTGTTGGTTTGGGCATCAAATTCCGCAACGGTGTCGAAAAGTCCTGACGGAGCTTGCGCCGGATCGGTGGACGCCACTAGGATTCGAGCTCCCGGCAAAATTCGAATCCTGCTAATTACCGGTCCATACCAGCGCCGGACATAATCCGGATCGAACGCCACATAGAATCCCCAGCCATACCAACCATCGAATATACTGTCGTCAATGTTCGACACAAGAGCTTTCCCAGCATGATAGAGCATGGGGACTGCTGAAGCATCAATTTCGTACTTTTCGGTCGGCACCTGGGTGGGCTTCAAAGCAGCTATCCGATAATCCATAGGACCGGCAGCCAGTTTGAAAGCAATGCTAGGCAGATTCATACGAATCCCAAAAACATAAAGGACTAAGCAACGTCCTCGATGTGTCCGGCGTCTTGAAGACCGGTGGAATGAGCTTCCTGGAACATGTCGAATATCGACCCGTCATCAATCTCGAGCAAGAACTCGAGCTTCTGGATAAGTCCGCCCGTGCCGTACACGAAGTCCGCATCGCTCGAGAATTCTTGGTCCGGCCAGTAGCCTTGGATACCAAAACTGTAACCGGATTCGCACACGTCCATGATTTCGCACGCCGTCTCGTTGTTGCACGAGAACTTGGTCTTGATACTGTCCACCGTCACGTCATTTTTACCACAATAAACTGGATTTGCCATTTTTAAATCTTGCCTCCACATCTAATTATTTTAAAAGATATTGGATTTCCGGAATTTTCAAGTTTTTGATTAATGGAATTTTACGAAGGAGTTACCCCGATGCATAAATTCGTAAATGGACTTTTGTTATTGATATTTGCGTTGTTTGTTACTATATCCGCTTGCAGTGGTGATGGTTGCGGAACCGTGACCTGTATGAGTCCTGGAACTGGATCATACACTATTGCAGAAGTTGTAGTTTCTGGCAGCCCATCGAGCTGCCAGCAGCTAATTACTAATTCTACGTCAGTCTGGGCGTCTTATACTTGGACACAAGTTTCGCAGGCTCCGACTTGCGAATATGATACGACATTCACCATTACTTCCCCTATCACCGGGAATCATTCCACTTCAACATTGAAGATGTATATGGGGATGAGCCAGGTAGATGTACCTGGTTACGGAACTAAGACTTGCAGTCAAGCGCAGCCCGGTGCGCCTGTGGTCGTTAATGGTTGTAGTTATAACGTATATGTTTGTCAGAACTGATTATTGAAGTTGACTGTGGGGATCCGATCCGGGCCGCTGAATAATGCACGACAAGAATTGATTTCCACGAATGAATTCGACATGGATGTCGCCAAATTCCGTGTAACTATCAATATAATCTTGGACAGTCCGGATCGGACTCCCGTTACTTGATATGATTTTATCACCCACAAGGAGTCCAGCTTTTTCAGCTGGACTATCCGGCTGGATGTGCCAAATCCGGAATCCGTCGATTTGAGTGTCAGTCATCTTATTTGATTGTAAAAGATTCCGGGTCTGATCTACTGGCCCGAATATTATCGTTCCTGTTGCAACCCGGACAAGGCTTTCGAGTCCAAAGTTGGAAAGCCCCGTCCACCATGACGGCTTTGGAATGCGATCGAAATGACTTTCCACAATGACATTCAATACTGGATTCCGGAAATCCATCCAGGACTAACCAATTAATTTCCGTAGGGGATTCCATGTGAGCTTATGTGGTGGAGTGTACGTGTTGCACGTGCAACACGTTGCGTTATCAGATAGATTCCCGAACATTCTTCATGAAACGCAAAACGGCTGCCTGGATCCCGCCTCCCGTAAGATCTGCGAACCCAAGAATCCCACGAAGCCGGCCTAGTTGAGGGGAGATGGAATCTCTGGATAGATTACGATTTCTCATCTCTTCATGCACAACCATTACCATTTCCTGGCAGATTTTCTGTTGTCGATTGACACGCATGGTTGGAGGTTTCTTAACTCCATATAGTTCTTCGAGCGTCGCCAAGTCCCATTCAGTGGCTTTGCAGTATTCTTGAAAAATGTCCATGGAAATTCAACCTCAACCGGAACTAAGCCATGAATGATTGTATTTACGGAGCTGGATTATCCACCATCCACAAATTTATACTCATATTTCGGGACTTCGACGAGCTCGTAATCTTTACGATCGAAACCAAGCTTAGAAAGCCATTCTTCGGCCTTTCCAGATTGAGTTTCCACGCTGAAAGCGGCCGGATATTTTCCGGGGTCTTTAGCCTCCATATCCGGGAATGGTGATGGACAATCTTCGACGACAAAATCGATTTTGTCGGTTCCACCACGACGCAGGACTTGAATTTTATGTATTTGGAGTTGTAGCAACATTTTAATCCAATCGGACTGATAGATACCAAAAAGCAAAAAAACTCAGGACGGCTTTATAGGTTACTGCCCCGAATGAGCCAAGGAGCGTAATGATTATCGCAGCGTGGTTGGTGAACCCCACCATTTGACCAAGTGCCATATATATGAGAATTGCCATGCCGGCTGCGATGAAAAATTTCATTTTAACTTGGCTCCAGCTCCAAATACGGAAACGGGACTTGGATTTGCGAACTGGCCTCGACTTTGGAGGTTTGGCCAAAGCCTGCGCAAGTCGGTCTCGTGATTCCTTATTGGCTTGACCGGACAAGTTTCCATCCAACCGTTGCCATTTTTCGTATGGGCAACGCTGCGAATTTGGTTTGATTCTCGGCGTTCAGAACGTCATGCACCTGCACAAGCATGCTGGCCGTGGTGGCGTCAACAAACAGACCATCCACGCGATTGGCTTGATGGCCGGCCACAATTTCTCGGAGTTTCTCAATGCGAGTCTTCTTGACGGACTTAGGAATGCTTTTTACGGCTCTCGCCAAATCGTCCCTGTGTAGTTGCTCTTCAGGATTCCGGAGTCTCATGTTCTTGCATATGTTCAGGCGCTTCAAATTTCCGAAACGGCAAGACTTCTCGAGCTTTTAAATCGAGAGCTCGAGCTCGAAGCAGAGATTTAGAACGGCCGGCCTTATAAAGAGACCCGGGTTCATAGAGCAAAAGTTCATAACTGCGCACTTGCAGGAGCTCATTTATCAAATGCTCATGTGACAGGAGTTTTTGAGGTTCATCGAGAATCCAAATTTTGGTGGTGAGCGTGGAGCGCCATAAACGCTCAAGTTCTTCTTGCCGTTTTTCGAACGGCACTGTCGTAAAACTTGGCAAATCCACCAAACACAATTTAATGATTGGTTGCGAATCATCATAAAACCCATCGAGTGGAATGTTCGGGAAACCGTCCAAGAATTCGTCCGGAGTGGACAAAACGTTGCCATGCCGGTCAAGAAGCATCTTCCCATCCCAATATACATGTTGCCCTTCGGGTTGAATGGTTATCCACCAACCGACGGGATTCACGTCCGGAAAATCTTCTAGATTTCGGGCACGCATGAGAGGTGGACTATTGGGTTTCATGCAGTATCATACATCTTTGAACGCTCTTGCTGCGAGAAACACTAACCGAGCAATGTCGGAAGTCGCTTCTTCCTTCGATTTTGAACTTCTCGCAGAATTGGTTTGAAGCCTTGAATTTGATTGAACACTGAACTCAAGAAACCAAATTTATCTCCGGTGAAATTCAAAAATTTTTTCACGAGAATGTGTTCGCAGCGATGACGATAACTGAGCAAAATTTTCTCAGCAACTTCAGGTGAATCGCTGGACAGAATGTCATAAACGACGTCAGCTTCCATGGACATTATTTTGCCTTAGATTATCTGCCATATATTTTTAGATTATATGGCAGATACTACGCAACTCGAACTGACGGCATGTCCTGACGGGTGGTCCGGTTCTGGCGAGCCGCCTGTTCAGCCGCCCGAATGAATTTGGTGTCTGCATGATTGCGCACTGCAGCATCGAGTTGCCGGACTGTCCATCCCGAAGTTCGGGCAACATAGCAAAAAACTTGGCATTTGGTTTCGATGTCCATGCCTGCAAGAGCCGCTTTCATGGCCACCAGACGATGCATGACTGATTTGAACTCGAGACGATTTCGTTCCATGTTTGCTCCTAAATCGAAATCAGTCAGATTTCCGCAATTGCTCGAGAAGCGACTTGCGCCAAGGATTCCCGCCGTCGTCAACAAACCGAATGTTTTGGATTTGATCTGGCAAAGCTACGCCATAATAACCATGGCAATGGCTTTCCAGATTATCGTCTCGGATTCCGACATGTCCAAAACGTGAGTAGCAAGTTATGAAGACTTTGGTGCCGGCCGTGGCCGTGTGGACTTCGGTGTTGGCGTCCGACGGATGCGTGCCGTTCCAAACGCGCATTTCAATGGGTTCGAGGAGTTCCGCATGTGCGAAAACTTCCCGACCTTCATGTTTGCGGAGATAGATTTCTTCCCAGGCTGCTGCGTCTTCAGGATTCATATTCTTAACTATTCCAAGAGATTTTGAATTTCCGTTTGAAAAGTGCCCCGGTCACGCAGCCGAATGCAAAAATCGCAGCGTGCAGCGCCCCATAAAGCCCGAACCAAAAGCCGGCAAAAGCTACGGCGAACATGATGAGCGCAAGATCACGATTTTGCATGATTGTCCAGATAAACTTGGAAACCCCGCAAGGCTCCCGCAATGGATTCAAAATCATTACAAATGGCAGACATGGGCCGGTTGCCAACTTTTGGGAACCGGGGTCTCAAGAAATCTGAATAATCACCCAAGAAATTTTGCATGTTCCGCACGCGCTGAAGCCGTAAACTGTGTCGAATTTCAAGCAGGAGCAAAACTTGGAGTTCGAACGCTTCGGGCCCGCCCCAGTTGCGAGGATGCTCAAGCATCATTTCTATGCGCGTCTCAATGAACGATTCGATGTCCATGGCTTTTTCAAAAACAAAAACGGGCAACGCACCCCGAGGACTAAAATGTCCTCTTTCCCCCGGCAAGAGGCGATCGATTCGTACCTTTGGACATTTTTGCCGAATGCCACGTCTTATCGATCCTTACTTTGGGGTGCGTTGCCCGCGAATTTAATTTTCCTTTTATAACTGTGCTTTATTTTACATTTAAACCGACAAGACTGTCCAAGACTGCTTAAATCAAAACTTTACTGAAATTTTTTGGTGTTCGATTTCTGAAAATTCTTACAACATCACTCCGGAGATTTACAAATTTGGTTCACGTATTTTTCGAAAACCAAATTACGACGCCGTCAACGGTTGATTGAGACTTCAAACCGTAAACTTCAACGGTTGAATGCAATGGAAACTTGGCTTCCAACGCCGTGACTGGACCTCTCGAAACCGCCGACAATTTCAATGGGACTGGGCATTTTTAATTTATTTGACCTTTGCAACACGGGCACGAGATTTTTCGCATTTGACTCGAACAATAAATGCGAGTGGAACATTCAGGACAACACACGGAACGCAGTGTCTTTTGAACGGGAGATTTCCTGCGAGCCAGCCAGGTTTGAGAAACCACGAAGCTGAACAACGCAAGAGTTATGAGGAGGAGGACCACTGAAAAATTCATTTTTTCAAAATAAGAGTGGGGGATTCCAATTTGCGAAGACCTTCACGCTCGAGCTCCCACAACATTGCATAGACAATGATGGGAGGTTTGCGTGCGTCCTGGAAATGGATCCACCAAGACAAAACTGATTGTGCAGGTTCGAAACGAATGGCCCCTAAAAGCTTGCCCGTTTTCCGGGCGATTTCAATTTTGCCCTTCCAAATTTGCCGAACCGGCTTTGTGATTTCTGCCATTTTTCCCGCTCCAAATTCTATAAATTCGCCCATTGGATTTACGGTTGGCGGAGTTTGTAAATTAATGGGCGGGCCGGTTAGGAGGGAACATGGAAAAGAATTCAACTCAAATCGTTTGGTCCGGCGTGGTTTTCAGTGCACACAGCGGGAAGGAATTCCCTGTTCAAATTCGACAGGTGAACGCCGACCCGGACGATGGACTGGTCGAAATTCAAGTGGACGAGAAATGGGTGGCCGCTGACGACACTTTGGCCATGAATGCCTACATGCAAGCTTTCTTCGACGCTCGCAAGCAATTGCTTCTTCAAGAAGATAATCTGTAGGAAACCGAGACATAACTAAGCTTTTCATGTAGGTGACAAAGTGCGTTACCTACATGATAAAGCAAATTTTTTCGCCGCACCACGGAACTCATGTCAAATTGGGTCGGAAACATCCGACCTCCCGGCCGAAGCTGCATCTCAAAAATTATTTGAGTCAGCTTCCTCTCCCGCCGGCTTCCTGTGATTTCAGCGCCAAAGCTCTCCCCGTTTTGTCCGATATTATGGGCAACGATAATTTGGGCGACTGCGTTATTGCTGGCGGTTACCATATTGTGGGCGTTGAAACTGGCAACGCTTCTACTTTATATCATGCAAATCCCGCTCAAATTATTCATGATTACTCGGCCATTGGTGGATACGTACCGGGCGACGTCAACACTGATAATGGTTGCGAACTGCCGGTGGCTTTAGCCTATTGGCAAAAGCATGGCTTTAGCAACGGCACTAAATTGCTCGGCCATTTGGCTGTTGATGCCACTGACAAGCAAGAAGTTGCGTTGGCCTGCTATTTGTTTGAAAATCTGTACTTTGGAATGGCGCTTCCGGACAAATGGATAAACCCGTTCCCGACAGGCAACGGTTTCATTTGGGACGTGGCTGGCGCTCCAGACATGAACAATGGACACTGCATCATGGGCATGGGTTTTGATTCTCACGGTGTCAAAGTGGACTCATGGGGGCTCGTTGGCACTTTGACCTGGGAAGCCGTGGCCAAATATGCAAGCGCTACAGCTTCCGGCGAACTGCATGTGATGCTTTCTCCGGATCAACTGGCTAGGGGCCAATCTAAAGCCCCTAATGGCGTCAATTGGGCGGATTTGCTCGACGATTTCAATCAACTTGGTGGAAATGTTCCAATTCCCCCGGTTCCTGTTCCAATTCCTCCTACGCCAGTTGTTAAATCACTTTCGCTCACGCAAGTCCAAGCGTTGCTTGCCACGACTTGGCCGAAATGATTCAAGCGGCAAGCTCATAATCTATCACAATCGCATATACATAACCAGCGTCGTCTTGGAAAATTTCGCCAGTCATTTTCAATATTTCCAAACCAAGTAGAGTCCCTACTCGGCCGATGTTATCCGACAGGAAATCTTCATGGGCCATTCCCCCGAAATTCAAAAGCAAATCCATGATATTTTGTGAAAACATTCCTTTAAATCTCCAAAGAAATCTTACCTAGGAATCCTTGGAATTTACCCTATGGCATATATTGCTGGATCCTATGCCATACCCAAACGAAATCTAATACAGAGTATCTCTTGAATAATCTATTTTCAAGAGATACTCATCAAAATGTTTTCAAATAGATTATTTGAAAACAAAATTTTTGAAGAGATATGTCAACATAATCTATTTGAAAATCAAATACTCCTTCAAAAACCAGTCATATTCCTTTTTAAAATCAGTCATATTAATATAAATCTCCGAGTTTCTTTGATTGACTGTGAATTGTTATGGGTTTTTCTGTGAATTGTTATGGTTATTGGAGGGGTTTTTGAAGGGATTTGTAATGGGTTGTGGGGAGACTATGGAAGAGTTTCTCGGATTATTGTGGATTTTAGACGGGACTTTTTAGGATTCCTTCAATCTATTCCCCGTTATCCCTTTCCGAATCCATTTTATTCCCCTATCCAACTCCCTTCGTATGACCCATTTTCTCCCCGTATTTGGAATCCGGTTAGGACACTCCTATTTATAACCGGATTATTTATATCATTTTCCTTCATTTCCAAAGCCTCATGAAGCTGTCTTGATTTTTCCTAATCTCTTTTAATTTCGTCCTCTAGAATAAATATTTACGAAAATTTCGCTCCTTGGATTTTAAAGATTCTTCCTAACAATTCAATTCTAATATGTTGAATATTTACAAATGATTACTATTTTGAATTTAAATAAGATTATAAGATTGGATTTTCCGGGATTTTGAAACCCCTTATGCGGTCTTCGGGCCGTTTTTTAGTGGTTATTCTCACCCCCATATTCCGTTAAAATTCATAAAATATGTAGGGTTAGAACATCATTTCCTTTGTATATTTGGGTTAAATCATGACCTTCGTAGATTCGGTCTTCAAGTCCGGGCATGGCGCCAAGTTTTTACAGTCCGTTCTGGACCATCCTGAAATAGCTTCGGACATTGAAGCTTTCCCGCACCTTTTGCAACAAGCCAAAATTTTGGACATCCACTTCGTTCCATCGTCAATGGGAAAAGAAGACTGGAGGCCGAGCTTTTCCATTCAAGTCAAAGACCGCCAGTTCATTCAACAGGGTTTAAGCCTTCCATTTTTCTCCGTTTGTCCGGGTTCCGGCAACCTTGTTCACATGCTTTGTTTGGAACATGGGCGCTCCCTCCAAAAATTAAGCTCGGGTTCCGAATCACTCAAACATGCTGGCTCATCGGTCCGAAAGTCCGCGGTCGTTTCAGGTCCGGACCTTCCCACCATTTATCAATCCGTTGATCGCTTCGTCACCCACAATTGCCCGCAAGTTGAAGAAACTCGTCTTCGTCTTCACAACGAAGTTTTCGGCCAGCTGCATCCCTGGCAGTTTGAACAGCGTCGCATTTCGGCTCTCCGAGCCGCCGCCCTTGAGCAGTTTTTTGAAATTCTTTCCAATTTCGAGGAGCTTGGCACGCAACATTTTCGCGATCTTCTCGACCAGTTTCAAGTCCATTCCGTCATGTCCTCATAATTTTTGGAAATCGACCGTTTTTCTCAGTAAGTTCCAATGACCCCGATGGTTCCAATGATCTCAAATTCCATTCTTGATCAGGTTCAAGCTTTTTTGGCTCGGTCCGACGTCGTTTCGGCCATGGCCCGATTCCAAGCCGTTTTGTCCAACGTTCAACTTTCGGACATCGATTTCTCTTGGAACACGCATTTTAACAGCCTGCACGTTGAAAATCCGGCTCCTTTGGACATCACTTACACTTTGGTCGCAGATAAAGAAACTTTTCGAACTGGAAATTTAGAAGTTCCTTTCCGGGATCTTCATGAAGTTCTCATTAACGCGTTTTGCGATCACCAAACAGCGTTGGAACAAAAGCGAATTCAACTTTTTAACGCCATAAATCTCGCCATAAATCAACGTTTTTTGACGCAGCGCGTCGAAGCTCAATCCCGGCTCACGGCCCAGTTCGACAAAAAAATCCTTGAACCATCCTTCCAACAAAAGCGTCTTGAAGTTTTGCGTGAACGGTTCACCGTTCAGTTCAATCATGTTTTGTCAAGCAGCGTTGAACTCGGCCCACAGTTCATTCAGCAAACTTTAGATGCGTTTTGGGTTCAATCCGTCATGCATGAGTGAGGCCAGTCGCCATGTCTTCCAATCTTTTCTTCCATCCGCACATTCAAGAGCTTCGCACAGTTTTGGAAATCAGCACCCGTTTTGCTCGCATTTCCGGGTTTTCTTTTCAAGTTCAGTTCAAACCGGGTTCCAGTCCGAGTCCAGGTTTGCACATTGAGGAAATTTGGCACATTTCTTTCCCCAACGGTTTCAAACCCCACCACATTCCTCAACGGTTCCTCACATCTTCAAACACACCTCCGCCCATTTGGTTAATTCAGCCCAAAGCCTTGGAAGTCCCCGTTCGCGCCATTTTGGCCGCTTTGCCATCTGATCAACTTCGTCAAACTCTCAAACTCGAAACTTCTCAAATCATTTCTCAGCTCAAACAAATTCTGCGGCCCGCCAACAATGATGCCGTTCTAGACATTCAGAAGCAAGCTCTGACATTTTGGAAATCTCCACATTTCCTTCAAACCAGGCACCAAGCCGTTCTTGATGCCGCTCGAAGCACCCTTTCTGACGTTCTCCAAGCTTTTGGCGGGTTTGACTCCTCCTTGCCGTCCCAGCTCACGGGCGAGCTCGTCGCGCGCCACATCATGCATTCTTGATCAAATCATGTCCCATCTTCCATTTAATTTTCCTTTTGAGGTCAAAAACATTTTCTTTCTCATAAACACTTTGCAATTTTGCGTGGAATCATCCAAACTTGACGGTTTTGATTTTGAGTTCAATCTCATTGAAGAAACTCTTCAAACCCAAGTTTGGTGGAAAATTTCCATGCCAGGTCTTCCTCCCTTCACTTGGCTTTTTCCATTCGTTCAAAGTTCCAATTCTCCCAGTCGTTTCATTCATTCGAATCTCATTTTCCCACACGTTCAGCGTCTCATCCAAGGTTTTCCTCCTTCCTTCGTTGAAAACAAACTTTGCATTTCTGAAAACGTTGAACGAGTTCAACTGGCACTTGATCCCCTTTACACGAAAGTTCTCATCCGTTTGGGTCAACAGGCCACGGAAATTTCATTGACCAATCAATTTCAATCCGCACGACATTCGGCCGTGAAGGATTTTGCAACTTTCCACATAAAATCGGCCTTCCAGGCGTTTTCTCAATTTGATCCGCACATTGTGCATGACATCGTTCGTGAGTTCCTTGCCGAAAGCGTCATGGAAACGTGACGCTTTCGGCAAGGGATGAAATCATTCTTAACTCATGAAATTTTGGAACAGGTCATAATTCTCCATGCACATTCACATGTCTTGGTTTTCAGACAAAAAAGAACTCTTGGATGGTGAATTTGGAAGCACATCTGTCACGAGTCCGTTGAAAAATGCATTTTTCAACGGACTCGAAATTCGAATTTGTTTTAAACTGATTCGTTCTTTGGATGGGTTTGACATCGATTTCAAAATTTTTGATTCTAAACAATCTTTTAATATTGACTTTGCTCACCTCGACGTGGATTTCATCCATCGTTCAGATCAAGATTTTGATAGGGCTTTAACTCTCACAGGCAGTTGGCTTCGGAATCTTTTTCGCCAGCACAATCGAGTTGGCAACGCCAGTTCTGGAAAGTTCGTCGTAAAGTTGGTTCAGAACATGATTCAAAAGGAATTCGAATCCATGCTTCCAATTCTCGTTTCCCGTTGCATTGAAAAATCTCTTCAGAACATTTGCCGTTTGGATAAATTCGTTCCAGATGGTTTCATTGAACGGCGCTTGGCCGAAATTCGCATCCAAGACGTTATGGACGGTTAAATCATGATAATTTCCATCCGATTTCATTGAAACCAAGCTTGCAGAATCGCGCGTACGTGCCGTTATGGACGGCTGAGTCAAGCCATTTTTATATTTGAATCTACACAATGAAAATCTACACATCTTGGATATCTGGCTTTCTAAAGCTTACACGAGACAGCTTCGAAGCTACTTCTGCCGAACATGTTTTTAAGAATCCGTTTTATAACGAACTTGAATTCCGCATAAGTTTCCAATTCACGCGCATTCCCGATTATATTTCTATCGAAATCAAATCTTTAAACGGACAAACAGCACAGGATATGGATTTTATTCGAAATTTTGAACATAATTTGGATATAGCCATGCTTGATATTGGAAAATGGCTTGAATATCATATTCAAGAGTATAGTCCCAACGGAATCCCCGTTGGATTCAAAAGCACTGGGAAAAAAGTCATAAAGCTGCTCGAGAAAACCATTCGAGATGAATTTCAACGCATGTTGCCCGCCATTGCTCGATTTTATATTGAAGATGCTATAAAAAGTATTTGTCTATTGGATAAATTTGTTCCGGATGATTTTGTTCAACAAAAACTCGCCGAGTCGCGCATACGTGCCATTATGGACGGTTAAATCATGATAATTTCCATACTCTGGATTCAATCGAGTACATACATTCGAAGTCTTCGAACGGAGAAAATTCCAGTTCAATATTCATTCCATTCGCATTTTGAAAGTACTATAACATTCCGATCTTGTGCCCGAAATGAATCTTCTCTTTATCAAATCGAATTCCAGAATTCAGGCGATCCAGCTATATTCAATGTTGATTTTATTAATAATCATGCTGACAATTTAGATACTATTATCAGTTATGTTCCGAAATTGTTTAATAATTCTACAGTGTGTATGGAAGACCATCCTGGTCCATGCGTTGATGACGCATCTATAAAACGAATCCAATCACTGATAATAGAAGAAGTTTCAAAATTCGTTCCTATCATTGTATCTGAATATGTAACACAAGCTCTCCGAAATATTAGTTCGCTTCCACCCATTATGTCTGATGAATCCATTCTACAGAAGCTTGCAGAATTTCGTGTACGCGACGTCATGGATGGTTGATTTATAAATCAATGTTCATTCAAAATAATTTGATTTATGGGAATTCAAAATAATAATCTCTTGAAAACTGCCAATTGTAAGATTGCCGATTTCTTGGAAGATGGTATGGATGAACATTTGAAGGCGCTAGCCGACAACAGTTTGCAAGCTGCTATTATTAGATTTCGAAGTCCAGTTGTGAGTTATATATCAACCATTGGATTTTGGTTCGAACATGGACAATCTTTCCTCGTAAAATTCCAAATTCAAACGGTTTCTAGCGAATCGAGCGATCCAAATTTTGCTCAAGTGCATTTCATTTTTATGACGCGAATTGACACTGATGTAGATCTTCCGCCCATAGCTCTCAACGTATTCAGTTGTATGCTTGATAAGATTTCGAATCTTGGCATGCATACAACTGAATCACATTGTTCCAGGCGATTTTCTTATTCCTCGATAATGATTTCGGAAATCTCCAAATCTTCGCTTTAGAAGCAGGTGAGATTTCAAATGAACAATCCGCAAAACAAATATCCGTTTCCCACCAAAGCTCAAATCCTTGCCAGTCAGGCGTCAGACGGCACTTGTCTCGAACACTTCGGGATTCTCATGGCTCGCCAAACCAATGATGAACATGAAGAGAAGACCACCAAATGGAAGAATCGCCGAGGTCTGATGTCTTCGCATGCGGTTCGCGGCACGGAACTGTGGGAGAAAATTGTGGCTTGCGAAGATCTCAGTGAGAACGACGTCGCAGAAGTTCGCTCCATCGTGTCTCGCTACGGCAAGCAATTGGCCGCTCATTATCGCGATGAGATGTTCCGTAAAAACCCTGGAATGCAAGAAGTCGCAGCCATATTCAGCGCTAATTGACAATTTGACAATCCGGTGTAATTTCTTTCATAAGAGTTGTCGATAATCAATGTATTGGAACCGTTGGAATTTAAAAATGAATAATATTAATTGTTATTTGCCTCCTAGTACGTCATCTATCAATATGTCGCAGTCCGGAGTCCGGACTCTCGTAATTGAAAATTTAAATCGTCTCGAGCCATATCTTGAGAAATTGGAAAAACGACAGTTTGAAGCATCTTCGGAATATCTTGATAAACATCTGGTTAATCGATTCCTAAAAACTATCGTGGGAATTAAGTCATTGGAGAAATTCGGACAATATTTGACTTTAATCATGCTTAATCGGGCTCGTATTAAAACTCATAACGTTCAATTGGAAGAAAATATCGAGCGATATCGGATTTGCATTAAACGTCTTAAAGACATTTTAAGGCTTTCCAGATTCTCGAAAGTTGTTCATATCGATGCTCGGGATTTGCGTTTGCTTGCGTTCGAAGGTTGGGATAAAGAACAAGAGTATATTAGGCAGGCTTTTCCTGAATATTACAAGAATCATAATAACGAAGTTGATGTGGACAATCAATCGTAAATCAATTTATTGATTTTGTAGGAATGGACTGATGCATCAAATCGTCGCTGGAATATCTCTTGTAGAAATTGAATCATCAACAGTTATTCAATTGGCCATCCAATCTTTAAACTTGGTTGAACCATTGCTCAAGAATGTAAAGCGTAAACAGCATGAATTAACATTTACAGCTTTAGATAATATGACTGTTTGGGAATGGATAAGAGTCCATTTGAAACCCATTCCAATTTGGGGAGTCCAAATTAATAGATCAATTACGGATAGATGTGTGAAGAAAGCAAGTATTAAAGCCATTAACTCCGCACTGAATAATCAAAGCAATGATTATGAGTCAATGATTAAACGTATCAAAGACTTGCTTAGAATGACTCGTCACAATAATACTGTTTGGATATCGGCTATTGACTTGAGGATCTTGCATTGTGAAAACGGTCTTCAAGAACGTGAATATTTCCATACGCATTATCCTGACTATCGAGGTCATGATTAGTAATTGTAAATAAATTTATTGATTTTGTAGGAATGGATTATGCAGAAGAAACAATCATTGGAAGAATTTTTCAGAGTCTATACCTGGAAGATTATCGGTATCATGGCTTGCGCCATAATGATTGTTCTTTATGTTGTTGGAGCTCTGTTCATTTTTCCTAAAGAATATTTTCTCCCATCATTCTTGATGATCATATACTTCAGTTTCCAAGCAGGTATTCTTGTCCAACAATTTAAGAATCGAGGTGCCCCTTGAAGGTCTGATTAAACCCAATTAAATTCCTCTATTTGATATGTGATTGATATGGCATAGTGCCGAATGTTTGAATTAATATTTACTCAGGTGATCGTCATGTGAACGCAATTCTGCGCCAACTTTCATGTTGGCAGGTTAGACTCCTAACCCAAAAATCTGCTAATATTTATAAAATCAATAACCATTATGGTTCAAATTATGGGAGAAAGCCTGGCTTTCTCCCATAATTTTATGTGTAAATTAATATAATAGTTATTTAATTACAGACATGATATCTAGCAAACAAGATTTGGTTTGGCAAGCTCGAATGGTAGCCGCTCGTGGCAAATGGATCGTAGACAGCATCCATAACGGTAAGAATCGAGACTTCTTATGTTATCTTCCGGAAGCTGCAGAGGACGGCATCTGCGGGATTTACGTGTCAATTATCGGGAATCGGGCGAACGCTGGATATTACTCCGGTGCGATTCCGCATATCGGAGATGCAATCTTCACAATCGTATGGCAGAAAGAATTCACGACTGTAAATGAGGCGTTCTCGAGAGTGTTGGGACGTCTTGGTATCAATCTCATTTGAAAGAATTATGAATGGCAATCATTGATCATCCGACTCGTAAATGTGGCTATGAACTTTTCGATTATAAACCCTCAAAGGTTGTCCAATGCGAATTCTGTCGCGCTTTGTGTTCGCATTCCGGGCATGACGCTGGCGAAGCCGCTGATCAGGCTCGGAAAGTCGGATGGCAGACTGTGCGTGGTCGTATGCGATCGGATCCCAAACAGTGGGCTTGTTCGGAATGCATTAAGAAGCCTGATATTTGGACGTAAATTTACTAACTAGTTAGTATTTAAACCAACTATATCTTGGAGTATAAATATGCCATATTACGTAAAGACTCATCGAATGTTGTTCAATTTGTGTCGTTTGAATTTGGCGACATTCGATGAGATTGAACAATGCCGGATTTTGGTTTTGGACGAAGACCTTAAAGAAATCAGCATTCATATTGAACAGCAAACTCGGAATTTGATTGAAGATAGACAGCAATTGGCTCTATTGCCCGGAATCGATTTGAAAGTAGAACAAATATATATTATGGAACGCCATCGTGATGAACTCTTGGCGATGAAACGCCAAACACATAAGCTCACGAGCTCCATGATGAACGTCCTGTATAATGGGATCGTTCCACCATGGGCTCGTCCTAATTCTAATATCAAGTCTTCCAAAACGATATACTGAGAAACATCTGATACTCAATATCCGAACAAGAGATTTTCCAATGTCCTATACTACACGGATTCCGGTTGAAGGCGTGGATAATGCGTTTGTTATTCACAATTCTGATTTCTCAGGCGACGTAGTTGTCTGTTGGGGGAATGTCACCCCTGATAATGGATTGAATAATCCTGCTCACCGGGTGACTTTGCCGGGTGAGTTGCTCCTTCAAATCAGTGCTTGCGCTGCTTTCGAATATTTCCGAGCCAAGACTATTTCATTTTTGGAGGGGCTCGAACCCAAATTTATGATTCGATCTGCGTCTCGATCAGATATCCGGAAGAAAGAGCGAGATAATATAGAAGAATTTGTTCGCAATCTTGGATATTCTATATGCGCCGATAAAATAAAGGCGCTCGGAGAGCCATTCCAAGCCTTGAATGACAGTTCTCGCAGTGATGCCGGTCTTGGAAATTTCGATGAGCTTCCTTGCAGCTCGGACGAAAAGTCTCCGTAGTAATTTGGACTAAGACCGAAGGAAAGGAAACAGCAGCCTGAGGGTAAAAAGGGGAACCTCAGGCTGCTGTTAGAGAGGTACTCAATCCGTCGTCTTGTCTATAGTAATAATAACACTTTCCGTTCCTTCCAACAAGTTGCAAATCGGATACCCATCCCTGTAATCCTCCTAGAGAGATTATAGATGTCCAGTAAGAAAAAAGCCACTGTCCGCGATTTGTTTATTGGTGCTGTCATTCGAATAATTCCAGAAGATGGCAATATTGACGCGTTCGAAGACGCTATTATTGTCGAACAAACACTATTTGGCTGGCGCTGCGTTCGCCCCTATGTGTTTGTTCTTGGCAATGGACAATTTGAAGTCCGAACCGAAATCTACATATTGAGCGAAAATACTGTCCAGAAGAGATTAGTGGAAGTAATTTCGCCAAATCAAGATATCGGATTTGCTACCTAGGGGGTAAATAAATGAAACACTTTCGTAATGTTATGATGAAATCCGATCCCAATCTATCTACTATCATGAAACTACATACTTCAATGTTCCCGAATGATGAAGAAGTCACAACCATTTACGTAGGTTCTGCAGCCTCTGCTGTAGAAGAGAAGACTCGACCGGATATCTATATTAGTATCATGGCAGCCGGTCATATTCATGGATTTGCGGAAGCTGAACATTATCCGTGGCAAAAACCCAGTACATTCTGGAGTTGCGTGGCCGACGCTCAAGTGCCAGAACTCAATTGTGAACAACGCATACAATATATCAAAAATTTTTTGGAAGGGGTTGCACATTATTACGAACTCAATAACGTGCCGACTTTGGATGAATATGCGGTTTTGCAACAAATATTGAATAATAAAGATGATGCAGAAGAGGAAGAACTGGATAGGGTGACAGATTCTCTCATTCAGTCTCTTCCTGCGACGCATGAACACTCTGGCGTATTCGATAGGATTAAAAATATTTTCCAGAGGTTTGTTGCATAAACTGAAAATTCTGTAGCTTAAGATTTTATCTTGTATAATTTTATAAGATAAATGAAAACTTTAGCCCATTTTGCAATTGATATTCAGCGTGATATGTGTTTAGAGCTTTCAGGTAGTCAATTTGAAGCCTTAATCACTATGCTCCAGTCGGATCCCGAAGCTGAAACTAAGAGACTATGGGAACTTCGACCCAAACAAGTGATGATTGAAATTAATAAACGGATGGAATTCGATAGACAAATATATCAAAATTCGTTCTAGTCTTGATGTATGTTGTTGAGATAGGTAATGGAAATGGCCGATATTATCTCAACAACATCTGGTACTACGGATACTAAAATCGCTCTATGGAAAACATTACGAGCACATTGTTCAATGGCGGAAATTGTGGAGTTGCTGCGTTACGAACTTGAACAAAATGGTAGTATGGTATCCGAAAGATTGGCTAATATACTTAAGAAATCATTATAATATATGACATTACTATGTGTAATATATTCTGACGAGATATGACATATGTTCCATTGGTGCGGCAATCCATTCCATGATCTTCCGATGCTGTTAATAACGATGTTTCCTGTTCTTGGCTCGATCGTGGAATTTCTTCGAATACAAATCACTCGCCGTTTTATTTCTCATCACAATTGCAATCATGGATCTACCGATAATAGCCAGAAGGATTGCTCTTGATCCGATGCGCAAGTCGATTTTGACGACGCGTACACGTATGGATTCTACTGCTCCCGGACCTTCTAGGCTTCGTCATTTATCGGAATTAATCCAATATTTAGAGTCAGATATTGAACATGCTGTATTGATATGGTCAAATATTGATTGGATAGCTATTTATCGCAACAAATCTTCACCTCGTTACTATATAGTCTCTAGGCTTCCAACCAAAGACATTGATAACAAACTGGGAGACAAAATCAAAACGGCTGATGATGCTATCGACGCTGCATTGCAAATTTGATATTTCCAGTTTCATAACCGAGATAATGAATACAAAAACCAAAACTACGGGCGATTGTTCTCAAGTAGGATCTAACAGAGAATTCTATTTGAAATTTCTCATCGATAACAATGCAGCTACGGAGGCCGAACGTACTGAATATATGATGATAATACGACCTCGCGTATTTCGGAAATGGACAGAACGGGGGATTTTACCTGGGACGCCACGTACTGCTAGTGGTGAACTGGAACGTAATGTTTTACTAAATGTGAACGGGATCGGTGATTACTGCGTCAGTACATTGCCGAAAGGTCGTGGAGAAGAACTCCAGGGAATCATCGATCAACTTACGACTTTATCTCCTGAAGAGCTTCTTATTATGAGTGAAGTGATATTTTCTTTGAGTCGTAAATCCGGACTAATCCGAGAAAGACTCTAAATAACTTTGCAAATTCTTATTTATTGTATGTAGTTCACGGTTGGATGATGAACCCTTACCCGAACCCACGAAAAACAGTTTTCCTTCCAAATCTTGAAGGATTCCGATTCATTGGTGTTTTTCGTGACAATTCAATTCGTGAATGTGTTATCACAATTAATGAATCGGGTCTACACTCCGTAGATAATTACGATAAATTGGTAGGATGGTTTGAAATAAATTCAATGGCTCTATGTAGTCCAACCTCCAATTCTTCTATATAGAGCCGGCATGAGCTCCCGGAGGTCTAAGCCCAACCTCCAAAACTAAGCCCCTGATTCTTCGGGGGCTCATGCTTCTTTAATGATGCTTTCAAATCGAACATCCATTATTTCTTGGATTACAGGTTTCCGAAACATAGAAACGACGTCGTCTTCGGAGACTATTTCATTTAATTCTTGAAATGTAAAATTCAGATATTTCATAGTTGTTAAATATCTGATTTTGGTCAGATATTTAGAAAGATCAACATTATTAGGTGTCCAATTAATTATAAGTTGTGATAACTGTGTATTTATTGCTGATATTATAGATAAATCACTATCCAATATATTACAATTCAACAAATGTAATTCTTCGTTAGTTTGATCTTTGACTAATGTGAATCTAACGATCATCTGAATGTCATTCCATGGGCCTTTTCCAGAAAGCGAATGAATTTGACCAATGATTCGGCCTCCTGGAATCACCAATATAGGTTCAAATGGCTCATATATTGTTTCTGATAAAGACATAAAATTTGTCCACCATGCTGGACTTGAACCAGCCCGCCAACCTTATAAGAGTCGGCAGCTCAACCCGAGCGTTATGGTGGGGAGGGGGTGTGAATAACTATCTAACGGCCGGTACTATTATTCTTCCATAGTTCCACTAATTATAGCTTCTGACCAAGCGTCTGTAACATCAGATTCTGTCAGATGTCTACCATATTGTTTCATTGTCGCAATTAACATATGTTTATAAGCTATCGATTTACATTTTTTCCAAAGTTCCCATAGACTCGGACCATCAATTATTATTCTATTTGGAGTTTCCGGACATAACAGTCCAACCAATTTAAGATTGAGATTATCAAAAAATGATTTCGGATCTTCGCTTAACACACTAAATGATTTTACAATTATGTCTTTATTGTCACATTCTATCGATATATCGACACAAGGTCGAAGCTTAAAAGTAGCTATTTTTTTATAATCACAATAAATTATGATGCGTAACGTGGCTAGTTCTAAATCAATGATTATTTCATGTGGATTAGTCCTCCCTTCCATTCTCACAATTGGCGGTATTCCATATAAACTGCCAGTTGTAGCCCCTTGAGCGCCAGCAAAAGACCCAGATATTGGTGTTGGGCCTACAGGGACTGATGATTTAATGATCGGAATCATTTAAGTAAGAATTGTAACGTATCACGCACTACCGAATTCCTATGTTTAATAGCTTCGGCACTATCCGGATCCATACCGCCTGAATATAAATCTGATTCTTCAATAATGGCTTCCATAGAATCCAGTAAATTATCTTTATTAATCATCGACAATCTGGAGAAAAACACATCTTGGACAGTCATCACAGGTTGAACTTCTGAAGTGTCAACTTTCTTTTCATTGGACACGGAAGAAATCCTTGGATTCCCGATTAATTCATGCATTGATCAGCTCCATCATAAATATTACATTTACCATCCATTATCAGTGGATTCAGGCTCAGCTTCGATAATCGGACTCCCGCAACGAGGACATTCATCAGGAACGATTCCGGATTCATGGTCTATTAATGGGTTCCAACCACAATGTGTTCCTTTTACGGATAATACATGAATACATGGCTGATGTTCCCCACAATCACACGCATATCCAAAATCAATGTTGACGTTGGGATCAAATTTTTCAACCATTTGCACAACATAAATATGTCCATGATCCTCGACGGTAGTTGACCATTTAAACCAAGTTGTGCAAGCCCGCATTTTTTCTCTAAATATTGATAAATAAATCCATCATTAATTTTCGTCTTAATTGTCTTCAGTTAAGATTATTGAGATAACAGAATAGCTAGAATCAAACTCGCTTGTGCGGAAACATACACCGGATTACCATTCATTACGTTATATATAGTTATCGAAACCAATGGGCTTCGAAACTTAATATATTTTAATCGGAATGGAATTATTCCACCGGACATGGAAATTTCCATATCAGCTGAATTATCTGTGTTCCATTGAATTAATTCAACACGATCCGGATATTTATCCGCCATCTTTTGAAAAAGATTTTGAATGACTGTATTAATTAGAATATCCAGCCAAGTTGATGAGCGTTGGGATGATGAAGCTCGATATTCATGTGTGGTACTCCATCTTTAGATTGAGAATGGATTACCCCGACAATATATAATTCAAGCATCATAATAGTCTGAGATTCTCCATGCTTATCTTTATAAAAAACCGGGCCCTTCGCTTGGACTCGTTGCCCGATTTGTGGAACTCCTACGAACAGATTAGGGAATTTAACGAATTTGAAAATATCAATACTAGTGTGACAGTGGCCTTTAATAAACATATGAGAAAATACATAAATTATCAGCCAATTTCCGGAGATTCTACTATCTGATTTATATATGATGATTGGAATATCATATGAGCCTCAATTGCCAATTAACTATTAAAGGATGTGGAGCTGGAGCCAGGAATGGGAAATTGGTGCATGATAAGACGGGCCCAGTATCAGATTTCCTTCGTGATAATCAATATTATTATCGGACAGTTCAGAATCATTTAATTGAATGTAAGAAATGCGATCCACAAGAAGCTTTGGAAGGGTTCTTACAAAATCGCAATTCCACTAAAAAATTTGGTCAAACGTCCCAGACGTTGATATTGATGGCTTTATCATATGAAAAACGCTTTGCTCAATATGTCAAAGAAGAGACTATTGATGAATTCGTCATGCGCGGCCTAATAGAAGCTCCTGAATGTTTTATCAATGAAGAATTGCGTTTAACAGATAATCAACTTTTGCAAGCTTTGCGCTGGTCGCACTATGCGATTTGGGCTTTTCGTTCACTTAAACGTAATGTTTCGTATCCTGTCGGATTCGAAAAATTTATTGATATCGTAAAACATGGGATTTGGCGAGGACGTTCTATCGTTATATCTAGACGTGTCCGAACACTTTGTGATATTTGTCTGGCGATTGAAGGGTTGGAAGTCTTGCCGTGTGATGAAGACTTGCAGAAATTGGCAGTGATTGGATCGATTATGGGAACATGACAACCATTGAAATTGATTGGTTCCAAAAACCGGATACTTCGTTTCCAATATTTTCGCATTCCATTCAGCTTGAAATTCAAGGACTGGATGCTGGATTAACTACATTCCAAATCAATATAACATTTGATATGAATCTAAATTTTCATATCAATGTGAAATTATGTGGCCCGTTATTTGATATATCTTCTCCAAGCCGGCAAATGCAAACGCGATCATATAATAATTTCAGTTCTGTTTTTACGCTAAAGGAACTGTCTAGTCAAGGACTTGACAATAATTTGCATCGACTGGCATCTAATGCTGTCCATTGTTTCACTTATTTAAATCTCGATGTATCGTTATTCGATCCGGTTCTTGCTCAAATTAAACAATCATTTCAACAGCGTCTATCAATATTGATTCGAGCGCATATTACTCAACAACTTATCATGGTTGTGGGTTTGAATGCATACATACCGGATGATGAAATAGATTCCATAATTCAAACTATTCGTATTACGTCTGTTCTAAGTTCTTAAATGGCTATTATTAAAGGATCTTGGATAATCAATATTGATGCGAATAAACCCAATATTGTACGAGAATTTGAATATCAATTTATTTATTCCAATCAAATAAACGCTATAAACGCTTTGATTATATCTGTTGATTTCATATCAGAGCCTAAAAAAGCATTTGTTGATGTTCGAATGAATATTATTAGGCATAATTTCTATCAAAAATGTCTTGTTCACTACAATGAATTCAAGAATCCCTATCATTTGCCATTGATACTTGCTTTAAGACAAACTCGAGAGTTCTTGGATTCAATTGATGCTGCTGGTAGTTATGTAAATATGAATGACGTTTGGAAAGTTGATAAAGATAAATTCATATGTGATATAAAAGATTGTATTTTTAAGGAACTTTCAGAATTCTTACCAATTGTTGTTCGGAACCATGCTCGGAAGTCCCTTACTGATTTGCATGGTTTTCCTGGGCTTTTATCTGATTCCGATATCGATGAGCTGATTGCGGAAATCCGAGTTTCTGGAGTTATGAAACAATAAATTAAAGAAGGGAATTGGGATTTATTGAAAATTAATACAATCGTTGAACAAACCAATCATACTCAAAATTCTTTGATATTATTTCGTGATTCGGATGAATTAGTATATGATTTCCCGTACAATATCGTTAGTTTAGCCAGTATTCAAATAAGTATTGACCAAGCAACATTGGAAGCGACTATTTCAATATGGATTGAAAGCGGAATAGCAGTTTCCGGATGTTTTTCACCGTCTTCTGACATAAATCTCGATGTTATTCTCGAACATCTACAGTATAAATTGAAGATCGAAGCAAAATTGATATATGAGAAACAATATCAATTTTACGCCCAATTTATTGAATATTTAATGGAACAAACTACGAACTTATTAAATAAATATATTCGAATGGCAATTCGTGATAATATTCGTCAACATTTATCACTGATAAACAATCTTCATCGATATATTTCAGACGAAGAATATGATATTATACTCTCAGAATCTCGAGTCCGCAGAGTTATGGCTATCTAATGACTAAAATTCATATTAAATGGATATCTACTTATAGAGAATTGCAATCAGAACTTATTTATGAATATCCTATTGATATTCGAGGAGATGATATAATTATCCCTGTCAATTTTAATATTTCTCTTTATTCTTTAAGTATTAATATAAAATTGTGTCTGGATGACAAACTAAAATGGGTTTCTGATATTTATTTCCAAGATTTACGAAATAAAAATCCTGACGAACTATTGAAGAACATGCCCGATATGATCGAAGACTTATTTACTAAAAAAGGATGGATGCAAAATATTGATACGTCTCGAACATTAATAAAAATTATTTGCAATCGCGTTTTGGACGATTTACAACAGCAACTACAGAATGTGCTCCAAATTTGGACGAGAGATAATATTCGGCAAATTTGTGAATTCTCTCGTTATATATCGGATGAATTTGTTGATAAAACAATCGCTGAATGTAGAATTAAGCGAATTATGGACGAATAAATGGATACTTTTCCTATTATAGCTGTTTGGAGTACCATCAATCCCGATAAAGTCATATCTAAAAACGAATATACGACGTTCGGATTCGGACCACAGATTGAAGAAATTAGAATTAATTTCACAGTGAGCTCTTATTCTAATTTGAATGTAGAAGTGGGAGTAATATTTATCTCTAAAAATCTCGGCCAAATTGATGAATATAGAACATTATATTCATCCGACATGTCTAAATCTGGGATTCAATCATTTTTAAATGAATCTCGGAATTCATTATGGGCTGAATGCAAATTAAAACATATTGAGAAATGGAAAATCGCTCCGACAATTAACACAGTTAAAGAAGTCAATCAGCAACTATCCAAACTTCTTGATATTATTAACGAGATAATATCAAATGAATTAATGATGAAGCTCCCTGAATGCGCAGCTCGTTATTTGAAATGGATTGTTAAAATTATTCATGAGTTGCCTGAATTGTTATCTGATGAGACTATAGACGATTATATTAATAGGTTCCGAGTAAATAGAGTGATGGAATCATAAATGGACAGCCATTCTCAACTTATTGCGCTTCGAGATTCTCTTTGGGCACAACGACATCGGAATCATGCACTAGATCCAACTATTTATTTCCTTCTAGAACTCAAGAACATCATTCTTAGAGGTGATGAATATGCTATAGATAAAGCAAACTGTAGGAATCATATTCTGCTCAATCTTCAAGTGGATTTGTCCGGATTTGGCGCGGATTACGGTCCATTTAAAGATGATATTGATATGCTTGTAAACGAAACTAATCTTCTAATTTCCAAAATTTGGAAAGATCTTCAAGATCATATTAGTTCTGGATCTATATGTTCTCACATTTTGCGAACCGTTCTAATACAGTTTCCGAAAGTTCCGTAAATCTTTATAACTAATTCATAATATATGATGGAGATAAGAGATTGTAAATGTAAAGTAAAGACAAGTAATAAAGTTACGAATCACGGCCCTTGGTGGAATCGGCAGACACGATAATAACTAATATGTATAAGAGCAATAATCATAGATCTAAATATTCATATAATATCGAGATCTTTGAAAAATCTGACCCGATTGCTTATTATATATTAGGAGTTATTGCTACTGACGGTGCTTTGTTTGAATCATCAAGATACAGGATGTTTAAGATTGATTCTAAGGATAAAGATTGGTTGGAATCAATACGAGACATTATAGTTCCTGGCAAACCTCTTTACGAATATAAAAATAAAAATCTTTATACACTGTCTATTTATTGTCGTCCAATATTTGATTGGGTTAAATCTAATGGCATGACGCCAAATAAAACGTTGACTCTAAAGATGCCGAGGATAAACCATTTTTATTACCGAGATTTTTTGAGAGGCGTGATTGATGGTGATGGTTCCGTAAGTCTTTGCAAAATGAATGGTTACGACAGTGTGTATATGAAAATAATTACTGCCAGCGAAGTATTTGCAAATGAATTGAATTTTATTTTATCAGAATTATTTGAAAAGCCTACCGCTTTCACAGAAATTAGACATAGTAAATTGGCTAAGCCAAGTTCTCCTACAACTCGTGCATTCCGAGTTCAATATGGTGGTCGTAGAGCAGTCAAATTTCTAGATGGAATCTATTATGATCATAAATTACTTAAATTAGAAAGGAAATTCCAAAATTATATGAAGATAAAACAAATATTTGTTGATACTGATCGTAGGTATGACTGAAATAATGCCCTGGTGGTGGAATGGTATACACTCCGCGCTTAAAACGCGGCGCCTTAGCCGGATTGTGGGTTCGAGTCCCACCCAGGGTACCATAGTGGAGTTTAAGATTGCCGAGGGTTCGAGTAATCGGTCAATTTCCTCCATTAGTTTCCTGTTAGATGATTCATTTATAAATTTGTTTAATATCGAGAGCTCGACATCTTGTAAACGAATGGAATGGATTATCTAGACAGGAACCTATGATATTTTTGAATTTTGGATATTTATTTGATACTGTGACAACGTCAAATAAATTATCGATCAATCCAACTGTTCATCAATCAGGACATACTGTCCTTGATGAGCGTAATGCAAATTGGTTTAAGCGACTCCCTGTCCACAAGAAAGTGGACTATTTTATCAAAAATGGGATGGGAATTCGAGCTATCGCTAAAGAACTGCATCTGCCTAAGAAGACAGTTCGAGCTATTCTGCATAGTAACGTTCTGAAGGATGTCATGCAATCGTGAAGATTTAGTGAATAAGTTTGACGATTTTACGTATGCACATCCCTTGTTATCTTTGCCTATTGTAGTGGTTTTAGCCGTGTCTTTGCCCATTTATGTTTTCGCTGCTAAGCGAATTCTTAAATGGCAGCGGTCATGAACTGGCAAGAATCTAAATCTTGGTGGTCATTGTCGAACGACGATAAAAATCGACTTCGCTCTCGTATTCAAGAACTTCGCCAAGAAGGTTTCATGGTTCGTTCAATCGCTAAATGGCTTGGAATCACTCGTTTAGTTGTTCGAGATTGTTTGCATGAAATTTTGACATCAGAAATCATGGATTCTTAGTTTACAGCCATACTGCGTAGTCCTCGCTTTAGAGATTCGTTGGCTCGCAATATACCATCTTTGAATTCTTGGACTTGACCCGTACATGCTGCTAAAATAGCAGCACTTATCCATAACGTTGTATCTTGGATAATGTCTTGTGGTAAGTTAATATTAATGGACGCGTCATTTATATTATCCAGCGCGTCACAAGCTCTCAACACAGTCCTAGGACCATCCAACTTTTCTAATTGTCTTAAATCATAAGCCACATTTGGCATGCCTCTTGATTCAAATATTATGGGCAAAAATGTGCGAATAATTATATCAGCTTTTGGGAGTAATATGTTTTTCAAAATTCGGCTTCCATAACATTATATAAATAACATACACAGAATTAGACACGGATCATATTATTGTTCGCACAAAACATTAATAAACTCTAATATTGGTAATATCTAATAGATAATCTAAATGTCTAATACTTCTCCATCCAGTCCGAAAGAGAAAACTCCGGAACAAGTCCGTCAGGAATTTCTGGAGATGATACATTTCAATATTCGATATTGGTCCAGCCATTCATTAGAGAAGTCCGTGGAGGATCGCTTAAAAGGTCTAGCTTTTTCAATACTAGTGGCTATAGATGGGAATCATGCAGGCCTCCCCGCATTTATTTTGGCCCCTAATCCCGATTCTACTGATAAATCTCATCATATTAAGATGAATGAAGATTATTTTCCCGAACAAATCACTAATATCCGATGTAATATTTCAGGATCTCTCCAAGATGCACTTTATGGGATTCCGACTCCACAATTGATAGAACCAGACAGTAATCCTTATATCTGTATGGATTGCGGTCAAGATGGTTCTAGTGAGTTGGAATGTCTACATTGCCATAGTAATCAAGTATTTAATAAATACGATAACGGATGGACTTGTAGGGTTTGTAAAAAGGAGTTATCGAGCAATTACCTATCCATCTGTTCCACAAAATGTCAAGAAGAATTTATTCAATTCGGAGAAGAGTGCTTTCCAAGTTTGCCTGTTAGCCACCCAAAGTGAACTCGGACTCGAACTCACTGGAGTTCTGGATAGGAATCTTATTCATAAGCTCGGTCCAATAGCCTTCTGCGCTAAAGGACTTTATAATTCCGGATGCACTCATTTAATCGATTGGACGCATATTCCTAATATCTGTCAAAAGCCCGTTGGTCCCATTTTATTATATATTGTCAGCCCAAAAATTCGACCAGGAACCGGATTCTTTGTCCAATCTTGTATTGATCATCATATGCAAGATGTCCAATTGACTGATCTTTGGTTCATTCGCAAACCAAATATTGAAGAACTCAATTCCTATTATATTCATACCATCATGGACATGTAGATATGGTTTCCGATTTGATGATAACCAAAGAATCATGTGCTCTTAAATATTCAATTCGTCAACTCCAACAACAATTAAATTTAGAGCCTGATGGCGAACTCACAGCTTTATTGATTCCAGCTTTGAAACCTGGTTTATTTTTCCCTAAATATTTAAATTGTAATTTTGAACACAGTATAATATGGCGCTGTCAACGGCCAGCTTACGGTTTCGTTCTATTTCATGATATCAAACCGGAATCACGCATTGTTGTGACATGTTGCGAACAACATCCAATATCAATTGTTAAATTCGGTTGGAATTTCCGATTGTTGACGAGTATTGAACGATCAGAATTAATTATTTTGCAAATCATGAATTCATAAGTTATATAATGGAAATCTTCCGACATTCTTTGTAAGTTTTTGAATATATGTCTCCAAGAACTGGTATTATATTCTTGCTTGAGAATCTTCAAATTGCCTCCGAAATTGGCAGAGTTGCCGAACGTTTGGCCGGAGCTCGATTGTTACATGCTCAACTGAATATATATGAGCCTCTCATCGATGGTCCTGATAAATCTTTAAGGTTCAGTCATTTTTTCCATATTTCTGATGGACTAGATAATCAGTTCCTTACTCAATCTTTGTTATTGAGTTTCCCGCAGTTATGTGATGTTGATCTGGTTCGCAATATTAGTGATACCAATCATATAAATACTCCCGGGAGTAAATCTGCATATTCCACTCTCATTGACTATGTTGACAATCAATTCCGGACGCAACTTAGAGAAACCAAAGCTCGATTGAATTTGGAATTCGAGAAGTTCCAAAAAACTGATGCTTATAAACAGCAACGTATTCGGAAAGTCCAAGATTCCGCTCGTCAAGAACTCCAGAAATACTTGATACGATATGCGGAGCTCGATGATGAATTTATCCGCAATACGATGGATACATTATTGATCCGAGATACAATGGAGCAATAGTCATGGGAACCTTATCTGATTTTGAACATTCAACTATCGCTCAAATAGTATTTAAGACTCCGGAATTATCGATATTATTGAAAAAACTTCCGAATATTTTGAAGAAGATTCGCCTACTAGATATTACGTTAGATATTTCTAGAGAATTCAATTCTGATAATAATTCATTCTCATGTTCTATTAAGAGACGCCATTTATTATTGATTAATGGGAAAGAAATTATAAAATATAATATTTCCAATATCGGATTTTCAGATACACAACTGGATGCCGACGTCAGGGCTATTATTAGATCAAATTCTCCAATATTCTATACAGAAATGGATTATCAACGAACTATCAATCATTTAGAAAATTTGATTAATTTGGAATTCCAAGAACATCGATTCCGGAGCCAGACGAGGATCTATCGATTAATTAAACAATTTGTAAATACTTCACAATTCCAAACGTATCAAACAACAACCATTCGCAATGCAGCCACTCAAGACATATATTCAGTCTTGTCTGCTTATTCGCATTTGGGAGATGATTTCATAAAATCATCAATCGATACTTTTTTGATTCGCCATACGATGGATATGTGAATGGCTAAATCGTTCGATTTTGATAAAGGCGTTGCAGCCATTTACGCGTCTGATGAATTTGCAACGATATCTAAGGGACTGGAATCCAGTATTAAATCTCTCAGATTTTCCGATGTCCGATTTGATGTATTCATACAGGAAAATAAATCTAAGTTAAAGATCAATGTAATATTTCTAATCCATGCAGGTGAATGCTCTGTTATAGCTCACCGCAATTTTAAGATCCGATGCAGACAAATCATCGGGCCTTTGAACTTATTATTGCAATTTGGCCAAATCCTTGAACCATATTGTCAAAATATTCAAATTGATATTGTGAATCAATTCTTGGATACAATGGATATTCGATTTGAAAGCATCATTGAAGAAGCCAGTATACGACTCCGGAATCAATTTTGTGAATATTTGGAAAAACCCTATTTTAAGCAAAAGAGAACAGAAGCTGTTGTAAGTTATGCTAAACAAGAAATGGATAAATTATTATCTATATTTTCTAATTTGGATTTTGAAACTTTGCAGTCTATATTTAATGAATCAATGGTTCGTAATATAATGGAACAATAATATGAATGATCCTGTGATCAATAAAATGATAAGAAAAATTTGTTCTTATCCAGTTATTACAACAGTAATTAATAATCATAAAGACATTATTATTAATTCAAAAATTATTGAATTCCAGTGCGAATCTGAACTCGGCATGACGCCCAGCAAATCGTTTGTCATTGCTACTACGTTATACGCGATTGTTCAAATTTCTGAGCAGAATTATCTCATGGCATCTGAGACTATAGAATTACTCTTGGATTGGCATCCGTTTAAGGTTCAAGATATTATGCAATCGTTAGTCAATGAAGTTATCATTAAATGCGTTGAAGCGATAACTATCCAGTTCGATAGAATACTGACTGAGTCTGAATTATCATATGTTAAACTCCATATCTATGACTTCATTAATACTACCAATTCCGAAGTTCTTAAGCAAAAATTTGATATGTTCAAAACCCAAACCAATGATTTCATAAAATCGGCTGCATTTGAACAACTACGTCGTAAGTCCACTATTAAAATTTTTGAATCATGTCTGCATGGATTCATGGGCGCATTTGAAAGCATTGATGATAACGTGATGCGCGCGGCTTTCAATTCATACTTTGTTCATACTATTATGGAATCCTGAATGCCATCGGCTATATCTCATAGAGACCCAGTCTATCATTATTTAGATATAGCCAATTTATTATATGAAACTGATACTATTCAACATTTAGTCAATTCATATATATCATATTTATCAAAATTAGAAGTTTGGGGGTTCACTATCGATTTTAATATTGTATTGCGCAAGGGTTATGCTATGTTGTCGCCAAAAGTCCTAATGAATATTGGTCAATCTTGCAGTTCTGGGATTCTTGTTTATGATATGTATTCAGGAGCTTCTTTGCATACAATATTAAACTGTTCCAGTTTATCAATTATCTCGGACAAAATCTTACGTGGTGTTGTTACTAAATATGCAATAACTAAATATTCTGGTCAGGAATTAGAATTATTTATAACTCAATTTATGGCATATCAAGGTAACATTCAATTTTCCGGAGGATTCCCACAATTTGTGACTACTAAAATCAATAATAATACTTCTTCGTTATTGAATGACACAGTCGTTCGATTATATGGAAAAATCGATGTTATCAAGAATAGTGCAGAATATAAAAAGCGCTACAACGAAGCTTTAGAAGAATCTGCTGAATATGATATTGGTCGATTACTAAATCTATATAAAGATGTTAAAAATTCAGTGCGACAAGAGATCCTTTCTAAATTCATTGTTACTTCAGTGATGACTGAGTAAATTCGGATTTTCAATTCATATAATATTTTGACATGGCATCCAGTTATCTCAGGATTTACGAACGATTATATATGACTCCTAAATGTCAAAATATTATCGAAAATTTCCAATCGGCATTATCTTCGGCTAGAGTTTGTGACTACAAATTCAATGTTCGTATTGATAGCAATGATGATCTCATCATTTCGCCGTCATTTAAAGTATCCGTTAGTCCATTCTTTGATAATTTCTCTGAACCACCAAATCGCAGACATTCTAATAATGACCATTTTTTCTCAATTGCTAGTCATTCTTACAATTTCATTTCACGAGATATTTTAGATAATATTGTTGATTATTATTGGTCCAATCCGAAAGGTTATTGGTCCAATCCGGGAAGCATTCCCACTTATGGATGCGATAAAGACGTCGTTAAAAAAGGTCGGAGTTTTACGGGGAAACGTAATGTTGATTCTTTCATAACATATTTTCGAGAGCGTGTTGATGCAGAAACTAAAGAACTCCGGACTGAAGCCATAAATCGAACGTCCATTCAAATGGACGCCATGATATTGGATCCACAATTTGCTATTAAACGAGATGAAACAGTTGTGCATCATGCTCAAGCTGAAATTCGGAAAGTCTTGTCTATTTATAAACATCTTGGTGACGACGTACTCCGGACTGCTATTTCCAGTTTTGTAATTGGTTCAGTTATGGACGAATGATGTTGAACCAGACTTTAATCCTTAATTATATACGTCGATCAGTAGATAATCTGATTATTTCGGAACCTGCTACTGATATGTTTGTGTTAATTAAATTACAAGATAATAATGTGTTGTATCTTCAACAGTTAGGGCCGATTGAAGATAATGAACATGAATATTGGATATTGGAGCTTCGAAATCAATATAATGGAGTTTTGGAAGCTATTCGATTTAGTAAAGAAGTCCCATATGCTAGGATTATTAATAGTAGCTTTCATACAGACTGGGTTATGAAAGTCTATGAACATTTCACATTTGCAATCACGCATTTATTGTCAACAACCATTGATTCGCTTCATGCAGCCGGTCTGAATATTGAAGAAATAAATGACGAAGTTCGACATGTTGTGGTTTCAACAGTTATGAATAAGTGATGCGTGCTAGTTATAAATTCGGAGTGCGCTGGATAGCAGAAAATGATGAACCCATCGCTCAAACTCCTGAAGACGCAGTCGGTTTAATATCTATCTTGCTTTTAGCTGATCTGTTTGGGAAAACGCCAGAGATAGTTGCTCGGGATGTTTTTGATTATAAGAACAAGATGCTGGTGATACGAGACGTTATGGAGTCGTAAATTTTACGACTTTGTTGATTATTTATGCTACGATGAGTGATAGATTATTGTGCGGTGTTGGACTCGGATTATTTTCTGTGGCATTGTTTTTATATTTCATAATCTTGCCACAAACCTCGCCAGCTAAACGTCTCGGGCTGCATCGAGAAGTCATGTTGATGATTCTCCTTGGAGTAGCCTTCATAGCTTCTACTTTAATTAGCTGGTGTGTTCGGAATCCAATATGAAACTGGTGGATTTGGAACCACAATTCTTGAAGGTTATTGATGCGGATTCTCATTGTTACGTAGATACGATTCTAGAAGCTCAAGGTTTATTGTTTTTGTGTCCATTATGTTTTATTAATAATAATGGTCCGATTGGAACACATTCAATATTGACTTGGTTCCGTGATAGAGGCGTTCCAGACGATCAAATTCCCATCCCTGGCCGATGGATAATGTCTGGTTCCGATTATTCCAATTTGAATTTATATCCTTCCATCCAACTCACGCTTGGATGTAAATGGCACGGCAATATAATCAACGGTAATATTCAGATATTATGACATCTAAAGCTAATATATGTTATAGTATACACACTATTATCAAGGAATTGATTCATAATATAGAAAGCCATGATATTATCTTATATAAATTCCCGTATAATGTATGTATTAAATTTAGCATGAATTATACATCAAATATGCAAATCAAAATTTGGTCCTTAAGTTGGTCTCGTAATAATGTATTCCAATCCAACATTTGGATTGTAGATTCTACCAGATTACCAGAAAATGTCCAATTATTTAATGCATTTTTAAATGAAATTGTTGATCAATTCATATTAGATATGGAATCGATTATTGATAATGCTATCGATAATCTTGCACTATTAAATTTAGACGTATCATGTTTACATACAATGATTGATAAAGTTATTGTTAATAAAGTAATGATTACATAAATTATGTGTTGTATATTATTGGAAGAATGAGTATATCAAAATTAACTGCAGAGTTGAAGGCAATACCATTATCTTCTACTATTGATGAATCAATATTTAATCAAATTATCCATGAATGCCGCATTATAACGAAAATCCGATATCATTCATATAATGCAGTTTTAACCCCAGAATTAATCCCGATAATACGAGTTAGATATCGGACTCAACTTTTACATCGGCGTGTGCAGCGTTTTTTTATTGCTGGACAACCCATAATTGATCAAATATTATATTCTTTTGAATTGCCGATTCGAACAGCTTTTAAATCGAAAATCGAATTATTCCTTGCTGAATATATTGCAAAAATTGAATCTGACGTTCGACAATCTATAATTAAATCCGGTCAAGATGAAAAGTTCCAAGATAAAATCAGATTTAGGCGTTTAGAACGTTATCATAAAATCCAATCGGAACAACAAGAAACATTATATACAGAAATTAAACGTGCTTTTGATATTGGAATCACTCGCGATGCTATCGTTACTATCATAGATACTGTATGTTGCCAAATTACTCATGACGAGTGATAAACATGGCGCATTTATCCACTAAGCCGGCTCGAATCACGGGTTTCTGAATCGATGCTGCGAACTAATCATGAATTTTGAATTTAAAATTCGGCAGAAAGTCATTGAATCCCTATCGATCCTACTTGAGAGACATGAACAAAATCCAATTTCCTCGCATATCGCTCCGATTGTGTTATTTAATTTCCGTGATATATCGAACATAATTCTATATATTAATCTGAAACATACTGCACATACTAATAGTTTAAGATTTGGATGCGAAATCAAGCGTGAATTCGATATGGTGACCATGTCAATTCCGAAACCGATTTCATTAAATTGTATTGGTGTACAAGAATTTGTTGATGAAGTGGTCTCTAGATCATCATATCATTTAGATAAAGACATCAGAGATTTGATGAATGGTTTCTCTGGATTAGGAATCGGAGCACATGAACTTCATCAACATATGTTGGAATTAATTGCTGCTGATATAATGGAATCATGAATGTTTGAATCTAATATTCGGCCGCATGTTGAGAAAGCTGTCCGTTGTTTACTTGATAGATTTGATTCCAATCATTTGGATTATGATAAAATAAAATTATTGCGAATTCACAATGAATCATGGGTGACTGTTTCCATCAAAGCCGAAATCCATCCTATTTATAAAGTAGCTTTTAGACTATATGGTCACTTTTGGAGACCCAATAGGACGATAGAGACTTCGATATTCCATTATCCAGTATTAGATAATCATTCAATGGAGACGTTCATTGAACAAATAATTGACGCGATTTCAGATAGAATCCAAACGCATTTATTAGAATTTATTCAAGCTTGTTCCACGGTTGGTGTTGAAAAACAATATCTTAACCAATATTTATTGGATCATATTGCTCAAGAAATAATGGAGTCATGAAGGTTCAATTCGAAAACCTCCGATATTTTCTGAAGTGGTATTGGGGGCTAGATTTGCGTCGTGCAGATTCCGAATCTGAAACTTCCAGATTCACGGGAATTTATAAAACGGGTTTTATAGTAAGCGGTCCTCGTCCTGGATTTAAATGGAGCAAAGATCGAAGATATCGATCTCTTTTAGAAATTGCTAGAATATTTGAATATGATAAATATCGTAGTGATTCGTTGGAACGTTTGGCTGCAGGAGTCATGAATACTTGAATTTCGTAAATCATTCGATATCATTCATAATTACGTCTGGAGATTCTAATGGACGTACAAAGCCGACATCGACAAGAAGACGGGACCTGGAAAATTCCGGACCATTCGTTGCCAGAGCTCATGCAGCGAGTCGAGAAGCTCAATAAGAGGACCAAGAAGACTAGCGGGAACGGACTTTCACTCGAGAAAGTCGGAGAATGCACGGAAGAGATTCAAGACGAAGAGAAGGCATTTCCTGACGTCAGGAAATATGTTTTTATCAAAATTTCCGGCGAAATCCCTGTCATTAATGGTCATGCGTTTATTGCTCGCATTGAACATCATGTTACCGGCAATATCATATCGAAATCCCCACGATTTTTTGATTTCCCGTTGGCCGAGGAATTTCGAACCTGCACTGCAAATTGCGAACACTGTAATACGCTTCGGCAACGTAAAGACACCTTTATTTTGCGAACCGAAGACGGGACTTTGAAGAAAATCGGCCGGAACTGTCTTGCTGATTTTCTTCGTGGTTCGAACGTCCAAGACGTGCTCCAGTTGTGGTCTTTGATAGATTCTATTGAGAAGCTTCTGGACGCAGCAGAATCGGATTTGGAAGGCAGTTCTAGTGGTGGAGGACGGTCTTACGTTCGTTTGTCGAATTATTTGGCTTGTACGGCTTCTGCTGTTCGGAACTTTGGATGGGTGAGTCGCGCAAAAGCTGAAGAATTTCAGAAACAAGCTACTGCTACGGTGGCAGATTGGCTATGCGGCAAAGCTCCTAAATCGCCTCGAGAATACGAAGAATGGAAGAGTTGCCAACCCACGGCAGTAGATTTGGCAACGGCCAAATCGGTCATGGATTGGGTTGAGACTTTTTCCGGAAAATCAGATTTGAGTGAATATTTCTGGAATATGAAAGCCGCTTTTGATTTGGGTTATGTTAGCGCTCGCAATTCTGGACTTATTGCGAGCGCAGTCATTTCCTATCTTAAAGAAATGGAGCTTTTGCAAAAGAAACAAGCTCGTGCTGACGTTCCGGATGGCGGCCATTTTGGCATTCCGGAGAAGCGTTATGATTTTACTAATTTGACTGTGCTCACTGTTCGTAATTATGAGAACGATTACGGCACTGTTACCATGCTTATCATGTCAGATGCTGAAAATCATCAGTTTAAATGGAACGCCAGCGGTTCCAAAGATTTCAAAGCCGGCCAGACGGTATCAGGTAAAGGCACTGTTAAGAAGCATGATATGTACGAAGGTCGCCATGTAACGATTTTGACTCGTTGTAATTTGACTATCTCCTAAATAATATAATTTCTTTAGAACTTGATACTGATTTTTTATTATAAAATGGCAGATATAAAATGAAGCTCAATGGGATCCATGCATTCGAATTTAATTATTTGAAAGATGAATACCCATTATCACAAGAATGGAGGGATATTCAAGCCTTTGAACATTCTGTGACTGTATGTGATGTTAACATCGTGCTATTTGGAATGTCAGCCACACATAAATCCGGAAAAGAAATATCTGCTAGTTCCATTCATGATTTCGAACATATTGCTAGTGGTGGACTAGCTGCAGCATATTTTGAACTGTTGGAAAGGACGGCTCTTATAGAAGCTTCTTCCGTTCCCCATTTCCCGATTATTAATTATCTTGGCGAAGAATTCGGGCAAATCGATTATACGAGAGTGTTTCCCGGATCACCAGATCCACGCTGGAAATATTCATTATCGAATGGCATATCGGCCAATATTGGAAGAGAAGCTGCATGTAAATCAGCCAATTTTGAATTAATTGAACGCGATTTAATTTTGAGATCTTGGTATGATAATTTGAAATCTATTAAAGTTTCTAACTGGGTCGAGTTCCCAACATCTTTCAATGATAATTATGACATCCAATCTTATTCATTTTCGAATTCTGATCAAGATTGTTCTGTTGTTGGTATATTCGGTTTCCCGAAAATCCATATTCCATTAATCTATGGATTTGGAGCTCGAGCTACTATTGATGAAGCTATTGCTGTGGCAAAGCGCGAATGCATTCAAAGACTTGGATTTTTGTGGGGCGAATCTATACCTTCGCAAGCTCCGACTTTAAAATGCACTGCAGAATTCCATCAAGCATTTTATTTATATCCGCCGCATCATATTAAACTTCGGAACTGGTTAGATAATGATCTTGGTCGGATGATGCATGTTCCTACCTGTAAAATCGAAAATCGACAATTCATCGATTTGACTCCTGATCATTTGAAGCACAAAATGTACGTTGTGAAAGCACTTCTAAAAAGTGAAATCCCTTTAACATTTGGACTTCCAAGATCATGCAATCGGATTTATCCGGACAGAACAATTCATCCAATAGCGTAGCTCAATACTGGACTACGCGTTCCGGAGAGAAGATACTCGTTGAAGAAATGACCGATTCGCATATAAATAACGCTGTCCAATATTTGATTAGACAACTAACTGACTGGGATAGGCAAACTGGGATCGATCTTGGCAACATTGACTCCGAAGCCGGCCCGTCTGTAAATCTTCCGATTTTGTATTTTCCGCAAGTTGAATTGGTGGCTGAAGCGTTAACTAATTTAGAAATGCTTCAAAAAGAACAAAATAGAAGATCTCGTCAAAATTTCTATTGACGAGATAAATATGGCTAAGCGTTGCATTTGGATACCACTCGGTATTGCATTCTGGATTACTAATATCGCACAGGCTCAACAGCCGACTCCGCCGGCTTCTTGTGCTCCAGCTATTGCAGCAGCCACGTCTTGTACGTTAAGTTCGCAGTGTCCTACTGGACAAATTTGCACACTTGACTATAATCAACAGATAAAACATGCTTGGACGTCTGGGCATTGTTTAGATCCAAGCGGCAAAGTTAACGCGCAACCGGCTGTCCAAGCCGATTTATGTACTTTGCCCATTCCTTATAACTTTTCCGCCGGAGTCTTATATAATTTGCCTGGACAATCTCGAATTCGAATCGAAAGTCCAGGGCTCATTATTTATAGACACACTATATTGGCAGGTAACGGTGCACTTTTAGTATTGCCAAATCAAGCGCCATGGTTTACAGCTCTCCGTGTGGTGGTACCACTCGATGGTGAATTTATATATGAAATTAACGGGAAGCATGCCAGTTTTAGTGCAGTAGAAGATCTTGCTATAACTCCTGATGCCAATATTCTTCCCAATCCGTTATCTGTTCCCAACCAGCATATTGGACTCCAAGTGGCAGCTCACGGAGTGCGTTTATTCAATATTCAAATTCACAGACTTGGAAAATGCATTGAAGTTTATGGCGAAGGTGGTCATGCCAATAGTAATGCCACTCAAAGCTATTCCACTTTGATGAATAACTGTTGGGGATACGGCGAACGGATCCGAGGAGGCGATTCTAATGGAGGCGTGTTCATTGGAGAAGAACTCATTGGTGGAGTCGGATTGCGCGATAGTGCATTCTTAGGAAATCTCCATCTTGGGCCGATGGTTCAAGGCAATGATAAAGTCTCCAATAGTTCAGAAGAGGGGCCGACTCCGAAGAAATATTCATTGGATTTTTCCAGTGGGAATTATTCTACAATAGTTCATCCATATATTGAACTTTCAGAAGCAAAACCTTTAGGAACGTGGACTAATTTGATTGCTGGAGGCCAAGCTGTTGCGCGTTGGGAACTTGGAGAACGCGTTGGGGGTCAGTATTCTCGTTTAGTGTTCAGGAACCAAACCAGTGATCGTCGTTACAAATTCATTCTTGGACGAGAAACCGAACCTATGTTTTGGCAAGCTTACACACCTGATAACATTGCTGCAGAACCATATGGTCACAGACTAGAATATCGACCTGAATTTGATGCTTGGCAAATTGGAAGTGAAGCTTTCGTTCCAGCAGGTTTGGGTTCAGATAGATATGTGCTCCGTTTCCGGACTTCAAAAATTATACTCAATGCTGGGATTTTCTCACCTGGTCCGAAATTAACGCCGCTTTCTGAAAGCGGTTTATCAATGTGTACTGATGGAATTGATAATGACGGTGATACTAAAATTGATGCGTTAGATCCTGGATGTTCCCCATAACGCCTTAGACTTATCGTTGATATTGTTTAAATGTGATACATAATCCAGTTGTTCCAATTGAATATGTAAGGACTGAACTCGGCGAAGAAGCCATGTTAGAAATAATTTCTATATTCGATACTGAGCAAATTGAATTTACACGGTCTCCCAGCCGAGTTTTAGCGTCTGAATACAGCCATTCTACTATCGAACAAAATACTCCATCTCGAACATTTGTTGCAGTCTCATTCGATCGACGATATATCTATCAATATGATATAGATGGTTATGGTGAATGGCGCGAATGTGCTAGATGATTATTTTGGTTGGATTCTGATTGCCAATTTCCATGATTGGCTTCTCGAATTGAATCTTCGGTATTCACATCATGTAGATATGAATATTATTTTTATAGAAATATTATGAATTTGACTGGAAATTATGAAACTATAACAATTGATGATTCGTCTTGGTCTCTTCGATGTAGTTGGTATAAAGAATCTCATCATTGGTCGGTATGTATACGGATTTGTTTGAACAGTAAACCTGTGGAAGAACTTGTATATTATGTGATTCCTGGTGGGAATTGGTCTGTGAGCGATTCAAGAATGGTTCCCAATAAACTAAATTCTATGCAAATTGCTAATTTGATTGAGAAACGCTTGATTTCCAGTATGGCGCCATTGCCGCGCCCTATTGATATCGCCGAGTTCATGGATCGAGTACACAAACTCGCGCTGGTGGAAATGTTTCGGCAATTCGCAAAAGAATGGACAGGCGATATTGCAGTGGAAGATATTGCTTGTATTTGGGCCGAAGAACAATATCGCGGAGTTATGGAATCGTAGATTATGAATATTGTTTGGTGTAGTGAAAGATCGCTGGAATCGCTGGGTTTGCGCGGTCTGTCGATTTTATCAGAATTGACAGATAATGGTGGAGTTTTCCTATCAATTAAAACTCCTAACAACCATAAATACTGTGCTACTATCAGCTTTGTAAAGCATATGATATTGTTCTCCACGCCTGAGAATCGTGTGGCTCAAGTCATTAGTTATGACATATTGATTAAATATATTAAGACTTCGTTCAGCGGGTTTTTATATGAACTCGTTAATACGAATGAAGGTTTGCCTTGGATAATTATGTTTCGCGAGGACATTATTTCTAATAATTTGGGCGAAACGCTCGCAGATATAATATCCCCTATTGTGGTTCAAATGTTAGATGAATCAAAAAAGAATTCAATATTCTTAAGTATTCGTGCTATGGATGGTCAACCACGAGAATTTGTTATTGACGAGCTTTCCATAGAAGCAGTATCTTAGCTGAATAATTGATTGAATATGCAATTTGAACATGATTATTTAATGAATATTGAAGGATTATCTAACGCTACAGTCCATACTTCATTAACAATCAATACCATTCAACTTCATGAACTTCATGTGACTATGAACATATGTGGTCATACTAATAAATCTACCATCATTTTCTTGCATCCTGATATGGTCCGATTTTCCGTGCAGCACGTATCCATGAGAATGATTCCGCATCATCCGACAATGATATTTCTGGAAGTGGTGGATTATTATAAGCAGATGATATCTCATATGTTACTTGGTTTGCTCAAAGATGTCCCATCACCCATGTTATTGTGGACAGTATCTTTTAAGCAGCAAATATCATCCGGTAAAATTACTGACAAACTATCTGAACCAATAACTATATTCCTTAAACAGATTTTCGATGATACTAAGAAACACATTATGGAATTTGCTTTTCGTTCATTTCTGATGAACATTGGCAAATGGGTGAATTTCGAAGATATTGAAAAAATATGGCATGAATATGTGGCTAATGATATCATGACCGATTAGATTTTAAGATTATTTATATTCATTGTATATTGTGTGAAGTGGAACAAATATTGATTCAAGATTTTTTAATTGCAGCCGCTAGAGTATCTGGCGTCATAGATTCAGATTTAGTCGGATTTATAAATGAGTCTGATCCAATTACAGCTGAATTGAACTTCCGAAAGCTTTGGGACTTAGTCATGCTTTCCAGCCGTCCAGATAGAGGCTTAGATCAATTGCGCGTTGATGGTATTCTAGAACATTTCTTCCCGGAAGTGGAGGAAATAGTAGGATTCGGTGGACAAGGCCATAAAGAACTCTGGCCACATACTATTCAAGTCGTACTCCAAACCAAACCTAATATAATTGTCCGCTGGGCAGCATTATTTCATGATGTCGGAAAAGTCAAGACATTTGCTGATGATGGAGATAAAATTTCATTCCATGGTCATGAAATAGTTAGCACCAGATTATTCTCTGATGCATCGAGAAGGACCGGATTTTTCTCTTCTGACGAGACTAAACACATCAAATTTTTGATCAGGAATCTCGGAAAAGTGGAAAGTTATACCACTATTTGGACTGATTCTGCTGTTCGCAGATTAGGTGAACAAATATTGGATAATTTGGACAATATCCTCGATTTGGCTCGAGCCGATGTAACCACTAAACATGAAGACAAGAAATTTTGGCATCGTGAAAAAGTCAACGATCTGGAAAAGCGGATTCGAGAACTTCGAGAAGAGGATGCTGTTCCTTCTGCGCTTCCAAAGGGTTTAGGCAATGCTTTGATGAAAGAATTTGATTTGCCGCCGTCTAAAAAACTCGGCGATCTTATGAAATCATTAGAACAAGATGTGGAATCAGGTACGTTGCCACGTTTGGCCACGTTTGATGTTTATATTAATTATATCAAAAATGCCGATATTCTATAAAATATCGGGGGATTCAAGCTGCTTGATTTAATATCGAGTCTTGTTCTTGTTGGAACTGGATATTATCAAATATTAATTGGAACAATTCTTGGCTTATTCGAAGCCGAACGGTGTTTGCGGCATCTTTAAAAATTAAATCACTATTGATATCATTAGGATCCGCTAATTGGGGTTCGAAATGTTCGATTTCCGAAATTAATGAACTGAGTAAGGAATTTTCGGAACATTCGACTATTTCAATGTCCATAATCAAATCCTAGTAAATATACTTTACCATCTGGTCCAATTTTTTCTATATCAATTGATCCGCAGCAACCTAATTTATATTGTCTATAATATCTGCGGATCTGACTAGATTCGCAGGTTGCTGCCACTCGGAAATTATCACAATTAAATTCCTGACTAGATAATTCCTTAAATTCAATGTTCGCCCATTGCCTGACGTGAGCAGGGACAGAACTTTCCCAATTTTTGAGTTTGGCAATATAACGTTGCCGCTTAATTTCTTCGAGTACTACAATTGACCAAGAAGCTGCGTCTGGAATAGGTGCCAGACTTAGCCATATTAAAAACAATCGGATTGATTTCCAATATACTGGATCAAGATTACTTGTTTGGAATTGATATAAAGATATTTTGGAATTTATATGATGCAGATTCTCGGATTTAATTATCGATCTAATATTACTCGGGTTCTGAATAGAAAGTAATTGGCCGTTGGATTGAACGTAAATTTTATGCTGGATTTTCCCTAGTTCGAATTTCAAACAGCACTCGGAACTGGACACACTTAATTATACCTGCAGTTATGATTTAATTGACATTAATCTCCGAACGAGAAAAACAAAACTTGTTCAGTTTGCGTTGGATCAACTGTTGTGATTATTGATACGTCAGTTAATTTTTCAGATCCAGGAGCTGATGGCGAAGCGTACATAAATATTCCGCCAGCCGCGAGTTTGAAATTATTAGAACCAGCTCCGTTTATTCGAACTCCTACGTCACTAGACATCTTATTTTGAATGACGAGTAGTTTAGTACTGGTAATTGATCCAAAAGGAACACTAAATTCTGTTCCTACCACAGTTCCGCTCGGAATATCTATGATTCCGGATTGTCCGGCATTGTAAGTCCCGGCTATACCCAAAACTGCAACACCTGAGTTTGATGGGCCTCCAGGAGGAGTATATGCTAATGAGGTATTGGCATTAAAATTGGTGGCAGACATTTTATTCTGTGGAGATATTTAAGGTTTAGCTATTTAACAGGATTATCATATTCTTCTGGAGGTCTCAACGACGCAATCTTAGCTTTTGCTACTTTTTCAACTGCCAATTCTTTAATCGGCTTAATCACTTGTAATGCACTAAGTATTGCTATGCAAATAAGTCCTGAAATTGAAATTAACGCAGCGATTTTAGGTCCGTTCATTGTCCAAGAAGCCATTGCGGCCAAAGCAATGATGATGCAAACAATCATCATTGCTTTGCTCCATTTTTTGACGGTAGCGTCAGAAGTATCTGCCGCAAGAGCATCTGCTATATCAGTGTCCCATAAATAATCTTTTTTCTCATTCATATCCCGCTCCCGGTTAATCCACCAATTAATTATAATTTTTCTATTTAGGTAATTATTATGGATAATTCATTACAAGAAGAAAATCAAAGTTCATTACAAGTCTCCGGATATCAAGAACCTGATGATTATCCGACTATTCCATGTAGGCCTTTTTGGTCGGCATCTTACTCGGAAGAAATTAATGAAGATGAAGGGACATTACCGAAAATCCCTAATGCCATAGAACTTCCGAGATTGGACTGGAATAGTTCAGATTTCATCGTGACTGAAGATGACGGAGAAATTGATTAGATGACTGTATGGTTAATTCATGCGGAAGAGTCTGGCTTCCAATCGAACATATGGATATGAAGCAATCATGATCGCTGCTTATTCATGGTGGTCATCTGTAAATCCTTTAGTTTTAGACATCATTGATACGACGGATTTAAAAACTAATTCATTAAGCCGAGTCAATGATGCTCTTGGACGAGATTTTGACGAGATTTTATGTTTATATGATAGAATAGCCAAATTTTGGACCGATGTTCGGAATATTCCTGCTCTTAAATATATGATTGAAGAGGCTGTTCGGGATTGGAAAGTTCCAGAGCCCGGGTTCCGTGTTCCTAAAGCTAAAAATTTTTTGTCGAATTTAGTGTTTGAAGAAGCCGGTCAAAAATTGAAAGATTCTAGGCTCATTGACCAATATTTAGTTCAGCAGAAAAAGAATCGTAAATCATCAAATATCTCGATGTAATTTCAAAAATGGGCTCAGATATTGAGGAATTTACATTTGATTATGAAGCTGCAAAGTCAGGGAATCCTATTACTCCGATTAGAGAGTATGACGAATTTGTCACATGGAGCAAACATAAAATAAAAAAATCGATAATTGAAGATCAATGGCAATATTTGAGCCATTCGTTTTTCCAATTGTTCGAGAATCAATTTCGTGTGAATTTTAATCTTAAAAAAGTTGAATTCAATGATGATAAGACGCGTGTGATAGGGACTGTGCATATAACGATTCAATCTATTGCTCAGTTATTTACATTCGATATGGTATTATTTTGTAATGCTGGGATGCTAGCATCCCAAATATATCTTAATAATGCACCAATTTTATTTCGTAAGGTTTTGCAAACCACTATTTATCTACAATATCTATCTAAAATCGATGCAATGATTGATTTCCAAGGTATTCCGAACATCAAAATTGTACATGTTGTTTCGGACGAAGGAAATTCTGAACAATCCGTTATTATTCAGAATATCTTTAAGAATATTGTTCGGTATGATAATGAAGGAATTTGGTCCAGGCATTTAAATGACTGGACGTCCCAATTTATGAATTGGATAAACAATCAATATGTAGATGAGTATAAAGCCCGTATCTATAAATTCGGAAGAAAAATCTTGCTTCGGAATTTGAGGCCTATCGTATCCGCTTGTAAATTGTCTCGTGAAGATATTCATAATATTATCGATGAATTCTATATCCAAGACGTCATGAAATCGTAGTTCTTATAATATTCCGTAAATGTTTGAATGAATTTTTTAATGTGGTTTGAAGGAGATACTGAATAAAATGGCTTTGTTGAATGGCGTTCCCGAATGTGATCAAGAGACTTTGCAAACCCTAATGCGTTTTTCGATTGTTGGCGGTACCAACCTCATGGTTTTTGGTTCGGCCGGCATTGGGAAGACCGAAATGGGATTCCAATCCTGCGCATCCAATATTCGTCCGGTTGAACTTGGTGAAATTGAGAACCAAGGTAAAGATGATGGTAAGGGTGCATATGATTATATCTATTTGAATTTGTCAGTGCTTGAAGCTCCCGATTTGATGGGTCTTCCAAGGCTCACTGAAGACGGTAAAAAGTCCACTTATGCTTTGCCTGAAAAATTCCCGTTGTTCGGGGAAGATAGACCAAAAGTGCTTATCGTGGACGAACTCGATAAGGCGAAGCCTGAACTCCAGAATCCGATGCTCGAACTTTTCCAGTTCCGTTCTGTCAATGGCACCCGATTGAATATTCAATCGGTAATTGCAACTGGCAATTTGCCGGATGAAAACGCATTCAGTCAGCCGTTGTCCCACGCACTGATGAATCGCTGCATGGTGTATAGGGTGACGCATTCATTCGATGCATGGCAAAAATGGGCAGCAGGCAAGGTGCATCCGCTCATTGTTGGATTTCTGTCGCGCAATACAGACTATCTACTCAAGAAGGCTCCGTCTGGAGACGACACTGCATATTGTCATCCTAGTCCTCGTTCTTGGACTTTGGCTGGTCAAGACTTGGATATGGCATCAGCTGTAGCACCTGTGGAGTTCCAATCTTTGTTGGTTTCTGGCCGAGTTGGACAGGAAGCATCTGTCAAGTTTCGAGTATGGCTGGATCATTATCGTCATATTTCTCCAGTCATCGACTCAATTGTCCGCGACGGAAAAATCCCGTCGTCTGATCAACTCAATTCTATCGATAGGATTTTCGTATGTGCAATTGCTGGATCGGATGCTATTATGGAAGCATGTCGCAAGGCTGGCTCTGCCAAGAATCAATCCGCAGCACATCAAGAAGTCCATAAGGTGACGGACAACGTCATGCGCTGGATGGGAACGCTTCCATCAGAGATCGCCATTGGATCGGTCAAGTCTGTGCTCAATATGGATATGATAACCAAATATCAACTTATGAAGGTCAAGTCGTTCATGGACGTCTATCTCAAGATCCGCAAGGCGATGAATAAAGAATAAATCGATGGCTATCAAAAAGACCGTCAAACGCAGGACCGTTATTGTTGATTTGGATATTTTCAACGAAATATTAAGGGCTTTCGGACAGGCTCCTGTGAATCCACAATTTGAAGCCCAATATGTGGTAGATGATAGATCGAGCTTTGGCCAGAATCTTCGAAATTTGGCCATAGATTTGCGAAAATTTCGGATCGAATTGAATTCAAAACTTCAAATTTGGGCTTATGATTTTTCTCCATTATCTATTGAGTCTATTGCACACATCATTAATGCAACCTCGCAAATACGAGAGCCTCCATCATTCGAAAAATTAGTGACTGACATATTTGCTCGTCTTAAGGGATTTGGTCAAATGATTCCTGCCGTTCGACTTGAATCATATCATGATCAATTTAAAGCAACTCTTATGGGTAATAAAGTAAAGCAACTTATGCCTCTTCCACCCAGAATGGGCGGCGGATATAGGGACGCTGATACAGAATCCGATTCCGAATATGTAGATATGGATTCTACATATGGTGATTCTATTACGAACGCATTAACTAAATTGAAATTGCCAATAGAATCTTCCAAGTGATACTACGAATCTAGGAGTGGACTAATGATATTTATGGTTGATACTGGAAATCACGTGTCGGTAATTACCGCAGAGACGTCCGATAAGGCTTTAGAGAGTCTTAAGGAGATTTTTCCGGCATTGCTTCATCGTGGATATACTATTAAACCCGTGCAATATGCTCAATATGAAACCAAAATATTTGATTCTAAAGATAGCGTTGAATATAAACAACTTGTTCAAAAATTGTCTGATGTGAATGATGAAAATATAACGCTTCGAGCCCAAGTATCCACGATCCAGTTCCAATTGGAGAAAATTCGAAACATTGTTAATGCTGGACCCGATTTATTCGTTACGGCGAATCAAAGTTAATTTGAACTTACGTAGTTTGCAACAAAGCATTGACATTAATGCTCTGGATATAGATAATTTGAATTCATATCTGGTTCGACTGCAGCGTCGATTGAACTGGTTACAATTCGTTCTGTTTATTGTTGTGATGTTGATTATTGGATTTGCAACTATCTCAATCATCTGTCATATATGTCCATCCAATATGTAATCGGTGACGCTACTCATCCTATTGGGACTGGAATTCGAATCATTGCGCACGTCGTCAATCATTTGGGCGGATGGGGTAAAGGATTCGTTTTATCACTTTCGCAACGCTGGCCGGAACCTGAAGCCAAATATCGAGATTGGCACAGAACCGGCAAAGCCAAATGTGGAAGTTTCTTGTTCGGAAATGTGCAATTCGTCTCAGTTCAACATCATCTTAATTCGAACGGTTTGATTGTTGCCAATATGTTGGCTCAATATGGATATTATAATCAGTATAAACCATATATTATTCCGCTCCGTTATGATGCTTTGAAAGCATGTCTTTCCAAAGTATCAATATTTGCTCGTGTTAATCAAGCGAGCGTACATATGGGTCGAATCGGATGCGGACTCGGTGGAGGCAAATGGGAACTTGTTGAGCCCATTATTCAATCTGAACTCATTGAACAGCAAGTTCCGGTAATCATATATGATTTGCCTCAATAAGACTTAGGACTGAGTGTAATTTTAGGAAAAGGAATTCAAATGAAAACGACTAAAGAATGGTGGCAAGAGACTCGCGATGATTCAACGAAACTGCATGCATGGCTCCGGCGACAGTATGTTGGGGAACTCGCAGCTGTAAATCTACTGTCTGAATTGCTCATCCGATTTGGTTCAGAAATGACCAATCAACAATGGGGTAATATTTATAAAATTATGCAGCAAGAAGCTCTGCATGGTAGTTGGATGAAGGATTTACTAGATGTTCGTGGCATAAAACCTGAACCGAATGCGTCAGCTACGCGTAGATATTGGAATGAAGTATTGCCGGCTGTCAATTCATTTGCAAAGGCTGTTGCTGCCGCGTTCCATGCGGAACACATGAGACTTGCGAGAATACGCGAAATTGCAGATGATAATCAAGCCCCGGCGGATATTCGCGCTGCGTTCCAACGTATCTTGCCGCACGAGGAATGGCACGAACTTGCATTTTCAGAAATGAAAGGCGATGTCACTCTCACAGAATCCCATGAGAAGGGACTCCAAGCACTCAATTTGGTGATGGTTTAATATTTATCTATGACTCGATTGCTTGCATTACTAGATAATCCCAATTCTAGATCATTCGGAATGGTTCCCATCGTAGTATCGATGAATGATGAACTGCGTGTGCTTGGCTTATCTCAAGCGTCCAAACATCGTGCTCATAAATTGGATATTGAACAACTTCATAAATTGATTCGCGCAAATCATGCTAGGCATTTGGATTTGGATGGAATCCCAGACAACTTGTCTGACGACACAGTAGCATTGTGGCTCGGTTCGTTATTTCTTATGTCAGCGGAAAATATTGATTTGGTTCCAGAACCAATTCCTGAATCTGGAGTCGGATTCCGAGTATTCGGTGGATATGTGCTATTAAGATCGGCCAAAGAATCTTACGAATTATTGGAAAATTGGATCATATGGGCCTTCCGTAGATTCAATTTTGAAAGGAACATTTTTACTAAAACCATCATCGCGGGTCTCATGAATTGGACTCTTCCGAACAGACCGGAAACTTTGGCTGCACTTTGGGCAACTTCTAACGATCCTAGTAAGGAATTATCCCATCAAATTAGGGTTTTTGCCCAAGATCAATCAAAAGATGAACTTTTAGAATCACATATGAATTTGCTTGCATCCGCTGATTATAATTTTTAAAATCATAACTAAATGATAAGAGGGAGGAATTAAGATGGATTATGTAACATTTTTGACTAAGATTATAGAAGAAGGGACTAATGCGGTTCGCCGTTCATATATCGGGCAACCGATGAAACTGGAAGGTTCTTTACAAGGCTTTGAAATTTGCCGTGATAAATCTCCAAATGAGATAGCTTCTTTGTTGGAAAAAGCCCGGAAAAACACCAAAGAAGCCCGACATGATATATCTCCTGCATATTGGAAGGTTCGACATATTGAACTCCAAATTGAATGGGTCGCCAATTGTATTAGTGCAGCATATTTCCAATCTAATATTAATCAGATTGTTCGGCCGACTGCAAGAGCTTATATGAGAGTGGCTTCTATTTTAGGAACATCTGCGATAAATTCATCCGGATACGATCTTACTAATTGATGCATCTCGCCAGAACATCTATTCGGAAATGTACCATCCGATTTTTTAATTGAGAGTGCAATTCCATCCCGAGATAAAATAAATGACTAACTTTGGTGCCCGTCTAGTTGATCCTAATAATCTGGTAAGTTCAGCCAAACTTCGGGAACTCAATACGAAGATTTCAGATTGTTTGACTAGGCTATATCGCAAACCCGATAACGGTGGGAATCCTTTTCTATTCAGTTATTCGGCTCCTAAGCCTCATATTTTGGCGGCTGATAAGAAACTTGCGAAACATATCAAAGATACCGAAGGTCGTGAAGTCTCGGCTACTATGCCGGTTCCGACTGCTGCCACTGATGGTCATAGCTATTATTGGCATCCAGAATTCTTGGAAAAATTGCTTATGGATGAAGTCTCGGTTGTCATGGGACATGAAAGTTACCATATTATTTTGTTTCATCCAGAACGCATGCGTTTTGCTATGAAGCGTATCGCCAATATTGCATTCGATTATGTTGTCAACGCTTTACTCGAGAAAGATCATGTTGACACTCATCGCAAAGGTAAACTCTGGGGAGGTAATCTTGGGAAACCGCTTCTTCTAAAAGATTTCCTAGATCATATTGACGGGATAACGGACGTGTTCAAAGTCCCGACGGACAATGGACTAGAAGTGCCGATATCGAAAGATGAAGCTCGGATTTTTGTTGACATTAGCCTGTTTGGACGATCGCCTGAATCGATTTATGACGAAATCATGCGGCATTGGGAGAAGAGTCCTCGAAAATGCTCTGAATGCGGTTCTTTGACTCTAAATCCTCAGACTCGCAAACCTTATCCGCCCGGTCCGTGTACCGATCGCCCAGATTGCTTGCATGGTGGACTATGTTGTCCTGGATGTGGCCGACAATTAAATCCATCTTGCAATGATGGATCTTGCAATGATGGAATCCCATTTCCATTGGACAGTCACATTGACGCCAAGATGAATAAACAAGAAATCCAAGCGGACGTTGTACGAGCGGCTCAAATGACGCAGTCAATGCGTGGCACTGTTCCAGGAGCTATTTCCGAATATTTGGGCGAACTCGAGAATCCGACGCTCAAATTTACTGATTTGGTACGTAGTGCTTGTCTCCGAAAAGCACAAGAATCGGGCATGCAGAATGATTGGAAGAGGTTCCGACGCCGACTAATTGTTGCCAATCCCCGGCAGTATTTGCCTCGTCGTCACAACCATAAGCCGCGCTGGCTGTGTATGTTGGATACTTCAGGATCTATGAATGATGATGATCTGACGTACGCAGTATCTCAGATGCAAGTAATCAGCAACGGGCTTGATGGATATATCGTGCCTGTTGATGCTGAACCACATTGGGATTCGGTCACGCATGTGAAAAATGCTGTTGATTTGCGCCGGACTAAAATCACTGGTCGTGGAGGAACAGTTTTCGATGATTTCTTTAAAGAATTCCCGAAAAAGCTTGGCATGGATTTCGATTGTTTGATAATCTGCACCGACGGAGATTTTGGAATCATTCCAAATAATCTACGCCCGCCCATGGATTGTGTTTGGGTTTGTACTCGTCCAGTAAAAGAAGTCGTAGTCCCGTTTGGACGAGTAGCTCCGCTTCGACATGAGAGGGTATAATGATTCACAGCGTTGCATATCTTTTCTTTATTTTGCTGTTGAATTATGTCATAATATATCTCATACGTCGTATTCAGGATTTATTGGTTATTCATGATTGGATTTCCGACAATCCAGCATTTATGTATTCAATATATGTTTTAGCTAGAGCCAGTTGCGTTGGTCATGTAACCATTTCTGATATATCTGCTAGCATGATTGCAATTGAAAAACATACATTCTTACCGCATAATAAATTATTTTCATTCAAAAGAAATAGCATGATTTTAAGCTATATACTTGAAATGACAAAATCATATGATAAAACCCGGCGAACCACCTGTTGCTAGCGATGCGACTAATGCTCAGTTAAAAAACTCGGAAGTCGAAGAAGACTACGCTGTAGTTGATCTGGGCGATACTGTTGTATATTCTTTAATTCATGACGCCCGACATAATCGACGATTTACAGGACTTCAAGAATCTAAATCACGTTCCAAGCGTTATGCATTGAAACTTATGTCGGCAATCCAGCCGAATGATAGAATAGTTAGTGCTCCGCTCCGGAAGTCAGAAGCGTCAACCATGGTTGACGTTCTTAATAATGTTATCCGCGAAGTCATGGAAACTTAAGCTTGAAGATTCGATACAGCAACAGCTTTAAACAATTCCAATTCTCCGTCCAATGCTGTAAATAATACTCGAACAGCAACAGCCGACGATGGAATAGTTATGATCGGACTACTACTGGCGTCATCGATCACATCTATATCAAATGATTGCGGATATACATCGATTGTGACCCCTGTAAGTGGAAGTCCGATTTTCACTAATCTCAAATCTTGGTTTCCAGTTAATAAAGCGGTGTAATATATCCATCTATCATGTCCACCAGTTGATGTCACTGATCCATCTGCCGCCATGTACGCATACGGATCGCCCAATGATTTTATGATTGTGCCACTGGAAGTGAACACTCCGCCATTGGTCAAGAAGTTTCGTTCAGATGCTACGTCCCAAACGAGTCCATTTTGATATGTTAATGTATATGAGCTGGCAAATCTAATATTCCGGAATTCAATGTTATCTCCGGCAATCGTACTGCCGGATAACTGGAATGCACATCCATCGAACATACTATTGGACCATAGACTGACGTCAATATTTCCTAAATAACATCCTTCAAATATAACTGATCCGGTTGTCGGGCCGCCTGCAGAAATTGAATTGATTTGAAGATTTTGGAATCCAATCGATACACCTGATGATCCCACTCCGAAGAACAAGTTATCAATTATGGCTTGCGGGCCGTTGCCGTCGATTTTGCATGCAACCATTCCAATGACGTTGACTGGGCCAGCATCTAAAACATCATCATTAATAGATAAATTCCCAATAGTTCCTGGAGCACATTGGAACGTAAATCCGGCAGATGTCAATAAACCAGCCAATATCATGGCGTCAAATGCTGTTTGAATATCGATATAAGGCTTCCCAATTGACCCGTCCGGTGACGCCTCTAACGTACCCGGATCTACATACCAAACTCTGGACAGTGGAATCACTCCACCTCCGCCGCTTATTATTGGGAAAAATGATAATATATTCCAACTGTTGGTGGCGGGTTCAATTCCGATCAGACCAAGAGTCCCGTAATTTTGGTCAATTACGTATGAACCGGTCCCATTGATTGATCCAGCTGCAGCAGATATCGTTATATTATCAGTTTCAGCGTTGGCAGCGATATCAGTTATCCATAATTTTTGACCATATTTAAGGATTCCATTAATATCTATTTGTCGGGCTCCGGATCCAGTCACCAGGACAATTTCGGACTGTCCATCCCACGGTCCACTATCGATAATTAACTGGACAGCAGAAGATTCACAACGCAGCGTGCTCCATACGTTACTACCTTGATAAATGAGTATCACTCCACACAATTCTGATATTATCTTGCTTGTTGCGCCGTCGATAGTATGTCCGCCTGGTGGATTTATAGTCAGTGATTCCTGACTGTGACTGGCAGAACTGAACGTCAAAATCCGAATGATTTGTCCAACTCGGCCTGCAGTTAAATTAATGGCTCCGGCTGGACCTATTAAAGCCAAATCTGCTATATATAATGGATAAGTATTGTCGGCGGGAATTGTAAATGGACTAGTATCTATGATGATCCATGGCAAATCATCATATGTATTCATGAATTGTTCTAACTGTCCGTCCAGGCGCGTCCCTGCCCATCCTCGTTGTTGATTATCATAATTTTGTTCATCAGGTTTGGCGCCCGATGTACTTGATGCTACGTTAGGTAATGGATCTGGGAACCCTTGATATGGAGGAATTATGATTCCTCGGACAGTTCTTATGCCGAAACATCTGATATCAATATCTGGGATTATCCCATCGCTGACTGTTAGTTGGATTCGATATGATCCCGGAACATCAGGGAAAAAATCAGCCGTCGGATTGGCATCACTACCGGATGCTAATACTCCAACTGTCACTGCGCTACCAGGCGGAACATCAAGTATTTTGATTTCCCAACTAACTACGTCAGTATTATCGCTATTATTGATCGTTGCTGTCTGATTAACAACTCCCTCATAAGCGACTCCGGGGCTTCCGACGACGAGTTGAGTGAACGCGATTAACGCTATGGCTGACATTATACTCCAGCAGAGATTAAATTTCTACGGAAATGGAATGCGTCTTAAATTATCAAACGTTATATGGCAGATAACAAAGCTGATGTAGATTTTAAGCGAGGTTTTTGGGTTGGTTTTATTTTTGGTCTCATGTTATTGTCAATCATACTTTCATGTACATTCCGAATATAATGATTCCAAAATTTAGTGTTGGTAATGATGCAGATCCAAAACTGGTTCGCAAGGCTATTAATGGCCTTCGAGCCATGGCTAAGTTAGGGAAAATCGCAGAAAAAGCTCTTCGAGATATACAAGAACATGGTTATTGTGAGGATCGTTCATATTGGCTTCAGTTGAATCCTTATTCACATAGACGAAATTTCAAACTAACCAATTTTCCGAGATTTAAGCCTTCTGATAGAGATAGTATTCCTGGATATTTAGATATGTATTTAACGTTTGGAGATTTAAAAGTCGATTCATCGACTTTTCGAACGTATAATATGATAAATATAGATCTGCATCATCCAAAACTGGAATGGGATGATTCTGGGAAATATTGGTGGACTCAATCAGTGTCTACTATTGGAAAATTGAAGATTCTATCATCAGGTGGTTCAATATTTTTGACTGCGGTACATTATCCACATTTATCTAAAGAGAAGTCTGGAGCTTTGCGCCTTTTCAAGACTTTGCGCCCTTACCAACGAGACTGGATTACTAGAATAGTTTCAATATGGATAGCTGACTATAGATTACAGGGAGCCCCTACAATAGCTTCTCAATTACGGCACCAATTACCTGTGTGGCTAGTTGAAGACAAATTTATTGACACTTGGCATCAACAGTTCCAACAGTTTATTGCTAATTACAAATCCATTAAATATGTTATGAATATTTGACGTTGATATAGTAAATTATGAAAATTTGTATCGGTATTATATTATCGATCGCTGTACTGATAATAACATGGATTATAGTAGATCGTTGGTTTAAAGAACCTGTTCAAAACGATAATGAACGATAATCTTAATTATTGATAAATATCAACTATCTTCATTAATTGTTTTATTTTTAGAATCCAAATCATCTACATCATCATTATTTATATTGGAATGAGTATTCAGCATATCAGGATCTGTTCCAAGATCCGCTGACCTTCCGATTTCTTCCAAAAAATCTAATTGTCGATTTGCCCAAATTGGAATGTTTGAAAACGACGCGACGCGTAATGCAATATCAGTTAATTTCACATTGAATACACAATCATTAATATTCCATCGGGATATGATGAATAAAATAAAGGATCCGTGTATTCGCTGTCATTCGGGACTTGTTTTCAATGGATTCCATGGGATACAAGTCAAAATTGGAAAACATTTAACGTCGAATTATTGGGTTACGTTTCCAAAATGCAGTCAATGTGGATATTATGAATTGACATATGAGCAAGATAAACGATTGGATGTATATTCAACACTTCATTTCCTGAAGAAATTCGAGGAAATTGATGGTCCAATATTACGTCATGCAAGATCAATATTGGGTTTTAAAAAGCCGGTATTCGCCCGAATCATGGAATGCAGTGTTGATCGAATCCGAAGATTAGAATCCTCGCGTTCTATGCCAACATCTCAATACGTGAAGAAATTAATTCGACTTTTGAGAAATTTTTGAAATGAATGACTTTCGATTGATTTATAATGTGCCTAGAAAGCCTGATGTTGTATATTTTACAGATAGATGTCCATATTTTTCGTTGCTTTTAGATAATGGATTGACTGAGATAATGGATTATTATCTAAAAGCATTACTTTTAGCTAAAATGTATTCCATTCGTCCTAATCGAACAGGAATGCGATTTGATGTTAAATTACGATTTTTTCAACATACTTATAGATGTTCTATTCGACCATATGAAATATGTTTCCCTAAACAATTAACGACACCATTCAGGACTCCCGAGAGAATATTACAAGAAGTACTTGAATATCTGATTCCACGCAGTCATTTAATTTCAGATTGTTACAACATACTGAGAAAAGTTAAAATAGATAACGTCCAAGCAAATATCCCTGATAGATCCGGTATGTCTGAATGGATAATTTCTTGGATGTTAGAACAAAAGGACTTTCATTATGATCAACCACTATTTAATGATCTGATTTCCAATATTATTGAGCAAATTGGACTACAAATTTCTGATTTACAAAATCAGTATGATCAGAACATTTATAATGTGACTATTAAATCAATGGAAAAGATAATAACACATGCTTTAAAACATGGAGCTTGTCCGGACAAGCTCCATTCATGTTTAGATAAATGCATTATTAAATCGGTAATGGATGAATGATTGGTTTTTATGATTTTAGATAACGGAAATCATTGACGTTTTTTTATAGCTAAGGCTGGAGACATCGGAAAAAAATGCAAACTCTCAATGCCTTGGACGAACAGTCAACGAACTCATCGACTAATGAAATGTATGTTGCGGTTTCTCATCAGACTCAAGATGTCGGCAACGTTAAATCTGGAGACGAACTCTATCCGGATTTGAGTAATCTCACTACCACTAAAATTCCTCATCATAATTTGATCTTGGATGGAGTCTGTACGCATTGTGCGCATTGTGGACATCAACTCACGGATAGTATATCGGTCCAAAGAGGCATAGGTCCGATCTGTTCTAAGAAAGGATATTCGGAAGACCCGATCGACGGAGACGAAATGCAGGCCATGATTGATCTTGCAGAATTTCCGGAATTGGTTGAATTCTTGACTGTTTATTACAAGCCGCTTGGTATTCGTGGACTTGTGAATGGACTTGTGCGCGCGGCTTCTTTGAATCGTCCGCATGGGACCGGAATGTTGGAAGGTAATTATAAAGTGCATGCGGCTTGCTGCGATGCTATTGAATCGCTTGGCCACAAAAAGATGGCACAATTGCTGCGTGAGACATTGGTGGTCGTCCGAATGGATAAATATTCTGAAGATCCAGCATTCATAACAGTCCTTGTCAAGAAGCGCGATATGCCAGATTGGTGGTTTAATTCTTTGCGCCGTGACATTTCCAATTTGCGTTGGGATAATGCAACTCGAACTCATATTGTCCGAATTTACCAGCCCGGCGGATCAGCTTTGTTGGCTGTTTCTACACGGCCGGATGGGATTTCCAATAAACTCGCGCTTTGGAATATGATTTTGAAAGCATTCCCGAATATGATTTTGAAGAACCAAGATGGCCAAAATATCCGCATCCGGAAGCCCCGTTCAACATCTTCCGTCTGATAAATACATGAAACTCGCGGCTTGCATTAAACGTGCAAGCCGCTATGCCAAAGGCGATGAATCCAGTACGTCAGAGATTTATTGGCATACGCGGGAAGCTGTCTTTGAAATGTCGCGTGTTGAGCACGGATCATTCTGTAAGATCATTGCGAATCTAGATTTGTTGACATGGACATTCGATAAAGAATTGGCTCAAATGTCTGAAGAATACTGGCCGCAAGTGGCTTCCCCAATAATATTAGTTCAAGAAGTTATGGATTCTTGAACTTCGTATAGTATGTTAATGGATTCCCAAGTTCACGAATCTGAGATATTTCCATCAGTATTTACTACTGAAGTCACTGAACATATTGATTCAATCAATCGAACTCTAGATAAAATTATTGAACGAAATCCATCAGAAATTGCTATTATACGACGATTAGCCGTATTGAATATCGGCGATATTCAAGATAAAGACATAGCAAAAAAGATAATATCCAATATTATTGGAACTCCCAACATCATTGATTTTCTAAATCAATTCCGGATTGATGGAAAAGATATGACATTGGTGGATTTCGGATCATCACGAATCCGCAGAATTCGCTTGGTGTATTCTCACATAAATACAAATCTGTTCAACTTATTCACAGTGAACGCAATCATGGATTCTTAAATGGCCGTATTAAGATTATGTCCAATGATGGCAAAATCCCGATATCTGATTCCATTCGGACAATTGGGTTCACTTTTTTGTTATTGTTCATTATTTCGACATGTACTCCAGCATTGATCATTGATAATTTTATGGATAAATTATCTATCTATATATATAAACGCATTGTTGGAGTCCGAATAATACTTATCACAACTCATAGTTGTTCAATGTTAATTGGAATTATGTTATGCTGGATGCTTCGGACATATTTACCACTAATTGGTTGTTTCATATGTATCATATCATTTTTGTATTTAAATAAAATTATTAATGAACTTTGTCGTCGTAATCAAACCAATTTGATCCGTAATATAATGGAATCGTGAGATTCATAGATATTGAAAACGGGAAGCTAATCAATACTGTTTCCTATTTATCGCTCCAATATATATCATTGATCATTGCGATATCGGAATTCATTTCTTACGGGTCCGTATATTCTTTTTTATTATATGGAATATTTCTCATTCCATTTGGTCCAAAAGAAAATTGTAGTGGGAAAGAATACGAAATCAAGGACTTGATTCGGCGCATCCGCTGGATGTCATCATTAATAATTTTTGCCATTTGGTTGGCCGTATTGATACTGTTTCTGACTGTTTGGAATAAATATTATCGATTCACTCCGTTACTATATGTGTGTATTCCGATTAATTGTATAATTACTGGATATATGTCGTTTTGGAACTATAAAATTATATATTTCATGAAAAATCGCATTCTCCGAGATATCATGGAATCGTAAATTTCATGAAGGATTCCGTAATTTATGACGGATCGCCAACTCGGAGAATAAATTTAATGTCGAACGTCATTGTTAATGTAAATCTCGCAAATATTCTGATGAACCTCTCCAATTCTATTGAATTTGTCGGGGTTTTGAAAAATCATCCTGATTCTCTCAACGAAGCTGTTGTTGCTACATACGAAATTCTGAAGACTTGTGCAAAAATTTCCAAATTCTCGGGCCTAGTAGGTAAATTGAACGACGGGACTTTGAATGCTTCAGCACAAGTTGAATGTGTGAAGTATAATCTACGGCTTGCACATAATTGTCTTAACCAAATGATTGGTGACGTCGTACCTGATGACGTTATTGACAGTATTGAACAGATTAAAATCGCCACCGATCTGTTTTTGAATGCCACTGTTGGAGTTGGTGGAGTCTGTATTGATTGATACTGATTTTGATTTATACTGATTTTGATTTGCTCGGAATTTCGAATGCGAGGCCATTATGGGCTAGAGACATTTGCGGCGCTGTCTTATCAAAAGTAATATTCCAAATCCATTATGGACACATATATATGGATAACAAAATCAATATATGTGTGTCTAATTGTCTAAATATTGCTATTCAAGAACAATGCGAATTGCGTTGTATCCGGCCTCCAGTTCAAGAAATCCGAGAATTAATATCTCAAATTAATATTAATATAATTCATGATCAATTGAATATTGAGATACCAGAAGATTTATATCGGAAGATAGATGCTTTATTGTTTAATGAGATATGTCCGGTATGCGGATCACTTATCCCGGCCGGCAAGCATTCTTCTTTAGAATGTTCAGAAATTCTGATAATTAAAATTATGCATAGTTAAATTGATTGTATCGTACGTTGATATGCGGCGCGACTTATTCTGGAGTCTAATATTCTTAGTATGTCCTATAATATGGTTGAAACTACAACCATTATCAATAATCCGGCATACCAGCCATATCGTCATGTCCAGCATTAAAAATTCCGATGCTGGATCTAATGATTGTCCTTGGATAGTTATGTCACAAGAGCCTAATTTAATATTGATACAGAAATATCAAAACTGTATTGTTGATGATTGAATATTAGGCTTGACGTTCTTAATCGTTGGGTGTCATGGATTTACCCATTCTCTAATTCAATCATATTATCAATCTGTTCTAATAATTTTTGTGGATCTCCACCCCAGATTTTTATGAATTGATTGACTCCATGTTTTTCTAAATATAACTGGATTACTTTTTCTTCTAAATTAGATTCTATGACGTCCGCATTGGAAGATTCGCAAATGGTTTGGAGTACCAGTATTGGCCAAGGTATTTCAGGTTCTGAATCATGGAACTGCATTGGATATCGTTCTAAAGTTTCATGCATCAATTTTTGTGCTGCATAAACACGAATCCTTGAGAAATCTTTTTCGTCAGGTTCTTTGGTTGAATTTTTCCAGTCTTCTCGTTTAAATAGTTCTAAATCTCCTAGATAATAATCTTTGTAATGTACTGGTTTAAAAATTGGCATTTTTAACCGTACATATTCATGATCATTAAAACACATAACTTTATACAAGAAACTTGCAGTGAACTAGGATTGAACTGGGAGTATAAATGCAAGATATGTGGTATTCGAATGCGCACGGATTTATTAAATGGACATTTAATATTCGTCTACAATCCAGGCGACGTAGTAAACTGTGTTCCGTTAAATATTATATAGTTATCCAAATTATGATCATGGACCACAATATTTAAATCGCGGTACTCCAGATCCATCATGTGCTATAATAATATCATCCCAAGAATCTTTGCCTGGTGTGCACATCTCCAACGTATATAGTCTACCGCTATTTAATGAAACATAAACTACGAACTGTTCACCGGTTTCATAATGCCGTGTGACAAATAATGCTCGATATATTATTCCCGTATTACTTTGATATAAGCCGATCTGGAAATCTGAATCGATCATTTTATCTAAGATTATATGTAAACGATTCAGTTGTGTACTTGTATCCCTAAATAGAAGAAAAAATAGAAAGTCTGATACGAAATTACTTCATAAATCGATAAACTATATATTATTGCAAGGGCATTATTCATTGATTGTATTGTTGGCTTATGATGAACTCAGTAGTATATTCTTTAAAGAAATCTGATGGGACATGGGGTACTAGGAATAATAAAGATGAATTACTATTATTTAATCAGGAATCAATAGCTCAAGCAGAATGTCAAAACGATGAAACAATTGTTCCAATTCGAATCATTGGAATCCCTGATGAATTGCTGGAATCCGATGATATCAGCATGATGGATTTATGTGCTGAATCTAGTAATACGGCCAAATCCAAAGGTTTTGTGGAACAGACTTTTTCAGAATTTATCGCTTTGATGCATACTGAACTTTCCGAAGCTTTCGAAGAATGGCGTTCTGGGAAAGGCATTGATGAAGTTTATGCTTCCGAAGGCGGGAAGCCTGAAGGGATCCTGACAGAACTGGCTGATGTTCAAATCCGACTGGCTCACTTTTTAGGAGAACGTGGATTAGTCACTAAATTCATCAAGGTCATAAGGGATAAACTGGCTTACAACAAAACTCGAGCCTTCCGTCATGGAAAAATTGTTTAGAAGCTTTAGATTCTAGTCCAGTCTGATAATATAGGTAATGTTATTGTATGGAAACATTAAATCGAGCATATTTATTGGAGAGATTATTGAGATGGTATGCAATACTGCATTCATCCGAAAATTCAACCTACCCTATTCCGTATTCAGCTTCGTCACCTACAACTATTGAACTGAGCAAATATGCACAGAAAGCTTGTGCTGCTCGACACAACGGGCAATTGTTAGTTGTTGTATGCGATATGTGGAATATTCCATTAAACTTATTAGCCGGATCCGCAAATATACCGAATACTTTACTATCTATTTTCATTAATAGTGGATATGGAATATCTATTCAAGAAGAAGACCGAATCGCGCAAGCTTTAGATAGTATTATCGTAATTAAGACAGGATAATGAATGGCGACTGAAAAAGAAATGCTTACTGAACTTATACACGATAATCGTTTATCCGATGATGATCAAAAAGCCTTCCAGTCTATGCTCGAGTATTTGGATTCAGGCGGACGTAAGCGGCTTTCAAGAAAACAACATGAATGGGTTGCCGAAAAGCATAAACGGCTCGAATTAACTGTAGAATCTTCTCTTAATTTACATAGTTCCGGGAAAGTCCCTGATGGAGTCCCTAAAGGCAAGACTTTAACAACATTGCCTTGGGAGCAACCGGGATATAATAAACCTTTACGACCTCCTGGAAAGAAAACTGGTTAATTCAATTATTATGATTTGGATGTAAAATTTTAGATAGATTTCCTTCGTTCATATCAATTCATTCGATTTTCATCAGATTCCTGGATTAAACAGGGATCTTATATATTCATATTTCATAGGATAATTAGCAATGCGTTCTCGTGATTTTACTTTGATTTGTCGTGGTCCGCTGGCATGTTTCACGCGCGTCGAATTTCGAACAGACCGGCTTTCATATGAAGCCCCGACTCATGCCGCATTAGTCGGAATGTTAGATCAATTTTTATCTAATTCCAAAATGATGTGGTCTGTCCATGAATGTCATATTTTGAAACCGATTCGCTGGATGAATTTTTTGCGTAACGAACTCCTGTTCACTCAACTTAATAACGAAGTAGAGATCGGTAATACTATCAAACCAACGCAGCGCAATACTACTTGTTTACATGATGTCGAGTATAGATTCACAGCCCATTTTGAACTCACAGCCAAAGGCCAAGATAAATATTCTGATAATATTTATGGAGCTGTTCAAAAATATGAAACAATGTTTTTGAGTCATATGGCTTCAGGACATTTTGTGGGAAGTCTTCCATATTTCGGATTTCGTGAATTTGAAGCTGACGTATTTTTGGATAATGGAGAACATGGAACATTCGGAGATGCCATAGATTTAGATTACGACGTTGGACTCATGCATCATAGCGTTGTAAAGACTTCGAAGAAATATAAAAATTATTTCTTCGATGCTAATATTCGGAATGGAATTATTAAATATCCATCTCGCGCAGATGTATTAAATAAAAATATCGCTATTGGTTGAAAATTATGACTTTAAATGTTAATTTGCACAAAGCCCTGATCAATTTAGCTGAACGTAAAAATTTAAATCCTACCCCATTCCGATCGAAGCATATTCAACTTCGAGTTTATTTCGATAAAAATGGGCAATTAGATAAAGTCGTTGCAGACTCCAGTTCTTATTCATTGCCCGTTGAACAAGACAGAACAGCTCAAATTGCTCCTAACTTCGGATATGATTCTCCAAAATATGTTGTGAGTACAGACTTAACACAAGCCGCTCCTAAGAGCGCTAAACCACAGTTATTTGAGGCATTTTATTCACAACTCCACCACAGCTTACTTAACTGTGGTGATCAAGCTCGAGCTTCAATTGTTTCCAAAATCATCAATCTTGGTCCTAAGACATTAAGCCGCCGATTTATTCAGTTACTATCTGGAGTGGATGTTAATCCATCCCACATGTCTTGGATTTTGGTTGTCCTTGGAGACGATGCAGATCCGGTTGTCTTATTGAAAGATGTTCGAGATGATTGGGCTCACCAGTTTAATAAAACTCTTGGATCTGGAACTCGTGCCACGTGCATGATAACTGGTAAAAAAGATGTTCCATGCAGCCGTGTTATGTCTAAAGCCCGAAAAATCCCTGGAGCTAATAAAGCTCCGTTGATATCATTCAATCAACCGGTTTTTTGTTATGAAGATAGAGTCCAAGGAGAAAATTTTCCTATCGCACGTGATGTTGATATCTCGTTAGCCAACGCTTTGACTTGGCTATTTGAACAATCAGAAAATCGACAACATAGGAATGGATTTTCATTTTGCGGATCGGATCCACGGCAACCAGCTGTTGCTATATGGGGAAGTTCGGATGATGCAGATTCAATTATCGAGAATATTTTAAATTTGGTTCAACTTCCTCGCTTGGGAGTTAAATCTGACGATTATTTGAAATGTTCTATGGCTTTTTATGATAAATGCTTAGAAGATCTCGAAAAAGCTTCGGATACTCAACATTGGGCTTATATTCTAGGCATCGTTGGTTCAAAAGGTCGAATTGCTATCACAGCTTGGTATCCGATTGCACTGCGTGATTTGATATCTTCGTTCTTTAAAGCGTTGGATATAATCCCCGACGCGAGACCATTCGGTCTTTTGAATGCATTACGTAAAATCACTGGAGAACATTTATCCGGTCAAGCTACTTCCCGATTATTGATTGATATACTGTCTGGGAACTCTTGGACATGTGAATTCCGAGAAGCCGCTTGGGCATACGCTAATATTGCTTATAAAGATATTCATTCGGTATCGAAATCTATTGAAATGGCTGGAAGGATTTAATAATGTCTAAGATTAATGTAAATGATGTGGTTGACGTATCTAATTTTTACAAGGCAAATGACGTTCATATCGGATATCATTTGGGCGCATTGATTGCAGTTTTCAATCGCCTTCAGTTAATAGGTCTTCGAGGTCGTCGCCCTGGGAACGGATTTAGTTCTAAATTGGGAGTAATTTCCCTCAATCCGTCTCAAATCGTATATCTGGAAGATCGTGCGGTTACATATTTGGAATCGGCAGACAAAAAACCGGCTTGTCGTCCGTTAGTGTTTTTGGCAAGACAAATTCAGTCTAAAATTCATGAAATGGGAATCCCTATTTATTTTCATGATATGGCCAATCAACATGCTGTTTATGCTGGTCATGCAGATATTTGTAAATATTTGAATGCTCGAGCTGAATTTTTCCAAGACGATAAAGAAGAAATCGAAACTGCGACTGCATCAGACGACGCGGTTTCCAGTGTACCTATGACTAATTGATTGAATTTATACGAATCTAAATTTATACGGAGATAATTATTTATTATGGCAAACGCATTTGATATCTATGATCCAGTTCGAGAAGATTTGATGAAGTTGGCACAAGACCGGACTCCGCTCCAAAAACGACGGGATCTGTGTGTTATTGTTGAAGTGCCGGCCGGCGTGATTGCTCAAGGCGATCCAGATATGGATAACATGCCACGCATGGATCCAATCAATCGACGTGGTTTTATGACTGATAGTGGTTTGAAGCGTCAGATTCGCGATGCGGCAGTGTTACATATGTATGACATTCCTGGTTATGATGTATTTGTAACGCGTCGAGCTGTTCAAAATTTGAAAACTGAAGCATTATGCTCTACGCTTGGCATTACAGCACCAAGTGGTGAAGAAGAAGTTGAAGAAGATGACGACTCCAAAGACGTTGTTAAGAGTGAGAAGAAACCGGGCAAGAAACCGAGCAAAAAAGCCCGATTCAATGGTGATAACATTGAATTGCTACATAAAGGTTTGTGTGAGAAATACTTTGATGTGAGAGCATTCGGACAAGTAACTGGTACTGAGCCTATCCGTGCTCCATTTGTAGTCACCATGGGCTGGAGCGTATCCCCGATTGTGCGCAACATCATCAGTATCACCAACGTCTCGGTCCGAACCGAACGCGAAGCTGATAAACAAAATAATCAGAATCGTACGATGGGCAAGCGTCCATATAATGGATATGGATTATACGTATTCCATGTCATGGCTGATGTTTATCAAGCACGCCGTTGTGGATTCAGTGAAGGTGATTTTGCTGTCACAGTTGAATTGCTGCGTCGAGCTTGGCAAGAACGAACTTCAACATCCAAGCTTGGAATGAATGTGCGTCAAATTGCATGTTTTGAGCACGAAGGTGCTGGACGAGCTCTGCCAGCTGCAATTTATCGATTAGTAAAAATCCAGTCCAATACGGAAAATCCGATGTGTTGGGAGGATTATACTATTGATGTTGATGCTCCGCCCAACGGCGTACAATTTAGTTGGCTGTAAATTACTAGACTAATGCAACCGCATGCTTATCAACAGCGTGATTTGGATGACTTGCTTGAAGCTGCCAAATCACATCGTAGACTAGCTGTTGTTCACGCAACAGGGGCTGGTAAGACATTAGTATCAACCCTGTTCGTGCAGAACACACTTGGAAGTTTGTTCACGCATGTGATTAGTGCTACTCCAATGGACAGCATCCGAGTTGGATTTGAGCGTGCTATGTATGATATTGGAGCACGAACAGGTTCATCATGGAACGAACTTGTGCATTATTTGCAAGCCGATTCTCTAGCAAATGTGAGTTATATATGTTGTCACGCATCTATTAATAGACAAGATTCTATATATCAACTACGCCAGTTATTGGACTCCCGTCCCGATTTTTTAAATGGCAAACTACTGATTGTTGACGAAGCCCAACACGCTGGTGCTGATGGTTTGTCGGAGTTCGTCGAGCTTTGGTATCAAGGTGGCGGTCATATCCTATATTTAACCGCCACCCCATATCGAAGTGATGGCCGAACAGTGATTCCTGAAGGAACATTCACTGTATATCGGACAATGTGTCAACAAATGCGGAATGGTTTTGCTCCTCGAATACTTTGTAGCGAAATCATTGACGTGGGTGGAAAGTTTGTTGAATGTGCTGGCGTAGTTGGTGCTCCGGAAGCCATTGCGAAAACCGCAGATGCAATGGTGAGCACTTGGGATAAAGACAAACGCCCATTCTTGATCATTCGAGTCAAGAATCATTCGGATAGTGGATATAACAAACGCGTAATCAACACGCTTGTCCAGAAATTTTCGGATAGCGGAGCACGTGTTCTGAATGCCACAGATCATCAAACTGAATCGTGTGTGGTTGAACTCCGGAATTTATTGCAGAAAACTTCCGAAGGGATTCCGACTCACGACGTAATTATCGGGATCCAAAGAGTGGCTGAAGGACTGGACTGGCCAATTTGTTCCCACATTTATTTATGGGGAGTTCCCAAGTCATTGCCCATGCTCGTTCAAATTCTTGGACGAGCGATGCGAAGGAAATCTGGGATTGTGGCCGAACAGTGGCGTGATTGTTCCAAATTAGTATTATTCACTGCCGGGGTAAATGCGTTAGCACATAGTCGATATATATTACTCACTGCTTATTTACTTTCGGATTTTGCATCCAGCCGTCATATGTCAGCATTCGAAGAATTGCACGGGCTCATTGATGGACTCCCTGTCCCTGTGCGCCGAGCCGCTAGTGCTGGGCTCTCTTATATCCATGTGCCTGAAGATCTCAGGCAAGCTATTCGTATTCGAATTGACGCTATATTCAATCGGTTTCGAGACGATCCCGCACGTATTTCTCCGAGACAATTATTGGAAGTGTTGATCCCAGAATTCCCGGAGCTTTCCAAGAAAGCCGTCCAGCAATTAGTATTGGAGACTTATATGTCTTCAAATCCCAAGGCATTGAATTTGTTCCGAGAACAGCTGCAAGACCGATTGTTGTCTGGGAATGATATATCTAAAACTCTGAATGACGCTGTGGAATCAGTACTCATGGAATTTCGTGAGGAAACTATTATTGTTCCACAAAGCCTCATAACGTGCCAGATGCATGGGCTTTCTGGAGAATCCATTCAACTGCATTCAGACAAATTACGGCTATATTTATCACCATTATCCGAACAAGATATGTTGCGTGGTTTTGATCATTTCTTCAGGACTTACAAGCGTTTCCCAAATTTAGGAGATGTGAATCCTATAAACCCATTATATACGTTCGAAACTTATGACAGAGCGCTTCGTGACGGTGATCGCAGTCTTAAGCAAGTAGACGGCGGATTCCGGCAAGTTGTGCATGAAAGATTCTGGAAGACGCATTCGGTTGGTTCGAATGCTACTTGGGCTGAATTATGTGATGATATTCTAGAAAGACTTAAAGATGTTCCGGATCCTAGAAAGATCATGCAACATATTCAAAATACTGGTTGCCCGACGTTCCATTATTATGGTGCGATTTACAAAGCTTCAGAATTTTTAGAAGTCGCAGATTTATTGAAATTCGGACCGGACGTTGCAGAGTGTATGCTTAAATTAAGTAAAGTACGATTAAATAAATGTTTGGAAGAACTTATTCAGGCGGAAAGTCCTGAAGATGCTCTTCAAGTCTTATATGCACAGTTCCCTAATAAGACACGTCCAGACCAACGTCTGGCTTCTTAATGTCTCATATTAAACATAACTTTGTTGGAGAAGAAAAGCGCTCCTGGAGGATGCGCAATTTAGAATTTTTACTGCGTCATCAATCTGATTTATTACTCGAAAATAAGCTTCGAGGTTCCTATATGGAGCTTATTGGAATGAGTGGTAGTGAATTCTATGCATTATTGACGCCATATTTACAAAAGCCAACAGATTTTATAGCTGTGGATAGATGTTGTCGAGTTATCCTTGATCATAGGGAAGACATGTCAGCATTTAAGACTATTTTTTCAACCAGTATTATTGCTGTTGCGCAACGAGAAATACCTATAATACTCAATTATGATGGATATGGGTCAGCCAACAGTCCAAGCTTTTGGAAAAAAGAAAGCTTTGGAATACAAGATGTAATCCATAAAGGTATCAAAAAATATGGGTGTTTTGCATTTATTTTAAATAAAGTGCTTGGCAAAGCAGATAACGAAACTACACACAAGACGTTGTTGGGTTTCAAACAAAAAATCCTCGAACTTGGTCATGGATTTCGCATGTTAGATGCTTTTGAACCAAGTTCTGATTGTATGATTCTAGATATATATCGGGGTAATGGCCCTAGGATGATTACTTTTCGTACATTATTTGTTCGATAATCATCCCTTGTTTTTTGACAAATTATGCGTTGATGCGATTATCGGAAAATCGTTGATCAACGAATATCTTTAATCAGCTCCCATAAGCCGTAGGTCAGAATTATAATTCTACTTGCGAAGATTAACTAAGTTATTTCTTGAGCTTTCAGGGACGTTGCAAAGATATTTATGATTTTTTGTGGTGGTTTAACCACCACTTGATTAAATTATTTGGTGCGAGTGATCCAATAATTATTAATTATGCTGGATGCTCGATCCCAATCAAGAATATACTGAATTTTAATATTCATGTAATTTCTCGCAGGAAATTTTCGAAGAAAATTTCCGACAATTATTGTTGAATATCTTTGTAACAATGGATTATTATCCATTGTGGTTATTGAAATTTTCCAGTGCACGTAACAAGTCGTGAGTGGCCCGAGAAGTAACAATGGATTATTATCCATTGTGGTTATTGAAATCCAAAGGCACCGGTTCGCTCCCGTTGGGCATAGAGGTAACAATGGATTATTATCCATTGTTGGTTATTGAAATTCAATCCTGATGATCGGTTCCCGTGGGAAGATGAGTAACAATGGATTATTATCCATTATAGTTATTGAAATTCAGCTTGCTCAACCGCCCATTCGAAAGCCACCTTGGTAACAATGGATTATTATTCATTATAATTATTGAAATCGACCATCGCGTCCCACAGCAAGGTCTTCGAGACGGTAACAATGGATTATTATCTATTATAATTATTGGAATCGACGATGGAACAACGTGTACCGGGATTTACGCAAAGTAACAATGGATAATGATCCATTATAATTATTGAAAGGTGGTGTCCTGGGTAACAATGTTTGTTAATGATAGTAATAATGGATAATGATTGAAATTACCTGCCAGCGAACCAGCGAACTCGGGAATCCTGATAATACCTGATAATAATGGATAATAATTGAAAGTAAAGAGCTCTGACGAGGGACGTCGTGCAGTAACCATAATTATTTGAAATTATGTGATCGGCAGCCAGACTAATCACGAGGATCAAAGTAACAATAGATAATGATTGGAAGAGCTTAAGCTCGCGGGCAGCAACGGTTGGACTCGTGTAATAATGATTGAAAGCCTTCTACGCGCCGGCTTCAAAAATATAATGGATCATGATCCATTATTACGATTGGGAAGGCGCTGCATCTGCACCAACAATTCCTGATTATTATGATTGGAAGGACTCGACGACGAGAATCGCAAGCTTTTGGCTGCAAGTTATGGTTGGAAGAGCTTCGCGAAATGCTGAATGTTGGACGACTATTTTTTGGAGATAACAATAGATCATTATCTATCATAATTAATTGGAATCTCAAGGTGCAAAAATAGCCAACTAATGATCACTAGATAATGAATGAATGAAAGAAAGAACGGACGAAATTGCAGTAGACTGAGTCATATGGGACAGATAAATAGTGGACTATTCACAATGATTGGAATCAAAACGGACAGCCTTCCCGGCAGAGAACCGGATTGCGAATGGTAAGTTAATAGTAGATTATGATTGAAAGACCTGAAAAGCGATATGGCCCTGTCAATGATTGAAATTAGGCCTTAATCGCATCTATTATATAAATATTGAAATGGCTTACGCTTTCGGATTGATAATGATTGGAATATGTAGTCCTTACCTCTATGTTTGGTGTTAATGATCAATAATTATTGGAATTAACTGCGGAAAAAGAAGACAATATATGAATAATTGGAATCTGCCGACACATAAGCGATTTCCTGGATAATATATTTATTGAGATAAGGTTCGTTCTGCGCGGTGTGTTATCTTCAATAATATGATTTAATGATTGGGAAACAGTGATTCACACCCGGAAAATCAGATAATCTCATTATTAATGAATATGACTAATGTGTATCATCTTGGACCTCAAGTTTAATAAATAATTATGTTGGAAAAGGCCTATCCAATCGTTTCCCCAAGATAAAATAGATTGGAATATGAGGCGAGATAGCACTCATAATAATGTTTGGAAAGCTGGGGATATGCGATACATATAGGATATAGCGCCGCATAGATTATTACTGATTGGAACGGGTAGCCAAGCTTCCATCCCTTAGATTCTCAAGATATTTAGAATCTTGAATCAATATATACGTTCCGGATTTTGATATTAACTGGAATAATTTTATAAAATTGATTGATATATCATATATTGAAATAAAAGCGGGCTGTTCTCCCTGACATTTATTATTGCAATATGATTGCGATCCCTCCAGGCTTGGCTAGAACTGATTGTAATTCTAGTGTTCAATTGGTGGAGTGGTAAACGCGTTTATAATTTATTAGCATTCAATGATTGGAATGTGTAAGTAACAGTATATATGATATCGTGCAAGCATTGGAACCAGCGGAAGATTTCGATTCTGATTCAGAGCTGATTGGAAAGATGTCGCCATATCATTGGAATAGTAATCAAACGGACTGCGTTGAGGTCAATTGATTGGAATCTGGCCCATTAGCATTAGTTGAATCAACATGATTGGAATAGACGAGAAAAGTATGCAGATACTGAATTGTCCATATCGGAATCATGCTTAGGAGTCGCTGTCATTATCTATTGAAACTTGCCTATGGATGCCCAAACCATTTGAAATAGATTGAAATACAATTGCATGATCTGGGATTATTTGATTATGTCCAAATTTGAAATCCATGTATTGGAAAACTTTTGCCACTCGTCTGCATGACTGGAGCGTTTTCAAAATTTAATCATATTTATTGGAAAACAGCGGATAGGTCTGTTGATCATTATTGGAATCCGCCAATGGACTGGCAATGTCCGGTTCTTGAATCCAGTTATTGGAATTAGAACAGTATGGCTCCGTTCAGTGCAGAATTTGGGACTCCAATATCTAATTATTGAAACCACCTCTAGATGATGGAGTCAGTGGATGATTATTTGTATTGAAATGGGATTACATCATGCATAATATCAAAGTCCCATTATGAATTGGAATTGGTCGAGGAACTGCACCATTAGCAATCAATTGGAAAGGGTATGGCTCGATATATATTGATTGGAATAGACCCGAAAACTCGGCTGATGGTGCCTATTTCATTATTGGAATAGAAACGGTGTCACACTAAATTGGAATTCGAACGACGGTTGTCTTGTTCCGGATTCAAATATATAAGGTTGCACATTAATTGAGATATGTATACGACCACCCGATACTAGGCTCGAATGTTCAACTGATCGGAATAATCGATTGGAATTGGTAATGAATACCTGGGCTCGGAAATATTACGTGATTGTATTTATTCGTGAGTTTTTCAACTCAGGAAGAGGAATACATGAAATCGAATTACGTTAGAAATATTGTGTTGTTACTTACTATTATTGTCGGGAGCCTGATTCCAATTACTGCTCATGCATTGAGTCCGACAATCGTTACGAATTTCAATGCTGCAGCATTTGAATCTCCTGAAAATATTTATATCGATTGGGCAGGTAATCGATATGTTACTATGGGTTTGACGGGAGAAGTTCGAAAAATTGATGTGCATGGGAACCAATCAACTTTTGTTCAATTTTCGTTTGGTGCTCCACCACTCACTCCGTGTAATCCGCAACTTCCATTGCCTTTCCCAGCTTTGCTCGGGATTGATACGGATTTGCTCGGGAATTTTTATTTTGCTCTCAAATCCTGTGAACCATCAAAAAGCGGGATTTGGAGGAAATCGATATTTACCGGCCAACTCGAGCAACTAGCGAGCATCCCAAGCGGTTCATTTTTGAACGGGATTTCGTGGGTCGGAGGCTATTTATATGCCGCAGACACATTTGGTGCGAAGGTATGGCGTCTTAATACCGTTCGGCCGTCTGTTATGGAGATATGGAGTGCCGATCCTTTGCTCGCACCGAGGCCCAATGCCACTTTCCCCGGACCGAATGGTCTGAAATACTTCAGAGGCAATATTTATGTTTCTGTATCGGATACTGCTCTCGTACTGAAGTTTCGAATCCAACGAGATGGATCAGCTGGTCCAGCTGTGATACACGCAACAATCGGACAACCTGGTGGTCCAGGTTGTGATGATTTCTCATTCGATATTCTAGGGAATTTGTACTGCGGTAGTGATCCTTTCAATACCGTGATCAAAGTTTCACCGGAAGGATATGTATCTACCATTTTGACTGTTGCTGATGGACTGGATGGACCATCAGCAACATTCTTCGGTCGTGGTGCAGAATCTACATATTTATATGTCACCAATGGTGCATTCCCGTTCTTTTCCCAAACACATACTCCATCATTGATGAAGGTAAATCTCGGAATCCCAGGATCTATTCTCCGATAACATTCTGATGTGGAATATCTCTCTTGCTTAAGATTGAATGTAAATTCGAATATTGCAGGAGGGATATTCCACATGACAATCCGTGACATTCAGAACAATATTCTCGGAATCAATACTCAAGTTGCCCACCTCAAAGACGTTCGAAACGTATTGGCCAGTCTAGTACTTATCAATGGTTTAGACGAAACTGATCCGAAGTTGCTCGAGACTCTTGGACCCGCAATCGCATATACAGCGCATCAAGCACTTGATGCGCTGCTTTCGCATGTGTTAATTCTGAGGAATTTATTCCCTGAATCATATAAACCAATCGTTGATAAAAAAGTGTCTGTTCGACACATCAACGGGATTTCGAATTCTAAAACAAAAACTCCAAATGGAACGGTCAATAAATTGGTCCGTACTGAACGAGCTAAAAAAGCTTGGATTACGCGACGAGCCAATTTAACTTTGAATTCTAAATCGTAAAACGTTTTACGAGTTTATTCATGTTTGTTTGGTATGAAGACCAAGTATCATTATCGGATCCTTGTTCGCCGTATCAAACAAATTCTATTTAAAGAACAGGTTCGAACTTTCAAAACCAAGGTTCGAATCATTTGAATGTACGTTCTGCGCATGCACACGTGCAAAGCACAATTAGATCCAGCGCATTCAGATAATGCATGTTTGGCTTGTCAGAGCCAAACAAATATTGATTGCACTTGTCCGGAATGGTGGTTCCCACTTGATAGACGAGAGAAACTGCAGCAAATCCCGCATGGTTTTGGTAATACTTTCCAACATCATTTTTCATGTGCAAAAGCTAAAATGATGTAAAGTATCATATTTTATGAGTCATCGTTATTTTGTTTATTGCCAGACTTGTGATTCCGAACACATGTTTGAAAACACCAATCATGAAAATGGATTCATTCGCGCATTAATTCGGAATGCAAAACCAATCGCCGAATTAATAAATTTGTCCCGTGAATGTAGTATGACTTCAATTGAACTGAAGTCATACTGCGGGCATATTAATATAGAATGGTTCTATGCTCACCACGAACATAAACTGGTGGTGCGTGATGAATATAAACATTTGGAAAATCAATGCATTATAAGAGTGACCTGTGGAACATGTAATATCATTCATGATTGTATTCTCGAGCTGGATCATTCAGGCCCACATCAATTCAAAATCACTACATAAAAAACTTGCACAACGCATAATTGTATGTTATACTTTGTGAACGGTCGCATTTCATATGGTAATTAGCAGAACAAGCCAACAATCATCCCAGGCCCAATTGGGTTTTGGGCTGACGTTTGCTTATCCGACATGTGAATATACCATAAGTATCTTCTCCAAGCCCCAATCATTTTTGAATTCGGAGAAAGATACTTAGGCGGCCAAAATTCACATTTCAACTATTCGTGAATTGGCCGCCCCAGGAAACTCGGGCGGCCAAAACGTTTTTTGAATATCAGAAAGGACAATATGATGATTGGAATTCAATATTATAGCGCAGCGCAGAGCGCGCATCTTGCGACTTTTGTGGATGCTGGGCATTGGCGAGCCCAACGGTTTGTAATCCCGCCGCTTTTTAGCTGTGTAGGTTCGAATCCTGCCATCCACACTAAACGGAAGCGGAAGCGCAAATGAAAAAGCATAAAATCGGGATATAAGGATCTGTAGCACAATGGCAACGTAAATGGGCTTGAAATGTAATGGTTGCATACCGGCCTTTTAAGCCGTGAAGAGCGGGATCAATACCCGTCAAGCCCACGACTAGTATTTAATTGACTAACTAAACTATGATATCAAACGAATGAAAGATAGATTCTTGAATCAAATATCTAATTTTTAACCGGAAGGTTGTGAGTTCAAGTCTCACCGGATCCACTCTCGAGTCTGTAGCTCAATGGGTAGAGCCACTAATTCTTAATTAGTAGGTTGGAGGTTCAATTCCTCTCAGATTCACTTCTTCAAACACAAGTAGGATCGGTTGTCATAGAAACAATATTCAACAATATTCGGGACTCGTCTAAAGGCAGGACATCTCCCTTTGAAGGAGAACATCGTGGTTCGAATCCACGGTCCCGAACTGATTCAAGCCGCGTTGTGGCCTTGATCTATGACATCATAAAACGGCGTGACGACGGAATCCAAATAATCGGAGTCTGTGTCAGTCTCCCGTGGAATGGGGATGTGGAGGAGAGGTTGTCCTCGCCTGTTTGTCAAACAGGAGATTTCGCGGGTTCGAATCCCGTCATCCCCGCTCAATATCTATAATGATAAATGATTGGAATTTAACGCGGAAGCCATGTGTTCGGATTATATAATCCGAACACATATTATAGACTATCTATCCATTGTTGATGACTCGCATCGATTTTATCACCAAGTTCTGTTATTTGAGGCTTTACGGCTTCTAATGCTTTATGGATGATATTGGCTTGCTGAATTTGTAAACTCACAATTTCTTCTGGAACGTCATCTTCTTCTTGTCCCCTTTGGGCGTTTACAACAATAGCCTCTGTAAACAATTCCATGACTTCTTCTATTCGTTCGTATTGGCTAATAATATTAGCCAATTCTTTTATATTATTGCCAGCGGCCACTCGAATAGCGATTTTATCAACGTTCATGATTATTCTTCTTTGATTACTCAAAAATGTTTTAGATGTGCGCAACTATGATTCTATATGTTAAGCTGGTTCATCCAGAACATTAGTTTCAGGTTCTCTTATAATTTGTTCGATTTCATCACTGATTCGTGTGAGTTCGGGTTTCAATTTCTCTAGAGCTTGATGAACCATTTTAACCTGGCTCATAGTCAAATCAAAGGCTTTTTCAGGAATGCCTTCATCTAACACAGTCTGGGCACTCATAACCAAACCTTCAGTATATATATCGATAGTTTCCTCTACCCTTTCATATTGACCGAGAATATTAGCAATTTCTTGGGAGTGATTGGCGGCAACTTTGGCGGCAATTCGTTCTAAATTCATGATTAATATTTTGTATATCCCGTGCAAGACTACGTATACCGAGACGGCCTGAAGGGCAATTCGTTCTAAGTCCATGATTAATATTTTATATAAGCGGGTTAGTAAATTATTCGATAATGATGTTATTTTATATTAATGAAGAAATACAAGCAAATAGGATTACGGAGATATATTCCGCCGAATCAACTAACGGAACAATTTATCCAACATTTGCTTGGACATGGGATGATGACAATTTGGACTGGCATCAATCGATGGGAACATGAAGCCAAACAAGATTTTGAACGCTTGCTTCAAATAGATGGACAAATCCGAAAACAATTCTTGTTGATGCTGAATACCCATAAATTAGATATCAAACAAATAGTAATTATTGTCCATGATGGTTTCATAGAGCGGCCGTTGACCGTTGATTCCGTTATTCAAATGTATAAATTCATATTTTTTAAAGATCTGGCGACATTTAAGGCATTCCTGGATTTTGCCGCAGTTAGTCATATAATGGAATCATGATATATCCGGCGTTAAAACAAATTAAAGTGGATAAATTATCGCGCGAGGCTATTCGATATGTCACTACTCAATCAATTTATAGTGTATATATTAAAACGTCCACTTGGATTCTATATCGAAGAAGTTTTAAATATCTACTCATGAATAATACTTCTGTAAGAAGCGCATATAAACTTGCAATTGAAAAATGGCAAAGAACATTCGAATATGCAGATAGCGAACAATCCAGCGTAGACCAGTTTAATTATTTAAAAGCTCGATTATTGGTGTCCGCCACTAATTTGAACGTAACTGACAGTTATCCATTTACTATATATTTATATCTAGCGATTTTTCCTGACATACAATCATTAAGACTGGTTGTTCGAGAATCCGCCATTCATGCAGTCATGCAGTCATGAAAAAAATTATAGAAATATCTGATTTAAATTCGGATTCTATCCTATTTTTGCGACAACAAGCCATTGGTCATTTGCAAGTCAATACTGATCTGTGGAATAAATGTGACAAATCATTTAAATATCTTGTAAAAAGTAAAAATTATCATTATGCAGTAACTTATAAAAATATTATATCTAGATATCGGATGATGGTCTGCGATTTAATTGAACGTGATATTCAAGTCATAATCCATAAACATCCTGTAATGACTATTTTCTTTATATTTCCTGATAGTAATACTGCCAAAATCGCTCTACAAGAATCATTAATTGTCCATATTATGGAATCATGAAATTTGAAGTATTGATAGAAATTAACAATAAACCATTACGTCTCAATTGGTTT